TGTATCTTATCTGCTGCATACTCATCCATAGAATTATAAGACCTAAACTTCTGCTTAATAGCTTCACCTTTAGCATTCTTGTCATTACCAGTTACATAATCACCTTTCCATGAACTACCAGTAGTCAGATTACCAAAGTTGTACTTACCTTGTGCAGACTTACCCCAACTAGATTCTAGTGCGTCTTGTGCTAACAACATTCTAATTGCATTGTCATTAGTAATACCAGCCTTCTTATAGGCATCAATAAGTTCTGTAGTCCATTGCTTTCTGTTAGTATATGGACTCTTCCAAGTTGATTTGGCAGTCTTAGTAACTGGCTTATTAACTACTGGTTCTACTGTAGGATTATTAGCTACTACAGGAGTTTCTTCTACTGTATCAGGTTTACTATCCTCTCTAGTAGGTACTACTAATCCTTGTGGAGTATTGTAAGTTGTATTGAAGTTGTATTCACTAAATGGATTAGTAGGATTAGTTATATCCTTATAATCTATAGTAGGATTCTCTACAACATTATAGTTTACAAATCTCATACCTTGTTGAGCTTTCTTGATTCTCTTCTTATATGTAGGTCTACTAGACTTTACAAACTTCTTGCGCATATCCCGTTTGCCGTTTAATCGTTCAGCATCTTTTACTGCTGGGGACTTCTTAAATGCAAACTTACCACCAACCTTCATTGTTACTAATTCAGGATTCCTTACTGCCCTACCTTCTATCCAAATAGGATTAGATTGTTGTAAGATGAATGGTGTACCTGCTTTGTCCATAAGAGCAGCTTGCTTAGTAAGTCTAACCTTCTCTGCTGTGTCTGGAGATTTACCCCATCTCCTAGCATAGTCAGCTGGATTAAACTTCCATAAGTCCTGAGTAGTTTGTTTAAGCTTACCCTTGTTCATTTGGAATTTAACCAGATGACCACCTATATCATCTATAGGACCTACAAAGTTAGTGCCCGGCTCTCTGAACGTCATGAATTTATTATCACCCATACGCATTACTGGACTACCTTCCTTACCAATAATCTTACCTATAGGATTCTTTCCTGCATATTCTATAAACTCACTAACTCCCTCATTGAATCGTAAAGGAGTATTGGGCGCAACCACTGATGCCATTTTATACCTTCTAGAATGCACTCCTGGATATAGCTTCTCATATCTATCACCATGGCTAAATCCTCTGCTAGCCTCATTAGCATCTACAGGTTTGATGTTCCTAGTAGCCTTACTAAAGAAAGCTCTCTTAATAAGTGGATTCTCACCAAATACATATTGAGCTAATAAGTTCCTTCCTTCTATATTACCTCCACCTAAAATAGAAGCTCCTCCGTAATCTGAAGGATTGCTCTTTAATTCTTCCACGGTTACAGATGCTTCTCCTTTAGTTCTTTTACCAGCTTGATAAGCAGCTACTTTCATTGGTAACTTCTCTGGTCCTTGTAAGAATGGGGCAATTCTATTGGCAACCGCCATTCCTACATTGGTAGGAGTTCTGGCTTCTTTATTAAATATCCAGTGATTCTTATTAAGAGCATTCCATGCTAAGTCTGCATCTCCTTTGAAGAACTTAGGTATTAAATTGTCTTTGCCTATTTTATAACCTTTGACTCCTCCATACCAAGTACCTGGATTGGTGTACATTCCTAATTCAGATGGGATGCCAGTCTTGTTCTCTAACCATTCTCCCCAACCACCAGTAGCAGTATCAACTGCTGTTCCGCCTACTGCACCTCCTATTACAGCAATTGGAGTTGTTACTAATGCAGCCCCAGCTGCTGAAGGAAGAATAGTTCTTTCAATTCCCACTAAAGGATTAGTATTGTTCTTCATGGAGGATTTGAATCTCTCTTTAGCACCTTTAACAGGATGCCAATAGTCTTTGTTCCTTTCAGCAGCTGACCTGTCATCATTAGAAGGTTCACCACCTAAATCTACAAAGGAGTACTGTCTAGGTTTAGCTTTAATAGCTTCGTGAACTTCTGGCCTAACTACTTTAGTGTTATCAGGTTCTATAGTGTTTCCCCGTTGTAGTTTAGGTATTACTTTCATCATTTATCGTCTTTATAGTTACTTTTAAATCTTAGTATGTTAAGTACTGAGAGTAGAAGCAGTCCACTTTTGTGTAATAGCTTTAATGATACTGAAATGATGAGCCCCGGTACTACTTACATTTACATAAAATGTAAACGTGTTAGCGAGTGGAATTCCGTATATTGTTACAGGAGCATATACTGGTGATGTTCCAGTCATTCCACAATACCATAACTGGAATGGTTCAAGGTTAATCATGTTTGACTTTACAATTTCCATTACTTCCTGGTCAGTACTGCTAACTTCTAAGCTACTGTCTCTACTTGTATCAATTAAGTTTAGCGTTGTTAGAACTAGGGTCTGAACCCCCCCCATAGACTCAAGTGCGTCATTCACTTGTTTAGTAGTAGGACATTTATTGTCTTCGTTTTGAATTAAATTCATAATTATAGTTTAATAATATTATTAATTTACTTATCTCCTTAATCATAGTTCTCATAGTATCCACTTAAGCCACTTATACGTAAACAGCTTCCTCTTGTACTCTGGATGCTCTGCTACATATCTGGCTTCTCTTTCAAATGATATGTTTCTGTATGCACTATGTGCATTCCTATATATTAGGAGTTTAATAAACCATTCTAAAACATACCATATATAAAACAGTATTACTAGCATCTCTACTATCTGTTTAGAGTGTGCCTTCTCATGGCGTACAGTATTGTCACTCATTCTATCTATTAATTTCTCATCCCTAGTAAGCATGATACCACAGAAGTTCATAAAGGTATAACCCTTAAATGGGAACCATGGGTTGATGAAGAATAGTAATCCTTTAGATTTGTCGTACTTGAATTTCATAGCTGTTAATTATTACTTCTTAGACCAAGACGCCGCATTCCGTGCAAAATTAGCTCTCTTCTTCTGTAACGGAGTTGCATTAGGATTGTTAAGTACAGACCTAGCATGTTCTTGAACACTCTGTCCAGCTTTCTTAGCCGATGCCGTAAATTTGCCGCGATTCTTCTTCTTTATATGTATCTTACTGCCACTCTTATCTTTCTTGACTAGCTTACTGCCGCATCTGAACATAGGAACTCTCTCTAGTGTCTCTTCCGTAATCATTACACCAAGTTCCTCTCTAATTCTACTTAATTCTTCTACACTAAATTCCATAATTAAATTACATATTAAATTACTTTGTTGTCCACAAAGTTATGACTAAATTTGTGCCTAAACAAAGTAAATAGATGAATTAATGATTAAAGGTGTTAATGTCAATAAGTATTAAAGAATGTAAGTTATTATTAACTCTAAACCTTTAAATCGACAGATTAATGTTATTGGACAAATTAGAAAGGGTGTATAAGTGGGTAGATAGTTTAAGTCCTGGAGTTAAGACTATGATTATAATAGCATTAGCCTTCTTAACAGTAGAGTTACACTTCTCCACACACACTAAAGCTATCTTAGAAGATTATACCGAAGTTGTACACATTGAAAAGGCGGCAGCAGAGGAATATACGAAGATGATTACTCCAGCAGTTAATGAGCATGTAGCACACATCCTTAAAGATGACAAGGATGCGTCTAATGTTTTGTTATTAAATTACCACAACACGCTATCAAGTACTCATGGGTTGTCATATAGATATCTGACTCCTCTTACAGAGAAGAAGAGAGGATACGACACTAAGAGCTGCCTAAGATTGTGGAAGGACTTGGAGTATATTAACTATGGTGACGAGTTAGAGAGGATTAATGATAATCAATACATTAGGATGGATAGTATTCAAGCTTACAGAAGAAGCTTCCCTAATTTGGTAGCTTTATTAGAGGAATCTAAAGCAGAATCAGCTGCTATGTACCCTATTGTAGGAGTTAATGGACCTATTGGCATGATTGTAATAATGTATCCAGCTAAGAAGCAATACTACTTAGGATACTACAATAGTGTAATAGCTCCGTGTGTTCAACCTCTCTCCAGTCTATTAGATTATAATGCGATTAGGGATAAGTTTAAAAGGAATTATGAAAGTAGACAAGAGGAACAAAGAAGTATGTTACAACGATTTAAGTCATACTTATTGGAGTGAAATTGATAATGTAAAGTTTACATCTGTAACCCAGATGATAGGTGAGTTCTGCCAAGAGTTTGATGAGACGTTTTGGTCATCATATAAGGCTTTAGAGAGACTAATAGGTCCAGAACGATTTGCAATGGAGAAGAAACATTTGTTAGAGACTAAGAAGTTCAACAAGCAATACTATTTAGATATGTATGACATTAGTGAAGCTGATTTCGATGCTGCACAACAGGATTTACTAGATGAGTGGCAGAAGACTAATGCAGACTCTTGTAACAGAGGTTCTAAAATTCATGCAGAGCTTGAGAAGAATTATACTGGTCAAACATCTTGCTCTGTATCTAAGTATGGAGTTGGAGGTAAGTTACCAGTTAATACTAATGAAACATTGAACAAGAACAACTTAGAGCTACTTGATATTGAAAGAGGTGTGTTTCCAGAGTATATGGTATATAGGAAGTCGGACGATGGCAAGTTCAGACTGGCAGGACAGATTGACTTACTAATCAAGGATGGTAATGATATTTATATAGTCGATTATAAGACTAATAAGAAGTTGGATGAGAAATCCTACTATGACCCTAAGACTAAGAAGAGTCAAATGATGAAGTATCCTATGAACAATTTAATGGACTGTAATAAGGTACATTATACACTACAGCTATCATTATATGCATGGATGCTTCAGAAGCTTAACCCTGACTTTGTTATTAAAAGGTTAATTTTAGTACACTATGACCATGCGGGCAATGTTACTGAACATGAGGTTGAATACCTCAAAGAAGATGTAGAACGTATGTGTAAATGGTGGAAGAGGCAGTGTATATTAAACGAGCTTAAAGAGAAGAGAAAGCCCATCGAGTTCTAATAAGTAATTCCATTAAAGAGTATCTTTCAAACGCTAGATTTGAGATATTAGCAATTAACATAGTAATTATAACTTATTAGAACTACAATGGGATTAAGAAACATTATAGACGGACACATTAATGAATTGCTCGGAATGAATGTTGACATGGGGAATGCTAGACTTCGTATATGTAAGAAGTGTCCCCTGTTTAAAGATTCATTCATGGGCTATATGTGTAATAGTAAACTTTGGTTAAATCCAAAGACAGGAGATGTATCAACTGAACAGAAAGATGGTTATAAACGTGGATGTGGATGTAGACTTAATGCTAAGACTAAAGATAGTAAGTCTGCATGTCCAGTAGGTAAATGGTAAATTATAAATTTGAATATGAGTAACAACGGAACAATGGATTTAATGTTTGGTGGCAAAGGAATTAGCTTTGCAGGTGCAGATGGATTTGAAGATGTAAAGAAAGAAGCTGCTGTAGAAGCACATAATAAAGCTGTAGATGCTTATACTGAAGCTCTTAATAAGAATGTTAAAGACGAACTTAAAAAGGCAGAAGAGATTACAGAGAGAATGAAATCTGTAGAGATTATGCCTATTAACTCCTATGTCTTAGTAAAACCTTACGCTAAGAACCCATATCAGAAGATAGAGGTTACTAAAGGAGGATTAATCATTCCGGAATATACCGGAGTATTTAAGAATCCTGACACAGGTGAAGAAGACAAGGAAGAACAGCTTACTGTAGTAGCAACTGTTATTGAAGCTAGTCCATTGTGTAAGTTCATTAAAGAGGGAGATGACATCTATTATAGAAGGGCGTCTGGAGTTCCAGTACCGTTCTTCAGACAGGGATTTGAAGTAGTTGCTGAACAGCAAGTACAAGTAGTTATTAATGAAGGATTAAAAGAGAGGTTTAGCAAGATTGCTAATTAAAATTTATGGAAGAGAAGGTATACTTTATGCCGGGCGATGTGGTAACACTTAAACAGGATATACCATACAGACCCACAATGATTGTAGTTAAAAAGGAAACTATGACGTTTAGACCGTCTAAGGATGAGAAGAAAGATGAATACTTTAGAGGAATCAGATGTATGTGGTTCTCTACAAGAGGAGAGAAGCAGGAAGCTATATTCAATACAAAGGACCTTTTGAAGGTTAGTAAGTAAGTTAAATTATGGAGGCTGGTGTATATTTAATAAGTAATAGTGTTAATGGTAAGTGTTATGTAGGTAGTACAATACACCTAGACCAAAGAAGGAAGGAACATTTTAGCAGATTGGCTAACAATAAACATGTTAACGCACATCTACAGAATGCATTTAACAAATATGGTAGAGAAGCATTTGAGTTTGAGGTGTTAGAAACTATAAGTATAGATGATGATATTAAGGAGAAGTTGTTAAAGAGGGAGCAATTCTGGATTGACAATTTAAAGCCTGAATATAACATCTTACTGGTAGCTGGAAGTAATTTAGGTTATCATCACACTAATGAGACTAAGCAAAAGATAAGCGCATCTACTGTAGGAGTTAAAAAGTCTGAGGAACATGCTAAACATATTAAAGAGGGACAAACTGGTAAGAGTCTTACTGAAGAGCATAAACAAAAGCTTTCTAAAGCAGCTAAGCATAGAAAGTCTCCGTCTAACCATGCTATTATAAGCATAGATGGAATTATATATAACTCTTTAAAAGAGGCTTCTGAGAAGACTGGAGTTAAGTATAATACTATTCAGAAGAGACTTAAAAACCCGAACTTCCCAAACTATTACTATGTTAAGTTTGGAGCTATACCTCCTAAAGAATTAAGTTATAATCATGATAACTAAACTACAACAAGGTGGGCAGATGAGCAATGATGAAGAATTGTTCACTGCCTACCTTATTAAGTTATTTGAACCTAAGTCTCAACAAGAGTTTGAGGATACTGTATCTAAACTCTCAGAGAAGCAAATTAGTGAATTATATAAACAATACAAAGGTATGAGTAATAACCAAGCTATTATGGCTAAAATGGGAGCTAAGGTAGACTATCTTAGTAGACTACAAGGTAGATGCCCCGAAGGATACGAAGTAGAGAAGTTCATGGCAGGTGGCTGTGTTAAATGTAGGAAGAAAGCTGAAGCAGCTGGAAGCAGTGCTATGAATGTATTTAAAGATGCATGTGGTGGAAAGGCCAAGAAACGTATTAAGAAGAGTGAGAACGGCAATAAGGTCACTGTTAACAAGACTGATACTGTACATACTAGCAAAGGCATCTATAATATAAGTAATAAGAAGTTGCCTTATAAGTCCATGTCTAAGGCAGACTATCGCAATCTACCTCTTAGTGACAAGAAGAAGGTTGATATGAAAGACCAAGCTAATGGACGTTCAGGTGAGGGTGCTGGTGCAGTTAAGAGTAATAAGATAGGTAAAAAGCAAGAGGGCGGCACATTCGCATCATTCAAGTGCGGAGGTAAAGCTAAGAAGAGAATTAAGAAGAATATGGGCGGAACTGTTAGTAACAAATGGAGTATTCCTACAAAAGCTAATGGTGATGCTATTAAACACATAAAGGGTGGACCTGGAGCTGCTGATAGTACTAGAGATATGACTCTTAATAAGTTTCAGAAGTCAGCATTAAAAGGTAAGTCCTATACAAGTAAGTAAATATGAAAGTATTCCTATTTGACAATGCTAATAACGAAGTGATTGTGAACGAGCCGGAAGTCTTATTAATTAGAGAGTTTGCGGCTTTATGGACTAATGAGAGGAATAAGACTAAAGAGGACCCTAAGGGTCTTTTAAAGACTAGAGCTAAGAGAGAGTTTGCATACATATGGCTAATGATAGACTGGGCATCTCCTTACTCTGACTATACCGAGCAAGAGAGACATCAAGAATGTTTAAAAGATGCTAATATATCAGAGGAGGAGTGGTCAGACCCAGTATTTAGAGCTGCATGTAGGAAGTATAGAGAGATGCAGAGTGCGTCTCGTTCCCTTAAACTCATTAAGTCCGCACAAGGGGTAGTAGATAAGGTAACTGACTATTTTGACAACATCAACCTAGAAGAGAGAGACCCCGTCACTGGTAGACCTATATGGAAGACTAAGGATGTTATGACGGAGATGAAGACTGTATCTGGAGTTATTGACGAGCTGAAGAAGCTCGAATATATGTATAAGAAGGAGCAGGAAGAAGAATCTGATGTAAGAGGTGATGCCGAAGTAGGATTCGCAGATAGATAGTTATGGCAGGAAGAGGTAGACCTAAGAAGCAGGTAGAAGTATCAAAGACTGTAGAAGAACTTATTAAGAAGGTAGACCCAGAGTTTGTAGAAGCTATACCTCATGTAGAGAAGATTGAGGAGAAGCCTATTACTAAGACTACTGGGTGGGATGTTTCTATAGATTCTAAAATTGAATTCTTTGACCCTACACTGTCATACGAGCTTACTGGCTATAGACCGGTAGACGAAGAGCGAGGATTAGACTTTGACCCTGAGTGGTTTATAGAGTCTAGAAGAATTAAGGAAAGGTCTGGTAAGTATTGTGCATATCCTCCTGGAACTAAGAAGTACAATGACTTCTGGACCGAAGAGTTTAGAAGATGTAACTATGGATATGAATCTCATGGCTATAGAATTACTGGTGACAACTACTTCTTCCTTAATTATTACAGATTAAAGAATACAGATGTATCGCAGGCTGGTTCCGGTCGTGATACTACATTCCCAGCATTCTTTAGTAAGCAGTATGAATACTTCCATTACATAGAGATATGTGAGAAGTTAAAGAAGGATGTATGTGCGCTTAAAGCCCGTGGTGTTGGATTCTCTGAAATTGCAGCATCATTAGGAGTTAGACTATATACAACAGTAAGAGGTTCTCATACAGTATATGCAGCATTTGCAGAGAAGTATGTTAATGACGTACTTCGTAAATGTTGGGAACAGCTTGAGTATTTAAATGCAGATACTGAAGGAGGTATGAGACATCTAAGACAGAAGTATAATTCAGATATGCATAAGAGAGCTTCTTTGCTTAATAGAGCTAGAGAAGAGTTTGGATTTATGTCTGACATTATTGGTTTCGTAGTAGATGTTCCACGTAAGTTACGTGGTGACCGTGTTGATAGATTGTTCTTTGAAGAATCTGGTTCTAATCCAATCTTAGTAAAGACTTACCTACAGAGTACTGCTCTTGTAGAAATCTTGGGTAACAAGTTCGGTACTAGATTTGTATGGGGAACCGGTGGTGATAGCGGACCAGCACTTGATGGTCTTAGTAAGATGTTCTATAATCCTAGAGGATTTAACTTCTTGCCATACTACCATAATCATACTAAGGACGGTTCTTATGCTTATACAGCATTCTTTATTCCAGCTTATACATTCGTAGCTAAGGAAGGCTATGTAGACAGTAGAGGAGTTACTAATACAGAGAAGGCTAAGAAGTTCTACTTAGACAAGCGAGAAGCACTACTTGCTAATCCTAAAGACCATTTGATTGAATGTGCAGAGTTCTGTTTTACACCAGATGATGCATTAGCTTTGGAAGGAGACAATCAATTTAATACAGTCTTACTAAGTGAACAGCTTGCTAATATTAAACTACATAAGATAGGACCTCATATTGATGTAGGACAGTTAGAGTATAACTTCACTAACAATGTACATACTGAAGAAGCTATTGATAGTGTTCGATTCGTTAGTAATCCTAACGGCAAGGTTAAAATATTAGAACATCCTGTTAAAGGTGAACATGGTGCTGTGCCAAGGAATTTATACATAGCTGGTATTGACGGTATTGATATGGGAGGTGAAGATACTTCTGATAAGACACAAGACCCATCTGACTTCTGTGTAGTTGTTAAGAAGAGAGCATATGGTCTAGATGAGCCTAAGATAGTATGCTATTACCGAGACAGACCTAAGACACTACGTGAAGCACATATGACATGCTTAAAGATACTGCAATACTATGATTGCCAAGCAGTACTTGAATCTACTAGAATGTCTACTTTACAATTCTTTAGAGAGAAGCATAAAGAGAATAGACATCTAATGAGAAGACCAAGGTCTACTCAATCTGACATACAAGGTGGACGTAGTAAGCAATTTGGTGCACCAGCTACTGAAGTGGTTATTAGACACCAATTAGACTTAATAGCCCAGCATATTGAAGACTATTGTCATAATATATGGTTCGAGGAGATACTTGAAGAAGCTATTAAGTATAGTTATGAGAATAAGCGTAAGTTCGATATTATAGCCGCATGGGGTATGGCAGAACTTGGTGATGAGGAATTAATGGGAGTTGTACCTAAGGAAGCTGATAGTCCTAATAACAAGCTAAGACCATTTGGGTTCTGGGTTGATGAAAGAGGCATTAGACACAAAGGAGTAATTCCAGAGAAGCAACAGATAGTACCTAAGTTTAATTTATGGCCAACACAGTACGATGACCCTACAAGAATTAGAAGTAGCAACCAAAGATTTATTCATCCAGATTTACAGTAAGGAGTATGTAGGTAAGTTAAAGCTTGAGGAGCTACTAACTACTGACAATCAGCACAGAGGTTATAAATTAACCTTGGGAATGAATAATGTGGACAAACCACTTATCATCTCTTTTGAGGGAGATGAGAAAGGATACCTAAAGTTCTTAAGACAGGAACTTAGAGACAGGAGATTGGGAGACACACATTACTTCTTAGGATATAAACAATATAATAAATTGGAGAGTTGTAATGAATGTACACAATAGAGGTGACGAGTATTTAATGGAACGCATTGACAAGGCAGTATCCGAGTTAGTGTTCCCTAAATACAAGTTACAGAAAGCATATAACTATTATAATGGATATAGAGATGCTGAACAGTATAGGTATCTTGAGGAGAACTTCGGAATTGGTAATCCAACCTCTATAGAGTTTACTCCACTTATCAGGAAGCATGTTGACGCATTACTAGGAGAGTACTTAGGTACTCCATTGCTCCCTAAAGTATCATGTAAAGACAAGGAGACTATATCCAAGATTACTAGAGAGAAGGAGTTAAAGATTACTAAAGAAGCTTATCAGTACTTACAATCTCATCTTAACAATCAGATACTGGCATTCTTAGGTGGGCAGAATGTTACAGACAAGGCAGTTGAAGCACAACTTAATAAGCTAGTAGAGGATATTAATAACAACTTCATTAGTGATTATGAGATTGCAGCGCAGAATGTAATAGAGTATATAATTCAATCCAGGGATATTAAGTTACTTACTAAATTGAAGAATTTACTCTTAGACTTACTTGTTACTGGAACTGCATTTTATAAAGCTAGACCTACAGCTGAACGTAATAACGTTGATATAGAAGCTCTAAATCCTCTCAATACGTTTGTAGACAGGAATCCTGATTCGGTATATGTTAAGGATAGTTACAGAGTAGTTGTGCGTAGATGGCTTACTAAGCAACAGATACTTAATAAGTATGGTTCACAATTAGATGCTGCAAGTATTAATGAACTGGAAGAGATGTTTGAAGGTTATTATGATAGTTCATATGTATATGTAAGGTCATTTAATAATCAAGCTACGGGAGCGCCTCTTACTGATGGATTGGAAGCTGGTAAAGAAGTAGTGCCAGGATTCCCTACTGACTACTACGAAACTTACAATTACAAGCTAGTACCTGTATTTGAAGTTGAATGGATTGATGTTGATAAGGAGGGTGATGACTTTGTAGAGAATAGATACGAGGGGGTTAAGATTGGACAATCAATCTACATCCTTACTGGTAAATCCCCAGATGTTATTAGGACTAAAGACAATCCAACTCATTGTACATTGTCTGTTAATGGTTTATATTTAGTTAATAGAAGTAATGAGCCTTACTCACTTGTTTTAGCTTGTTCACATCTTCAAGACAAGTACGACCTTTTAACATTCTTTAGGGACAATGTAATTGCTAATAGTGGAACTGCTGGAGATTGGGTAGACTTTAGTATGCTACCTATGGCTCTTGGTGATGATTTGACTGAAAGACTACAGAAGTTTATAGCTTATAAGAAGACAGGTATTGCTCCTATTGATACTAGCCAGGAAGGTAGAGCTTTTAACAACAATACCTCGTTTGCAGGATTTGATGACTCATTAAGAGCAGATACAATTCAGGCATTTGAGTTGGCATTAGAAAGGATTGAGAATACATGTTCTTCAATTACTGGTGTATTTAGAGAAAGGCTTAATGGTATTCAACAGAAGGATGCTGTTAGTAATGTTAAAGTAGGTATTCAAAACTCTTACATCATTACTAAAGGAATCTATCAACAGATGGATACGTTAGCTGAAGACATCCTAATTGATGCATTAAACATAGCTAAAAAGATATGGAAGAAGAAACCTCTTACTGGAACTCTAATCTTAGGAGACAAGCTACAAAGAGTATTCACAGCTCTTCCAGAGCATTTCACTTTTACTGATTACGATATTCATGTAACTGCTAGCACTCAAATCATGGAAGAGATGAAGACTATGCAGCAGTTAATGGTCGAGTTTATTAAGAGTGGACGGCTAGACCCAGACATAGCTATGGAGTGCATGACTGCTAGAAGTATGACAGAGCTTAAATCTAAACTTGGTACAGCATTCCAAAAGAGAAGAGAAGAGACTCAGAATACTCAACAGATGCAGCAGCAACTTGAAGAATTGCAAAAGCAGTTACAACAGTCAGCTCAAGAGAAGGAGAAACTTATGGGCAAGATTGAAGCACTTAATGAAGCCAAGATTGCCATTGATAGACAGAAGGCTGAATGGGATTATGAAGTTAACCTTATTAAGGCTAATGCTGATAGAGATTATAAGCAGAGTACATCTGACAATGACACTAAACGTACAGATATAGAGATAGCCCAACTATACGATGGGAATCAGCATAACAATGAAATTAAGAATACCTAATGGATTTACAAATTAAAGTTTGTACAAATGATAACTGTAAGGTAATCATACTTGACGAAACTGGAACCGGAGAGAATGGATATCTTCCTGAATCTTCAACTGCCATTGTCAAGAACAGATTCAAGTACTCTGATACTGTGTCAATTGATGTCTTACAACATAATAAGGTAGGAGGGGCAGAAATACAGCTCCCTGTATATACATTGCACAAGGATGGCGAGAAGTCTGTTACTTTACCAGTAGGTTTTGATGGGTGGTTTAATGTATATCACATAGTCCTACCTACTAAAGATTGGTTTCAAAGAGAATTAGATAAGACTACTGCTTCAGCTATTAGTATGTATAATACTGTGTACTATTCAGACGGTATATACATTTATAAATACTTTGATGGAGTATCTACTACTGTACCTATAGACGAGATTGTAGAACGTAACGTGGATGACACTACAATCTCTAGAATCTATAATGACTACGTTTCTATTTGCTTCCTTAAGAAATGTTATATATCTTTGTGTCATCAAATATATAATAGCAGAGGATTTAGTAAATGTTGGAACAAGGATTCTACAGCTGCTGAATTAGCTTACAAACGAGATTTGGTTTGGATGACTATTAATGTTATAAAGTATATGGTTCAATTTAATCAGCTGGCTGATGCAGAGAGAATCATTGAACGAATAGGAGGTTGTAATGGCTTGTGTAAATCAGAATACAGGAAGTGGCCCGAACGTGGTTGTGGATGCTCTTAAAGAGAAGGTGATTTGCGAATATAAAGAGCTGTTCAAGTACCTCGAACGTGGACATCGTTACGATTACCAGTTAATACTCGAAGAGATTAGTCTCATAGAGTTGCTCGAAAAGAATGAAATTGACAGGTCTGAGTTTGTAGAACAATTATATCTTAATCATAAATGGCAGATAACTCTATTTTAAAACCAGGTGGTTCTGGTACTAACGAGTGTATAGCTCCTGCACAGGAGATTGATACATCACAATTCTTAAAGAAAGATGATTACCTATCGGTATATGAGAGTGAGTCTGATAAGCAAATAGTTAGAGCTAACCTAGGCGTTCTTGGTTCTGATGAAGTCTATGATAAGGCTTCAGCTGACTTGCAAATACTACAGGCTGTAAAGACGTCAATGGATTCTCATCTAGCTATGGAGGACCCACACAATATCATCCCTACCATTGAAAGTAAGCTCGAGGGCTTTGTAAAGGAAGATGGAACCACACCATTCCTCGCACCACAGACTGGTGTAGACCCGTTGACAGACTTACATCTAACTACAAAGAGATTCGTGGTTAATCTATTAAATAGCCACTTAGCTAAAACAGACCCACACAACATATTACCTCTAGTACAGGAGATTCTTAAAGTATATGTAACTGCTGACCAGATTTATAGGAAGGCTGAACTTTATACTAGGAGTCAGACTGACGAACTTATTAAGAACTTTGTTAAGAAGGACGGAACTACTCCATTTGTTAAACCACAGATTGGAGTTACTCCAGTAGCTGATGGGCATCTATCAACTAAGAAGTATGTAGATGATGTGATGTTTAAGCATTTAGTAGATGCAGACCCTCATGGATTTATTAGTCTACTAAATCAAAGACTTAATAACTACTTCAAGAAGACAGAGACTTATTCAAGAGCTGAAACATATTCAAGGAACCAAATTGATGCTATTATAGGACAGTTAGTTACTGATGCTGCAAGAGGAGCTATTGAAGAGCATATTAACCAATATGACCCTCATGGAACTCTTAAAGAAATCTATAGTAAACATTACGTACCTCGTGATGGTTCAGTTCCGTTTACTGCTCCACAGAAAGGTGTAGATGCAGTAGAGGATGATGACCTAGTTACTAAGAGACAGCTAGATGATTCTATAGTTGAAGAGCCTGTATGGATTACTAGTGGTCCAGTTCAAACTACAGTTGGTTTCGTTGAAGACAATTCAGAAGTGCCGGAGAAGTTTAATCTTCAAAGTATTATGGATGCAATCTTCTATGGTAAATCAATTGACATCAAAACTCCTACATATGCTCTTATAGGTTCTACAGTTGATGTAGAATTATATATTAGAGGTTCTGTTGGCACTATTAAGTTTGCTGAACTATTGCAGAATGGTGAAGTGATTGGTACTTATAATGCAGAGGATTTTGAAATGGGACACTTAACTGTTAAGAGTCTTCCTATTAATGAAGATACTACATTCACATTTAAGGTATATTACCCTAATGGTACATATTTAGAAGCTACTAGTGATACTAAGTTGGCATTCGATATATTTATAGGAATCTTACCTAAATGGTATGCAGCATCTAATGTTAATTATGACTATTTAACTGGATTAGTAACATCAGACCCTACTAACAACAGTACCTATCATGAAGGAGATGTGGTATCTGAAATTGTACATAAGTACAACTTCTCAAGTCCTAAAGAATTGAAGCAAATCTTTGTAGCTTTACCTAAAGACTATCCTAATTTAAATCAAATGACTATTCATTCACAACAGTTTGGACTTGACTCATTTGACATTATTAGTGATATACCATTTGAAATACCAGGTCTTGCTAATAGTAAGATTTATAAAATCTATGTATTTAGAGAGGCACTAGTAACTCTTAATTTAGAGGTAACATTTAAGTTTGACCCAACTACTAATATATAATATACAATATGAGAGCATTTAGTGAAATCATTGCTTCATTTAAAAGAAGTGGTCCATTCCCAATTGAATCGGATTATATATTTGAGAATGAGGCAAGACTAAAGGACTATTACGAAACCCCTGAAGAGAAAGCTATCTTACATAAAGGATTACTTAAAGTAGTTGAGGATGATGGTGAGGGGAATCAGGCATTATATTGGGTCACAAAGAAGAAGACTAATGACGAGCTTGAATTTACTAAGCTTGTAGCTTCTAATAATGGGGAGACTATTAGTGACCTGTTAACTAGATTAGACCAAGAAGTTAAGGACAGAATTAATGCAGACGATGCAATATGGGGTACTAAAGACCATACATCTGTTCCTGATGATTTAAATAGTTTAAAAGATATAGCAGAGGAGATAGCTAAGATTAGAAAGAGTCTTGACGGATTAAATGAGAGTACTTCTAGTTTACAAGAGGAACTTGACAATACTCAAGTAGGAGCAGGGTTAAATGAGGATGGAAGTTACACTCCTAAATCAGACGCCCACTTCATTAGTAAAACAGTATCTATTACAGACGCATTAGCTGTACTGGACGATATGTTAAACAAGTCGTTCTTTTATAGACTACTAGGTACTGAAGAGACTCCTAGTTTGAAGCTAGATATTGATAGACAAATTACTGGAACTACAATATCAGGAGAGGTTAAAGTCTCTACTTCAGACGGTAATGGAATCATTACTAAGAATGACGGACTCTTTTATAAATTAGCAACTGAATATGTTGATGGAGTATTAACTATTAAGGTTAATGACAATATAATTGGTGTTCACACTATAGGATTGTCTGCAATAGTTGATACAGCTGTATATGACCCAGATACAGAAGAGTTGGTAATTGTATTTAAGCTATTAACTGGTGACAAACAAACAGTAAGGATTCCGGTAGGAACTCTTATTAGAGAATGGGAAGTTGATAACTCCATTCCTGATAAAGTAGTAGAACTTGAGAAGACTATAGCTATGGGTACTGGTGCTGATAAGCTATCAGCTGATGTTAGAATCTTTCAATCTAAGGACAACATCTTAGTAAAGAATGGCAACTCCTTATATGTTAAAGGAACTTCTGACAATATTACTCACAATTCTGAATCACTAGATTCAGTTATTGATGGAGTTAAAACTAGTATTAGTACACATGTTAATGATTTCAATAACCCTCACAGACTTACTGCTGCACAAATAGGCGCTATATCCTTAGCAGAGGTTCAGATACTATTAAAGAGTAAGGCAGATTTGATTAATGGCAAATTACCAATAGAACAACTGCCTGACGGTTTACTTAATTGGATTGACGTAGACGATGAACCAACCACCGAAGAGACCCGCTAATATGAGTCAGCTAGACTATCTGTGGACTACGTTTGGTTCATATATAGTCTCTGATACCTTAGATTCTGAATACTCTTCTATACCTACATCTGAAGCAGTTAAAGCTGCTATTAGCCAACAAGTGTCTGGAATTGTAGCTTTAGATACTGCTGAAGAGGGTGATAAGGTAAGAGTTATGGGATTAGACAACAATGGTAAAGAGTTGTCATCAATCCTGCTTGACAAAGACACTAAGATTGAGTCTTTCTTAAGACATACTATAACACAGGAAGATATAGACAACGGATTCGGTAATGTTCTTGGTGAGAATTGGTTAGTCCTAAAAGACAATAAGGGTTCTCAATATGCTGTTAGTATTGAAGACCTGATTGCTAAAGGGCAAACAACCAATACCATTATTACTCAAGCCAAAGATGGTAAGATAGCTGCGGAGTTAAGAATTAACAATCCTATCGTTGACAGGTCTGTAGAACTTACAACTTCTACTTCAGGAGTTAGAGCAGACTTAGTAATTGACACGGATGCTGATTCTAATATTGCTATCGTTAAGAGTGATAAGGGTGTGAGCTGCTTGTTTACCTGGGAAGGCACAGACAAGCCAGTAAGATTCAAAAGTTATAAGACTTATGATGAGTACCTATTAGAGCCATTTGAGCCCAATACTATTTACTTCATAGAAGATGTTAAAGCAATATACTTTAATGGAGTTAAATATGTTACTGGAGAGGGTGGCGGAGGTTTAGACCCAACGCTGTACTATACCAGGAATGAAGTTGATAACTTACTTGATGATAAGGTAAGTTTAGAAGGGAATGATATTATAATTCCAGAGGGTGGTTCTTTGAAGAGTGCTGATGATGTAACCCTCATTAAGGAAAGTAATGGTATAGTTGAGGTAGGAGGTAGTGACATTCCTACTATTATAAACTCATCTACTAGACCTGTTATTAAGGAAGGAGATACTCAAGAGAACGTAGCCTACGTATCAGACCTTGAAACCTATACTTGGAATGATGTAGACCCTACTAAGGCTAAAGCAATGAAACTTGCTGATATCAAAGAAGAGTATCCAACCGAGACATTACGAATACAATATAAAGACAATGTAGTATCCTACGATGGCTCTGAAGAAGCATCTATCGACCTAACTAGTATTAGTAAGGAGATGGCTGACCTTGAGAGTAGATTAGAGTATAAACTTTCAACTAAGCAGAATTGCTTAGCTAGTGGGGTTAATATTAAAACTATAAACGGAAGGTCTATACTGGGTAATGGAGACATATGGATTGGCTCCGACTATGCAGCGATAAGATTCATGGGAAGTGTTGCTTCATATTCTGATTTACCATTAGCACCTAATTCTGGTGATATATACAATGTTGTAAGAGACGGAGTATCATATGCATGGAATGGAGAGCAGTGGTGTCCTTATGGAACTAGAACCCCTATAGGATTAGATTTGTATAAAGATTCCAGTGGTGACTTTACTGGTGGGGAGATTAGGTTCAGTGATAACACTGCACTCCCTATTAACATTATAATTCAATAACGTTATTAATTAAATTTATGGCACAATTAAAGTTTTACAGAGGATTAAAAGCCAACTATGTAGCCGATACCACTCACAAGGATGGTATTTACTTCGCTACAGATACAAATGAAATCCTAATGAATGGTAAGGCTTATACTGGGGCTCTCGCTTCTGGTAAAGTCGTTACTAATGTGTCTCTGTCAGCTGACAAAAGTAAGTTAGTGGTAACTTACTCTGATGCAACTACTACAGAGATTGAAGTGGGAAGCGGCAAGTATACGTCTGCCATTGAAGACAAGACTCTTACTACACCTGATAAAGTCGGTGGTATCGCTAAGGGTACTAAGGTGTCTGATTTGGAAGGTAATACGTATGATAAGCTTTGGGATGACTTACTGTTCCCAACAGTTAATCCTACATTTACTGCTCCTACAGCAAGCATTTCGTTCAAGGGATATTCAACTCCACAAGAAGTAGGTGCGGCTGCTCCTACTGCTGCACAATTTAACACTTCTCTTAATAAGGGAGCAATTACTCTCAATGGAGTAAAACAGAACGACAGGTCTGGAGATTTGGATTCAACTAACTCATTCATTTACTATAATGGGTCTGAAGCTAATACTACTCTTCCTACAACTGTAGCTCTTGGTAATACTACTTACCAATATAAAGCAGCTTACTTACAAGGACCTCAACCTAAAGATAACAAAGGTAACAACTATAGTACTCCACTTGCAGCAGGAGCTGTTTCATCTTCTGCCATTACAGTAAATGGAACATATCCTTGGTATGCTTCTACTTCTGGTGCTACTAGTGAAAACCCTGTAGTTAAACAAGCTCTAATTGCTTGGAATACTTCGGCAGGCTCTATGACTACTCCTAGATTTGAAGTGCAACCTTCCGGAACTCTTCCACAGGTGTTTAAATTGCCTAGAGCAATCACACAATTACAGATGTTGAATACAGTTTCTAATCAGATGGAAACAATTGGACTTAGTGATTGGACCAAGACAGAAGAGAAGATTACTATTGGAACTACAGAAGTAACATACTCCGTATATACTTATAATGGGTCTAATAGAGGTTCAGTAACTTTAATCGCTAAATTCTAATAACATATGGCAAGAAATAAAGGTACATTCCAATTTGCAGCTAACTTTGAGGTTAAACTTCAAGGTGCATTAGACCCAAGAATCTTAGTAGACAATAAGGCAGAACTTATTAACAAGGAGACTTGGCCATATGATGGTGATACCATCTACGTGTACAATGGATTGCTAGTGGCTGTTGCTGCTGACAAGGCAATTTACATGTTGGTTGATAAGGATAAGATACTAGAGGCAGACTACTCCGGATGGAAACAGATGGACGTTGCTGCTGCTCAAACAGTAGAGATTATAGACAACTTGACATCTACATCTACTACAGCTGCTCTATCAGCTAATCAAGGTAAAGTTCTTAATGATAAGGTAGTAGCTCTTCAAACTAAACTGTCTTCAGTTTATAATTACAAGGGTTCTAAAGCTACTTATGCTGAACTACCTTCTGATGCTGCTGCTGGTGATGTATGGAACGTAGAGGAAGCTCATGATAACCATCCAGCTGGTACTAACTGGGCATGGACTGGTACTGCATGGGATGCTCTTGGTGGTGCAGTTGACTTGTCTGGTTACTATGATAAAACTGCTGCTGATGCTGCTATTAAGAATGCAGTAGATGCAGAGAAGTCTGCCAGAGAAGCTGCTGATACAGCATTAGATGGTAAGATTACTACTAATACTCAAGCACTTACTATCATCAATGGTGATGCTAATACTGATGGTTCAATTGCTAATGCAATTAAACAAGCTAAGGATTACGCAGATACTAAGGCAGGTGATATTAGTGATGAGTTGGCTAACAAGGTAGATAAGGTTGAAGGTAGTACTCTGATTCCAGAAGCTAAACTTACTCTTATTGATACTAATGCTTCAGACATTGCTGCATTAGAAACTAGAGTAGCAGGAGCTGAAAGTAATATTACTCAATTAACTACTAAAGTTAATGTGCTTAACGGAGATGCTGAAACTACTGGTTCTGTACTGAATACAGTTAACAATGCTGTTTCTGTAGCCATTAGTGATGCTTTGTCTTGGTACGAAGCCTAATCATATTTAAATTACATACGAAATGGAGAAATTCTTTGTTCATGTAGCCAAGAAGGCTACCTTTACTACTGAGCTTCAGGAGAAGTACGAGAATTCGATTGTCTTTATTAAAGACACACAGGAGATTTATACTCATGGTACATTCTATGCGATTCCTGAATCTTATAGAAACAAAATTACTTCATTAGAGAGTGCGGTGGCTGCTTTACAGGCAGCCAAAGCCTTCTCTAAGATTTCAGATGGAACCAACGTAGCAGAATCACCTAGTGCAGCAGGTACCATTACATTTAATAAGGGTTCTAATGTAGACATTACGGTAGGAGCTGATGGTGTAACCATTAGTGCTACTGATACTAAGTATACGTCTGGAACTGGTATTAGTGTATCAGGTACTACTATTAATCACTCTAATTCTGTTGCTGCTGGTACTGCTCAAGGAGATGCTTCTAAGACATTAGCATTTGGTGGAACATTCACTATCCCTACTATAACTTATGACGCACAAGGTCATATTACAGCTAAGGGAACGACTACAATGACAATGCCTGCTGCTCCTACATTTACTAACTGGCAAGCTAAGAATATTGTTGGTGCTTCTGCAACAGCTGTAGCCAATGCTGCAACTACTAATGCAACTACATTCTTGAATTTAATTGAGAATGGAGCTGTACGTAGTTCACATCAGATTACCGGAGCTGGTAAGGTAAGTGTAGCTGCTGATGCTACTGGTAAGATTACAATTACTGGAGCTGCAACTACTGCTGCTTCTGGCTCTACTAATGGTACGATTGCTATTGATGGAGTTGATGTAGCTGTTAAGGGTCTAGGCTCTGCTGCTTATACTGCATCTAGTGCATATGCTACTGCTGCTCAAGGTACTAAGGCTGACAATGCAGTTCCTAAGACTACTACAGTTAACGGACATGCACTTAGCGCTAATGTAACAGTTACTAAAGCCGACGTAGGTTTAGGTAATGTTACCAATGAATCTAAGGCTACTATGTTTACTAGCCCAGCATTCACTGGAACCCCTACGGCTCCTACTGCTGGTGTTGGAACTAATACTCAACAAGTAGCTACAACTGCATTCGTTCAAGCTGAAATTGAGAATAAGATTTCAGTATCACAAGCATTAAGATTTAAAGGTACTATTGGTACTGGTGGAGACGTTACTGAACTACCTGCAACTCACGAAGTAGGTGATGTATATGTAGTTAAGGCTGCTGGCAACTTTGCAGGAGAAGGATGTGAACCTGGTGACATGATTATCTGTGTTAAGTCAGGAACAGCTGCTGCAAATGCTGATTGGTCAGTAATTCAGAGAAATCTTGATGGTGCCGTTACAGGTAAGAGCTTAACTGCTAATCAACTTATCTTAGGTTCTGGTAATTCTGCTGTTAAAGCATTAGCTGCTGGAACTAATGGACAAGTACTTAAAGTAGTTAATGGTATTCCTGCATGGGCTGCTGAAACTAAATACACCCTTACTGCTGCTACTGATACTGCTCTTGGTGGTATCATGACTGGTTTTGCTAATACTGGTAAGAAGTATGCTGTAGACCTAGATGCTAGTAATAAGGCGTTTGTTGAAGTTCCTTGGACTGACAACAATACTACTTATACATTCGCAGCTGGAACTGCTGGTAACTTTACAGTTACTCCTTCAGGAGGTACTGCTCAAACAGTATCTATTGGTAAGCCTGCAACAGCTGGTACTGCTGATAATGCAACTAATGCGGCAAATGCTGCTAAGGTTACTAATGCAATGATTGTTAAACTTAATGGGGGAACTACTGAAGGAACTAACATGTTCACTTTCAATGGTAGTGCCGCTAAGACAGTTAACATTACAGCTGCTTCAGTAGGAGCTGCTGCTACTACTCACAACCAGGCTTCAAATACTATTAATGCAATGACTGGCTATACTAAAGCTACTAGTGTTAGTGCTATTGCCGCAAGCGATTCACTTAATACTGCTATTGGTAAGCTAGAAGCAATGTGGGATTGGGAAGAACTATAAATTATAAAGGAGGGAGCAATCCCTCCTTTTACCTATTATAACATTATAAATTATAAGTGATATGGCAATTAATAAGAAATTAATTCACTTTAAGAATAAGTCTACTTTTAACTCTAAGAAGTTATCAGCCAATGAAGCTAACACTCAATATCAAGTGGGTGGTACAGGTACTGTGACAACAGGAGCTCCTGACATTAACTATCAATCTATAGTTTATATTAAAGATTCTAAAGAAATTTGGACTCATGGACAATTCTATGCTACTGCTGTAACATGGAGTACTATTACAGGCAAGCCTAGTTTTGCTACTGTAGCTACATCGGGTAGTTATAATGACTTGAATAACAAGCCCACAATTCCTACTAGTCTTCCCACTCCTAACTCTTTGACATTTACTGGAGCTACAACTGGTACTTGGAATGGTAGTGCTGCTAAAACTGTTAATATTCCAACTTATAGTAATGCGTCCACATCGTCAGCCGGACTTATGTCAGCATCTGACAAGTCTAAATTAAATGGCATTGCTAGCGGGGCAGAAGTTAACCAAAACGCATTTAGTAATGTAGTTGTTGGAAGTACCACTATTGCAGCTGACAGTAAAACTGATACTTTGACTCTTACAGCTGGGTCAAACATAACTCTTACTCCTAACGCTACTAATGATAGTATTACCATTTCTGCAAGTGGTAGTTCTTATTCACTACCATTAGCATCGAACAGTACCCGTGGAGGTATCAAGTTATCAAGTAGCACACAGGGAGGAACTCCTAACGGAATTACTACAACTTCAGGCAGAACATATGCTGTTCAGGTTAATAGTAATGAACAAGCAGTAGTAAATGTTCCTTGGACTGATACTAAATATACTCTTCCTACTGCTTCAGCATCTACTCTAGGTGGTGTAAAAGTAGGAAGTGGTTTGGCAATTAGTAATGGTGTTCTATCTGCTACAGGTGGTGGAGAAGCCGACTCAGTTGCATGGGGCAATGTGACAGGTAAACCATCATGGATTGGTTCTTCTAAACCTTCTTATAGCTGGTCAGAAATCACAAGCAAGCCTACCTTAGTTAAACAAGTAGAACCTGGAACTCCCAGTACGGATTGGCAATCAGCGTATGTTCCATTAGATGTTACATACAGTGATACGTCTATTTCCCATAAAATCATTTCTTTACCTATGGCTTCTCCAGCAAGCGGTAATAGTCAAGGTCGTGCAGGTTTAATAACTGGTGCTGATAAGAAGAAACTTGATGACTTTACAGATACAAAGAACACAGCAGGTGCAACAAATTCTACTGATAGACTATACCTAATTGGAGCTACATCACAAGGAGCTAATCCACAAACTTACAGTAAGAGTACTGTTTACATAGAAGATGATGGAATTCTTATGTCTTCGCAAGGATTTGAAGGTGGTGCAATTACATCAACAGCAGCTATCTATGCAGCTAATGGATTCTTTGATACATCTGATGCTAGAGTAAAAACTAACGTAGTAGAAATTGATGCAAGTAAAGCTGATGCTGTTAGACTAGTAGAGTTTGATAGAACGGACGTTGAACATCACGGCTATGGAGTCATTGCTCAAGAAGTGGAGAAGGTTTACCCAAGTGTAGTTAACACAGACGCAGATGGATTTAAATCTGTTAATTATAGTGAAATAGCTATGATTAAGATTAAATACCTTGAAGATAAGGTTGCTAGACTAGAAGCCTTAGTAGCTAGACTAGAGGGTAAACTATCTTAATACATATAGTCAATCAAAGTGAAAGGTCGCCATAGAGCGGCCTTTCTTCGTTTATACCTAAAGTTTAATTCAGGATAGTCAAGAATTAAAATGTTAACGAGTGTTAAATAATTTGGTAAAGTCCAGAATTTAACGTACCTTTGCACTATCGAATTTGGAAGTATAGTGTAATCATATATTATACTACTCAACAGATATTGTATTAATTATTGTAAATCTATTTAATTATGGCAGAATTCTTAACAATGGAAGAAGCTAAGTCTAAGTTTGGTTCTAAAAGTAGAACTAATGCTGGTCTTACGCTTGGTATCATCGGTACTGCGCTAGCAGCTTTCGCAGGAAACAACGGCGGATGTGGTTGTGGTAACGGTGGTGGTATCCTAGGTAACCTCTTTGGAGGCAACAACAATGGTTGCGCTATGCAAGCAGCCGAGAACGCTAAGACATTAGCGATGGCTCAAGGACAACAAGCTGATAACTTGTCTTGGGCAAACAGAGTACAGTCTATGCAAGACGACATTGACTTGTACACTTACATTAACAGTCGTGCGTTAGCTACTAACGAGAGGATTGGTAATGAAACTCAAGTTTTAACAAATCAGATTTGGAAAGGTAGAGTAGAAGACCTACAAGAGAAGAGTGCTATGTACGTTGACATCGTATCACGTGACAATGCACAGAACTTAAGATTGTGTGATGAACTTTATAAGAGGAGAGAACAAGACGTTCAAGAGAAGGCTGACATCTTTGAAAGACTAGGCTCTAGAATCTCTGAACTAGAGAAGAAGGAAGCTGCTACGGCTGCTGCTTTACCATTGATGTTCGAGCTTAATAAGGTTAATGCTGAAAGATACACTGATGCTTGCTGCTGCAAGTCTGAAACTAATCTGTTAATGACTGCTAACGGATTACAGCGTCAACTTGACCACAAGATTGATGGACAGTTGAAATACGCTTACAGTGACCTGTGTGCGCCTGTTCCAAGTATAGCTCCACTATACTGTAGCCCATTCACAAGTTACGGAACTGGCATGTATGCTGGAACTGCTGCTAGTAACTTCAATGCTGTAAATACAGCTATTAACACTGTTACTGGTGGATGTCCTTCTTGTACAGCCCAATAACTTAAGATAACCCACAAGGGAGGCTACGATACCATTCGTGGTCTCCCTTTACTATTTTAAACAATTAATTATCGTATGAAAGTTAAAATTACACCTATCGCAGAAGGAGCCCAGATTCTAGAGTTTAATGTAACGTTACCAGGAGGAGCTAACGCGTCAGTGGCTCCAGTGTCTACATTAACATTGAATCAGAGATGGGCCAAAGTGATTAACACAGCCACTACTGGAGCTGCTGTATATCAACAAATTACTAAATTTGACGTAATCCATAACATCCAGTATACAGATTGTAAAGGTTGTGTGAAGGTAGCAACTGAATCTACTTCCACAATACTAGCAACACCTGCGACTAGTGAGACAGTTACTGAAATAGCTCCTATCGTAAACAAAGTCGTAGATGTAATCATTCCTAATGGAGTGAGCATAGTTAACCAACAGATTTTGAATGAGCTGCCGACATCTCTTCCAGTTAAGGGAAGTTGTGCATACTCTGTATTTGAAATTCATGTAGAGGAACCTACACCAGTACCTAATGCTTAATCATTATGTTTGGTCAACCATTCGGAAGTAACTATTCGGACTTACAGAACCAATACATGCAACAATTACAAGCAATGCAGAGTGCTCAACAAGCACAGCAGAAGACCCAACCTATCTTAGATGAAATTAACAGAGAGGTTGGGTCTCTGTCTTTAGACGAGCAGAAGGTTCTATCACAGATGCAAGAATACCAAATGGCTAAGCAGACTTATGAAGCTGGCTTCATGTCATTCTTAGGTACTAAGTTTAGTCAAGAGTTTGTAGCATCTCCAGATGGTAAAATAGCAGCTGACAATCTATTAGCTACTATTAGAAAGAGTAAAGAGTTCATCCATGCCCAATTAAAAGCCAAGGAAGACAAGGTTAATACACTATTGGAGCTTGTAGAGAACGACCCAGAGATTAAGAAGAGATTAGACGAAGTAATGTTAAACAAGAATAAGTAATGAGTGATAAGGAAATAGTATTTCAGGCATTTAATAAGTATGCTAAGGATTTAGCAGCTAATCTGTTCCACTTTAATAGTATGGCTAGTCAGGCTGTAATTACATATGTGGTTAAGAACATGGAAGATAAGTATGGTAAGTATCTTGACATCTTTACTGATGTAAATGGTAATATTAATATTGATTTACTTGCTAATGCTGCTAAAGCGGAGATGAAAGAGAGGTCTGCTGACGGATTCGTTGTTAATATACTTAACAAGCCAGTTAAATTTGGAGAGGATGACATCAACCAGATTGTAGATATATTTAAGACGTTTAAACAAAGTAGATAGTCCAAATTCGAGCCATGATTAAATTAAAATTACAAAGAACGTTTAAAGGTGTGTCATACACTATAGGTAAGCTATACTTGAATGATAAGTACTTCTGTGACACATTAGAAGATACTGACAGAGGACTTAGGTCAACTATGTCAGTAGAAGAGATAGAGAAGATTAAGGTATATAGCCAAACAGCCATTCCAACTGGAACTTATAAGATAGATATGAATACAGTTAGTCCTAAGTTTAAAGATAGGGCATGGGCTAAGCCTTATGGAGGTAAATTGCCTAGACTTATTAATGTTAAGGGATACAGCGGAGTACTAATACATGTGGGTAACAAACCTGAAGATACACTGGGTTGTATCTTGGTGGGTGAGAACAAAGTTAAAGGACAAGTTATTAATAGTACAGCTACATTCAACAGACTTATGACTGAACTTAGTAAGGATAGTAACATAGAATTAACCATAGAGTAATGAGTGCATTTGAAACATTGTTTGGAAGAACTTATAACTCTGTGGGTAATTCTAATGCTGACTTCATTATTAAAACTAGAGGTCAGGTTAAGGTCCAATGGGGTAAGAAGTTCATAGACATTATCAAGGACGGTAAGCTTAATGTTAATGTAGACTTTATAAAGAGTGTAGCTACTGCTGATGATATTGGCATCTCTAATGGTATATACTATGTAACTGAAGATGGGTCTATCTATATAGTTATTAACGGCAGTAAGATTAATATACTAGGAGACATTAATGGTACATATGTATCATTCGCAGCTAAGCAGTCTACTACTCCTGAACAGAGATTACAAGCATCTAAGAATATAGGACTTAGATTCTTAAATACTGATGAGGCAATTGCTTATGGTATAGAAGACGGTATAGTCTTTATAGAAGAGTCTAATAGGTGGTACACAGTTAAAGATGGAGTGTTTACTTTATATCCCAGTGAGTTGGAAAGCCCCTATAAGAAGCAATTGATTCTTAGTAAGGATGATAATAATGAAGGGGCTTTAGTAATCAATGGAGAGGGTTCTAACAACTCAATCTTATTAGGCTCTGGAATGGATAAGGTGCTGTTGTATAAAGAATTGGGAGAGTTTTATATAAATTGTAGTGGTAATAATACAGTCATTCAAATTGATGGTAATCCAATTCTGTCAATAGCCACAGATGTAACTACTATTAATAACAATTTGGCGTGTGATTATATAGCATCTAAGAATGCCGATGATACTAGTGGATACAAACTCTATTACTTAAACGGGGAATCCGTTTTAGAAATAGATAGAGTTATAACTAGGAAAGCTTCTAATGTGACTGACATTACATATTCTGAACTAGTAACCTTAGCAGAAGCTGGCGAGTTATCAACAGCTACCGATTATAGAATTACAGACTTTCAAAATGAATGGGAACTAACTACAGAAGATGATGTAATAGTTGAAGATGTTCAAGCCGAAGACGAAGAGGGTAATCCCTTATGGCAAGATGAGGATGAGACTATACCTGTTATAGAAACCTATAAGAATGTACACCCTTTAATAGTTACAGCTTCTAATTCCACTACGATAGCTAAAGCAGCTAAGTTGGAAGACAACAAAGAGTGGGATGTTGAATATGATTTCAATTATGCAGACTTAATAACTACAGCAGAAACGGAAGAAGGTACAGTAGAATTAACCGCAAGAGGTAGAATTACTAAACTTACAGACGAGAAGGGCAATTCATGTAATTATGATTTCAAACATCTAAGGTTTAAAGTAATTGAAGATGGAGAAGAGAAATGGGTGTATACCTTTAGAGACGGAGAGAATGATTTAAGTCTATCAGATACTTGTGTAGGTAATGTATTAACTGTTAATAATTACGAAATCAAGTCAGAGACCATAACTGTTAGAGATGGTAATGTAGTCACATTGTCAGGTAATCTTACTAACAACAACTTTGGAACTATCAACAGCAATATGACTATAAATGGTACTTTTAATAAGTTTACTGTTGATGGAGTGTTAGAGAATGTAACATTTAAAGACTTATCATCAATTAATAAAGTATCTACACTTAGTCTTACTAATGTAGTGTTTAATGGAGATGTTAGTAATACTATATTCCATTCTGATATATCAGACGTTGATTTTGATGAGACTACATATGCTCTATTATATGATGCTACTAAAGTTAAAGATGTGTATTTCAATAACGATGTAGTTTCAGTTATATGCATCCCGGACATCCCTACGGGCAGTTCTGCTCTTAGTAAGGGTATGATTATGATGTTTGATGGTAACTCGGACATCCCTACGGGCTGGGCTGTGTGTGATGGTACTAATGGAACTCCTGACTTGACTGGTAACTTTATTAAGGCAGCAGCCACAGCAGGTGAAACAGGAACTTTCATTCCAGCAGCTGAAGGTACACCTACAGAAGAGCCTATTAGCTACTACTCACTAGTGTTTATAATGAAAGTCGACTAACAGTTGGTAGGTCATAACACATTATATAGATACGTTAAGGCAATTTAATAATAATTAGCTAACTACTTTCACAGCTCAGAATTTATAATTAAATTTGCACATAACTTTAAAAGGAATTAATATGGACATGAAACTAGAAGAACTAGGGTTTGACGATGAAGACCTGTTAGGTGAAGAGGGTGTGATTAATACAGGAGAACCTGATGACGATTTAAAACGTTGGATGGAAGGTGATACTCCTGATGTAATAGATACACCTGACCCAGAAGGTAATACTGGTCCTGATACCGGTACTCCAGACAACGAACCAGAGGATGATTTGATTGCATCTATGCTCAAAGCTAAAGGGATTAATCCAGAGGCAATTAAGTTCCAAAAGGAAGACGGAGAGATTGAAGAGATTCCATTCTCTGAACTATCCAGAGAGGAGCAGCTTGATTTACTAAACTATAATGACTCAGAGGAGAACTATGGTTTAGAGCCTGAAGAGATTAGTCTTATTAACGAGCTAAGAACTAATAATTTAAGTGTAGAAGATTACCTAGAAGCACATAGACGCCAAGCAATTCAAGATTACTTGGACGGTCTTGAAGATACGCCTGAATATCAAGTAGATAGCATGTCAGATGATGAACTATTCTTAGCAGATTTAAAGGCAAATGTCCCAGAACTCACTGACGAAGAAGCTTTAGAACAACTTAACTTAGAGAAGCAGAATGAAGCTCTCTTTAATAAGAAGATTAGTGGAATGAGAGCTACTTATCAGCAACGTGAACAAGCAATGGCTGAACAACAGCAAGCTGAATATGAAGCTCAACAACAAGAAGCTGCTGAAGCTTTTGAAGCCACTATCATTGAAGCTATCCAAGACAATGAGACTATAGACCTGGGAGAGTCGTCACTAACCATGTCAGAGGACGATATGAATGAAATTGCTTCCTTTATATTAGATTCAGATGCTGCCGGAGTTAGACACATTGCTAAGGCTTTAAATGACCCACAAATGCTTGTGCAAATGTCATGGTTCGCACTTAAAGGCCAAGAAGCTATGCGTCAAATTACCGAGTATTATAAACATCAGATTAGTGAAGTATCTAAGGAAAACTATAAGAAGGGCTTCGCAGATGCTAAAGCTGGCAAGGCTTCCAATCCTGCCAAAACTGTAGTTAAACGTCCTGACAAAGGGCAATCTAAACAAACAAGTATTTACGATTTAGATTAAATCAATTTAAATAATTATGATAGTAGCAAATTTCGTAACTAATCGCGCCACTATGGGCGACACTAGAACTTATGAGGACTTTTATAAGTTTCTAGGAACTAAACCAACTAGACTTGGTGTAGTATCAAGACTCTACCCAGAATTGACTGCTTCTTACCTAACTGAATCTTTGAGAAACATCTTCTACATGGATTCTAAATCTAATAATAAGTACAGAAGCATCGACTCAATGTACTTTGAATGGGAAGTTGAAACCAACTACATTAAGAGAGTTGAGTTTGCAGATGTACCAACTGAAACTGGAGAGAACGGAACTGAAATTGTAATGGCTTTCAAAGAGAACTATTACCAGAAGTACGACATCTTCAAGATTGACAAGACAATGCAGCAATGCTTTGTAACACAGAGACCTGTTAGAAAGGCTGACAACTACTGGGAAGTAACTGTTAGACTTATTGATAATGACTACTCTAGTATTCTGGACCTTAGCGGATGTCAAATTGGTGACACTACTCGTTTCCAATCTAACGCTATGCCTGAAGCACACGAAGAGGGTTATGTTAAGTATCAATCTAACATTGAACGTCACAGAGGTTACATCACTACTCACAGATGTGATGATAGCTATACAGCTCTATATGCTGCACAGGAAGACGTTCTTATTAAAATTGGTGAAGGTAAAGGCAATGGACAGATGTCAGAGACCATGTACCGTATGGACAAGACTCAATCTAACTTGCTGAAGAACTTCCTATATGTAAGAAACAATGGTCTACTGTTCAACAAGACTAACGTTGACAAGAATGGTAAGCCGACATTGTTCGACCCTGACACTGGTCGTCCTATCTACATTGGTGATGGTATCATCCCTCAAGTAGAAAGATTTGCATCTAAGTATGCATACAACAAACTAACAGTTGAAGCATTTACTACAGCTATCGCTATGATGAATGAGAAGAGTGAGAACCCAACTGGTAACAAGTACGTACTAATCTGTAATGAGAAAGCATGGCAAGACGTACAAACTTGTCTGTCAGAATGGCTTGCTAGATTCAAGACTTGTGGTACTTACCTGTGGTCTAAGAAAGCTAACGGATACGTTGATGTTGGTGCTACATTCCAATCTTATGAAATTGGTGGTAACACAATCAGCTTTAAAGTTGATAGAACATTCTCTCGTGAATGGGGTTCTGACAAAGGCTTCATGCTAATGCTAGACTTAACTGCTGACAAAGTATCTGGCGAACCAGCAATCCAAATGTTCACACTGAAGGGTGGTGACTTCATTTCTAACAAGTATCCAGGTGTAGGTGGTCTTGACGGACTTAGCTCTGGAGTTGTTTCAAGTCCTGTTGCTGCTTCTAAGCTTATCAACTGGGGTTACTCTGGTGTTGGTGTATTCTCACCATACAGAAGCTTCATTATGAAAGAAGTATAATATTAAATTAAAGATATTGTGAGGAAGGCTAACTCAAATGACCTTCCTCACACTATTTTAATTAGATAGTAAGAATTATAAAGTAATTGATTGAACTAATATGGCTAATGATATTGAGAACGTAATTGTCTTAAGAAGTGTATTCGGTAAAGTAGGACAGAAGTATTTCCTAAACCCAGTAAGAGACCCTCAAACAGGACGGTATCCTGACTGTGTAAGACCAGTAGATAGTAAAGGTGATATAATCTTCAGAAGTGAAGATGATAAGGGTAAAGCTCTCATTGCAGAGAACAGAGTATTCGTCATTGAAGACGGTAAAACCTTTGACCTTAATGACCCCTGGCAAGCAGCTGAATGGTATTCTATTCAACACTGTCCAATGATTGCAATGTCACGTGACCAACGTGATAAGAATGGTAACTTAGTAATTGACGGCGACTCTAAGAGATATGGAGGAGCTGAACTTTACGTAGAGAGACCTGGGTATGAAACTAATAAGCGTGTTAATAAGGCAAGACTTAGACATGAAGCTGAAGAGTATATTATTAAGGACCCACAAGGTGCTAGCGGTAGACTCAAGATGGCTAAGTTGCTTGGACGTAACATGCGTAATGCTCCAGATGCCGATGTAGAAGACTTCTTGATGAATATAGCATCTAAAGAACCAGAGAAGATTTTGAATCTTTACCGTGGTGATGATATTGCACTTAGACTACTATTCATTGATGCTAAAGACAAGCGTATCATATATGTAAAGAACAAAATATATCTTTACAGTGAGAACCAAGTCGTACTTGGAGCTACAGATGATGCAGTAATTGCATGGATGAAGAATCCTAGTAACAGGAAGGTACTTGAGCTTATTAAGAGGGATACATATCCTGAATTATATGAGCCAACTGAACCTGACTACGAGAATAAGCTCAAGGACGAAGACAATAAGAAATCATCTGCAACTGGTAAATACGTTAAGTAATGACTGTTAGACAAGTTTATGAGTACGTACTTATTAATATAAATAAGACCGCAGCTCCTAATATATTACTCGCTGACTTTAACTACTTCTGTAATACTGCTATTTATATGTACATTAATAAGAGATATAATGTATATGATGTAAATCAGCAATCTACAGATGATATGAGAGTTCTTAAAGCAACAGCTAAACTTCCAGTGCAACTCAACGAGTCTTCCTATGAACCTGTATATGAGGTTGTCTTACCAAATGACTATCTACACATACTTAATTGTATATGTGATTACGAGGTTAAGAATCCTATAGGCTGTTATAAACCTGGCAAGCATATTCAACGTGCTGCTAATAGGTTAACTGCTGACCTAGCACCACAGGTTATTAGTAATTACTATATGAGGAAGAAGCCGTACTTCTACATAAACAATGTCAATACCAGTACTACTAACCCAACCAATCCGTATAATAGTACTGACAATCCTCATGGTACTGATATTACATCAGCCACAGTAGACAACGATAACAACGTAGAAGTAACTGGAGGGTTGCCAAGAACCATATCAATAGGTGGAAACAAAATTCCAGCTAATAAGCCAGTAGGTCAAATCAGATATGGCAATCCAACATCTATAAGGATGGAGATTAGATATGGAGAGGACTATACTAAGTTTGGGTTACAGTTCGTATATGTAGACTATTTAAAGGTTCCACAAACGGTCATACTAACTCAAGAGCAACTAGATTTAACTGAGGACACATCTCAAATCATGGAATTTCCTGATTATGTGTGTCAAGAGATTATAAAAGAGCTGGTAACCTTGTTGCTAGAGAACTCTAGTGATACTAGGCTACAAACTTACATTCCTATATCATCGTCAGTTGCCAATCCAGCTCAGCAATCGACATAACTAACCAAACATTTATAAACTATGTTTAAGTGGACTAACACATTAATCGTTAATTCTAATTTAGATTCAAGTGGTAAACCTAAATGGTCTGCACAAGCTGAAGATACTGGCAGCGGAGTTGTTGGTAGCTTCGAGTTTAAGAGAGTGAACAAATTCCTTAAGCCTAATGTAGTTGCTATCTATAAGAGAGAGGCATCAGACCCAGTACTTGGCAAGGTAACCTTCACTATGGAGAATCAAGGTGTAGGTAACTATAGAGTAGCTCTTTACATTAGACTGTCAGGTAGCCAGAATTCATATTACTCAAATGACTTCGTATTTAAAGGTAAGCCTTTGATGTATGAGTTTGCAGTTAAAGATGCTTCAGCTACGGCTGCTGACATTGCTAAAGAAGCTGCAAGAGTAATTGAGAAGATTCAAACTATCTATGGAGACCATTGGATTAAAGCTAGTGCTAATGGTAGTAACTTAGTAATTGAAGGAACTGATGAGTATCAGCTGTTTACAAGAGCTGAAATTCAGAAGTTTGACCCAACTCTAAACACTGCACTTGTAGGTGGAGAGTTTGTTACTATCGCTACTGCTCTTCCAGCAGACGACCCAGACTATGATGGAGCTAACACAATCGTTAAATCTAAAGAAGGATTCGGTACTTACTGGATGATTCTTAAAGATTTAAGACTTCCAACTATGGAAGCTAGACGCTTTGCTGGCATCAACGAAGAAGAACTTCCTGTTCCAGGAGCTAAGTACAACGAGTACATTATTAACTACTGTGTGAACAGAGGTATTATGGGTGGAGATGCTGTAGGTGAAGTAACTAGGTCATTAACTACTCACGTATTCTACGTAAAGCAAGACCTTGCTGCTGACTTTGAAGCTGCTCTTGGTAAGATTGGTACAATCGGACAAGAAGTAACTCCTGGTGACATCGTTAAACAAGCACTAGAAACCGCTAATGCTAACACTGCTGAAATCGCTAAGCTGAAGACTGACAAAGCAAACGCTGCTGACGTTTACACTAAGACTGAAGCTGATGCTAAATTCGCAGAGAAGTAACATAAATTTGAATGATTAATAACAAGGCGGGGGCGTCATACGCCTTCGCCTTTTATTATTATAATACTATGGGATACTACGAGAAGTTATCTTCAGCAATATATAATGATGTAATGTCAGGACTTAGGGGTTATAGTGCCAATCCTACTATGTCATTAGAGCAGTTAGAGGATGATTGTGTCGATGAAAGATTGCAAATTATTAAGGAGTACACTTTAAAAGGATTACTTCCTATTAAGGACTTACTAATGACCATACCTTGTATTGAGGTAGATTGTAAGAGTATTGATAGATGCAGATGTAATCCTAGTGAATGTGATGAATTAGTAGCTCATTTTGAAATACCACAATTAATGACAGAATTTGGAGGGACTGGTATCCAATATATAGGCTCTACTGATATGTCTAATCCATTTGTGGTATATACTAACCCTGTTACTATGCAATATCACAAATACAGACGAAGAGGTAAGTATAGGCCTTATGTATGGATTGATGTTACTCCTAACGAGAACAACATGTATGATGCATTTATATATAATGCACCTCTTATTAGTAAGGTTACAGTGGTGGCTATACCTAAAGACCCAAGACAGTTGGACTATTACGGTTGCTGTTCTCCTGTGGACATTAATAATATGACATTCATTGACGCTGAAATCAAGAAGAGACTAACGGAGAAGAAGATTAGATATTACAGACAGTTAGCTGCACCAGTGCTGCCTAACGACCAAATACCTAAATAATGGAGAACTTTAATTCAGCTTACTATTTAGCCAATCTACTCTATGAGGTTGAAATGACACCAGAGGAGTTTGAGGAAATAGGTCTCCTTGCTTGGGACAAGATAGGCAACAGGAGGACCAGACTATATAGATTCTCTACAGACATACAATGTCCTGACAATACAGTAGAGTTGCCTTGTAATTGTGATTTAGTTGAAGCAGTTACATATAACTTTGAGGAGTGGAACTATGTTACTAATGACACAGTTAATGGTGATTATTCTTCACAGTTTATTGAGAACTATATTGAGACCAGGAAGATGTATAGTGACCCACTCTATACTAGTGGCAAATATGCCAAATTTGAGAGAGTTGGTGACACACTGTACTTTGATAAGAACTACGGTCAGGTTAATATATTATATAAAGGTATATTAGTAGATGATGAAGGGCTGCCCGAAATCAACCATAAGGAGAAGGAAGCCATTGCTTGCTACTGTGCTCTTACTAAGAGGTTTAAAGAAGGCTGGAAGAGTCATAATCAGAACATGCTTCAAGAAGCCCAATTACTAGAGCAGAGGTGGTTGAAGTTATGCGATGCTGCTAGAGTGCCTGTATATATTAATCAGAATGAAATGAATGAGATACTCGATGCCAAGACTAATTGGAATCGTAAGATATTTAATAAAGGATATAAACCAGTTAAGTAGTATGAACTATGCATTAGGATATGCCTTTAACATCCATGACATGTTTGCCGGTTTTGATACTGGCAAACTTGACTTGGATAGTAAGACATGTGAGGAAGTAATAGGTAATAGGCATAAGGAAGTGATAGCCAAGAAGGTATTTAAATATGCTATTAAATTAGCATTAGACGATATTATTAATAACAACATAAGATTAGAACTACCCACTATGGGCAAGACAGCCTATTTAGGTATGAAGAGAGTATCTGGTGAAGACTTCTCTAAAGCAAGAAGGAATGGTAAATGGAGAGATATAGACTTCTTGGCTTCTAACTTCACTGGTTATAACTTAGTTCTTAATTATAAGAACCAAGAGATTCAGAGAGAGAAGGAGGTCTATGTAGACCCTATTAATAAGAGTAAAATTACAGCCAATACTAACAATGGAATGCAATACTATTAAGAGGTACACTGATTATACAGAGGAGATTATGAAAGAGTTTCCGTACCTTACTAAGCATGACGTAGAATCCATTGTACGGTTTGGATGGAGACAAATATACTATCTCAATCAACGTGGGGGAGATACATTAGTAAATAGCCAGACATATAAGTACTGGTTCTATATTGGAGAACTTACTTGCAATTCATTAAAGCACTTCAGATACTATAAGAAGAAGATGCGAACTAAGTTGCGAGTTATGTATAGTAGGAAGAACATTCAATGGGACGGGTATTACTATATAGCACTTACTGATGATGAATACGAAGAACTACTAGAATGCTTTAATAAGAAAGGAAGGAAGCGTAAGCATTACACCTTTACTAATAAGATGGCATTTAAGATACTGGATGAATGTAAATTAGCATTCCCAGCTAGTAAGTGCATAATAAAATTTAAGAGACCTATAGACTTAGGATTCTCCTATAGGAAGGACATACTTAAATGTGAATCCCCAGAGATAGCCTTTACTAGAGATAGAGCTGCTAAGTTTGAAGACATCTTAGTAAGCAACAATAACTATGAATACTTATAACAATGAAACAAGAAGCAATTAACACCTTTGGAGATGGGTTAATAATGGACTTGAATCCATTGACTACTCCCAATACAGTGCTTACAAGTGCTTTGAATGCTACATTAATTACATATAATGGTAATGAGTTTGTGCTTCAGAATGACATGGGTAATGGTAGGGTTGAGACAGCCTATCTACCAGCAGGATATGTTCCTGTTGGTATAAAGGAGTATGGAGGTATTATATATGTCGCATCTTATAATCCTATTACTAATAAGGGACAGATAGGTTCATTCCCTTCTCCTGAAAGGAACATTAGTAGCAATGAAATTAATAAGGCTAAAGACCCAGAGGTTAGAGCTGACAGATTCGAATTAAGTCAAGGGCAATCCATATTTAAATTTAAGCTGTTTGGAGATACAGGTGATACTGTAATTAGGTCGGGAGACAAATTCTCTATAATTGTAACATCTGGTACAACTCTTAACAAATTAAAAGCATTTGTTAGTAATTGTTTAAATGTTACAGATGGTAAGATTACTAGCCCAAAGAACAAGTTACTAACTATATCAGTAGCAGTGTTTGATTCTAATAACAACCTTAGAGACATTACTTCTCAACTAAAACGTATTGATGAAGACAATAAGGTTATAGAATTTGACAGTACTACTCTACCAGAGATTAAATTTAACTCTGGTTACTATATGCAATGTATACCAGATTCTGACATTACAGAGAATCTAGTGGACAACTATAGAGAGCAATATGCAGCTAATACATATAACAACAAGATTACAGGGGAGTTATATATAATTGCTAAGCTTAACACAATTAGCGCTATAGATGTATCGGTAAGTGGTTTAAAGAATCTGGATAAGGATTCTGAAGAGGTAGAAGGTATTACAGTGTTGAAGAATCAATCTTTAGTGTTGTTTGATACTACTTATAAGTATAACTGTCCAGATGGTTACTTTGGACCCAATCCTGCTGATATGCTCGACAACTACATATCGTATTATGGTATTGAATCTGATTTCAAAAGTGATGAAGGAGACTTCTCTAATTATATATCTGGAGTAGAATTTGACCTTGGAGTCTCAACATCTAGAGCTGTAGACAAGTTCTATTTACCATTCCTAGCTACTGATAACAATCTGTTACCAGTTTACAATTCTGATACTGGAATGTATCATTCGGACCAGTCAGCAGGATATGTAATTGACAACACAGAGGATGTTATAAACTTTACAGCTACTCCTTACATGAAATTTGGAGCATTGTCTGGATTGGCAGTTAACGGTTCTATTAACCTAAGTTTGTTAGGTTCTGGAATCATTAAAGTAAATACTTGGAAGTACTTCTGCGAGCAGGACAGTGTTACATTGACATGGGGACTGGAAGCATATCCTAGAACTGGGGATGAAATCTTGGAAGTTAAGTTTATATTCTATGATATACTAAGCACTACTCCTGAATCGGAAATACTAGAATACACTCTAGCACGTAAGCGCAGTTATAACGGAGTATTTACAGAGACATTAGCTTTGGGTAATACCTTACAAAGTGGACATTTATATTTAACTAGAGTCAAAATAACTACTGTTAAAGGGACTGTAACTAGTGAGTACAGGTGGTTATTAACTACTGCACTTTATAATAAATTATACTTTGGAACTCAAGACTTCGGTAACAGCTTAACTACTATGAGGGAGTATAATAGAGTACATCTAGCAGTTAATAACACATATGGTATACAGAATGCGTTCGAAAGTGTTACTAAGGACTATGCAGCATTGTTTAACGAAGAAGGAGTTACTCAAAATCCTATAATTGATGTGAGACAGTACACTAAGCACTCATCTGTTATAGAAGTTACTGATAACACATCTATAGAGAGTATTGATAATTATCCCTTTGCATTGGATATGGGTAACCTAAATACTAGTTATACTTTAAATCAAGATAAGACATCTATTAGTATACCTCAAGTATCATATACTGGAAGTACTTCTAATATAAATGCATTAGATAAGGCTTTGGGAGCTAATACTGTAATTACTCCGGTCGCCTCAATAGATTGGGATTCGTATGACACTCCTGAATTCACTATATCAGTTGATAGCATTACAGGTAGGACAGTAGTTAATGCCAAATTGCTTGCTGGTCTTATATCTCGTACTGAACGTGATAGTTTTACATTTGACAATCCATATCAGGAATTTATAGATTCTGGAGATAAGTTCAATAGAATCTTCGGATATGACTACTTTACTGAAGCAGGTCACGGAGCATTAGCTAGAGTAGGAGTTGCATTCAATGTGCGTAAGAAAGCTAAAACTGTATGGAGACATATGCCTAAGTTTACTAAATCTGCATGGGACCAAATGGAATGTCCTATAGGTGATAAGGACAGGAATGTAGGTGACAATTCAGATAGAGGGTCACAGTATCTTAATAACAAGACTAGAACTAAGGTAGTAGAAGTTATTGACAGTTATTATGGACGTAGACCTTTGTGTATAGTAGTTGGTAATGCTGGTATGATTAATGGAGACTCTCACGTTAAAAAGGATTCTAATAACGGCTATGATAAATTGATAGGTAATAACAACGACCAGACTAGAGTAGAGATGTTATGGTGGTATAACGGTGCATCTTACGATTTCGTTGAAATGTTCATGTATTGGGGGTCTGCTCCTACAATAGACTTTACTGAAGTAATTTATAGGGAGTTTAAGAATGTATTGATTCAATTTGGGGAAACAGTAACTAGAACCCTGTTCGGACCACAGCTTATAACTGCAACTTATAATAACACTTATAGAGCTACATTGAGCATTACTACTAATATAGTTAAAGCCCCTAAACGCAATTACGAAGACAAAATATTCACTACTCCCTCTGGGTTCTATAATAAGGACACTGTGGTTGGTAATATATTAAAAGTAATGGAAGTCACTGATGATACTGTAGACACGGATGCTCTGTTTGACTTAGTGGATTTCAAATTACAACCATTCTCTGTAGAAGAAACTTCTGAACAGACATACCTGGTTGGAGATATGGTAGACGTGTATAATAAGCTTCAAGCTATTGAAAGCAAGACCTCATTACCACTAGTCGCAATAACTAGTGATGGTGTTATGTTTAGTAATCTGATTAACAATCAGATATATTACTATGACCAAAAGAATGGAGTGATAACTAATCCCAGAATTAGCGGACAAGCTGGTTATGGTCTGGTTAAGAACCTTAAATTGGGTAAACATGAGGGACGTATAACATTATTGTCTAGTCCGCAAGGTAAGACGTCTAAGGACTTCTATACAGAGAGAGATGGAAGTTCACTAAGGTATGGTGGTATACCTGCTATAGAAGTTAACTTTACAGGTAATTATGGAGCATCTTGGTTGAAACTTACATAACATATAATTATGAGAAAGCTTAACGATTATACAAATCCTTTCATTGTAGAAGAATTAAAGTTCCCAACTATTTCGTTAGCTTACTATCTAAGTCAAATTAGGCCCTACGGTAACATAGTGTATGAATACAACCCATTACATAATTATAGGTTGTCTTCAGACACTGTTATTGATGGGGAACTAGTGGAAGCTGGTAGTATAGTTGATTTGGATACGAGTAGTTTTAACTTTAGTCTTAATAACCCATTAGTAATAGATGCACAGCAGTCTTACGATGGCTCTGTAAATCTTATATTTAATGACAATAGGAATATACCTAGGTTAGTAAATAGTAGATTCTCTGTACTACAGAATAATACATATGAGATAGTAGACCGGATTGGCAACAATGATACTAACCTATATGACAGTGAACAGTTCGATTTAGATACATCTCTATATAAGAGGATTAATACTATACCTACAGTTACATTTAATTCAGTATTACCATCTGGTAATCTAAAGGTTGGTAATTATGTTGTGTATATTAAGTATGCAGATGCTGATGGTAATGAGACTGACTTTGTAGGAGAATCTGGAATTATATCATGTTTCATGGGAGGAGATAGGGACCCATTCTCAATTAATGGAGGGTTCAGAGACAATAATAGTAATAAGTCTATATTCCTATCAGTATCTAACATTGACAGTAGTTATGACTATATTAAGGTATATTACACTAGAAGTACTTCTGATGTAGATTCTAATAGAATTGTAACTGCATATGAAATAGTTAAGAAGTATCCAGTAAGAAACAATAGTTGTAATGTAATTATAACTGGTGATGAGGATACTAAAGACATTCCTATTACTGATATTAATATACAATACTCTATTATAGATAAGGCTAAAGCTCAAACTGTATGTCAGAATATGTTATTCTTAGGCAATTCATGTAAGCCTGACATGATGTATTCAGACTTGTCTGATGTGAGTTTAAGACTACTTCCGTATTTGGAAGTGTCTGATTCAGAGCGGTTTATAGGTAAGGTATCATATGACTACTCGGACTTATCAGATGACAACTATAGTCATGAGTATTATAACACTTTAAACATCTATAATAAAGTTGGTTATTGGAATGAGGAGATTTATAGACTAGGAGTAGTTTATATAATGAAGGACGGTTCATTGTCCCCTGTATATAACATTAGAGGTAAGAACGGAATACCTGTAAAGGAGGATATTCCTAGTGCATATTTACAAAGTAGTTTATGGAAAGTTGAAGATGGCCAAACTGTACGTAATTATATAGCTATTGACGAGTCTACCTTTGATGTGTCTGGAACTTCTTATTTGGAGAATGCTAAGGGAGTTATTAGAATCAATCATGAAGCTGATAACAGATGTGTATATGGTATAGGTATAGCTATTCCTAAAGAGACTTCTGATTACCTATCTACTTTAGTACAAGGATTCTTTATAGTGAGACAGCGTAGAATCCCTACTATACTAGCACAAGCTTATGTAATGCCTAGAGACCTGGAATCTGAATTACCTGCAATTAATTATGGCGGTAGCTATATCATGGAAAGATTTATAGACAATGACCGTATATTAAACGAGTCCTATCTCCCTAGACTATACAATATTCAGGATATGGGTAGGGTTAATAGGTCTGCTAAGGTAGCTATATGCCCAGAATATGATGTAAGACAGTCGTTCTTTAATCAGATGTTCACTGGAACTAGTTACGTAGTTAGAAAGGCTGATATACAACCATCTATGACTACTCTTAGTAGGGATATGTATAATGACAGACATTATTATGTGGACAACTACTATAAACGCAGGGAGGAGCAATATTCTAAAGCTAAGATTATAGCGCTGCCAGACAATACACCTATAGCATCTATAGAGGATTGGAACTTTAGAGGAAGGGCTGGTGAAGCAGAAGAAGGTTTTAAATTTAGATACATAGAATCTAAGAACAAGGAGCAAAGTGCAACTAATTTAATTCGTGGAGCCTATGCACCTTACTTAGGTATAGTAGGAGACCAAGTATCAATTGGAAGCATTATAAATATCTATATACCTGGATACTCGGAATCTCAAATGTCTACATATTTCAACACTAGATATGAAGACACCTCTCCATACTTTGCAATATGTGAGAGAATTAGTTTCACTGATTTAGATGGAACTCTATCCTTACAGAAGATTGGAGATGTCTATTCTTATATCAAGACTTGTTATAGGGGAGACTGCTATATATGCAATTACACTCATAGATTGAATCGTAACTTCCAAGACCCATCAGCTCCTATTAATGATGAAATAGTTGATGAGAATACGTGGAAAGATAATTACGACCCTAACAACACCGAGAAGAATGCCAACATTAATAGAGGTGACGTAAATGCTATTCAAATTGGAAGTTGGATTACGTTTAAGGTATGTTCTTCGTATAACCTGTCTATCAGGTCTACTGACCCTTCATATCCAACTGAAGAAGGTTTGACAGGTTTAAAGAGAGGGTTCTACCCACTACAAGAGATTAGCACAGCTGGTCCTACTAAGATACCAGAATCAGCTGTTATTAATACTGGATTTAGTAATACTGTTAGCGAGAGACAAGCATTTACACTCCCTGACGTGCCTTATATTAAGAATAGATTTGATACTAGAATTATGTATTCTGATATATCAGTAGGTGATGCTTTTAAGAATGGATTCAGAGTATTCCAGATGACTCATTATAGAGACTATCCTAGAATCTATGGTGGAATTATGAAGATGGTTGAGCTGTTTGGTAATATACTTTGTATCTTTGAACATGGTGTGGCTGTAATCCCAGTTAATGAACGTGCTGTTGCTGGTGAAGGAGCTGGTGGAGATGTCTTTATTAACACCTCTAACGTGCTTCCAGAGAATCCAAAGATGCTGTCAGATACCTATGGTACTCAATGGCCCGAAAGTGTCATACAGACCCCGTATTACGTTTATGGAGTAGATACAGTTGGCAAGAAGATTTGGAGAACTAATGGAGACCAGTTTGAAGTCATATCAGATTTCAAGGTTCAAGAGTTCTTAAACGAGAACATATCACTTACTGAACGTGAGCTGTCACCAATTATAGGTATTAGGAATGTTAAAGGCCATTATAACGCATTCAAGCAGGATGTTATGTTTACATTCTATGATGATTTATATGGATTTGAAGAGAAGGTATGGAACATCTGTTATAATGAAATTATGCAGAAGTTTGTAACATTCTATTCATGGATTCCATCCTACTCTGCCAACATTGACAATATCTATTTCAGTTTTAATAGAGACACTTCTAAATGGGTTAGTAAACTAGCAACATCACAGAAAGGTTCTACATCTGAAGATGGCGTAGTCCTAGGTAGTGTTGTTATAGATGATTGGATTGACCTGAATGGAAAGAAAGCAACACCTCTATATTTAGTTAATAGGGCGCTTCCTAATGATGATAGAACTGGCATGATTGTTACTACAGATTTCACTGTTGAGCATGATAACTTTGGTGTATATAAATACTTCACTACTGACAAGGTTATCAATGATGATAAGAGTGAAACTAACTATTTAGTAATGGTGTCAGAACCAGAATGGAACACTCCAGTACTTCAATTGAATATACACTGTGATGTTAATTACCATTATAAATCCGAAAATGCTCCACAAGAGATTGAAGAGTATATAAACGGATGGAAGGATTATATAACTTATAATGCCGGATTATATGAATCCTCAATAGCTATTACCACTAAGGAGATATTGGAGAACGGAGTCAATGAAGGACTAAATCTTACTACAGACTTCTGGAAGCATGGCCAATCAGGAATTATAGACATTAAGGACAAGATTAAACCATGTTACTGGTATGGTAAACAACATCCGTTTGAATATGAGTTTGTAGTAGTTGACAATCCTGGAGTACATAAGATATTTAATAACTTACAGATAGTTAGTAATAAGGCACAACCAGATTCATTCCATTATGAAATTGTAGGTGAAGTTTATGACTTTAATGATGATAAGAAGAACATGTATATAAGACAAGAAGCTACTAAGGACTTTTATCAATATAATGGTTCTGACATACTATATAACAAAAACTTCTTAGACTTAAGAGGAGCTCAAAGAGACATTCTTAGGAATTGGAAGCCTACTGGAGTTAAAGACAAATCTACAATGTTCCCATTGTATTACGCTAGAGTAGATACATTTAATGAAGTGGAAGATTACTATAAAGGTAAGACTGCTCCTAATAAGGACTATGTTAATCTGTCAGGTTCTGAAATTGTATATAACGAGAAGCTTAATGAGTTTAGGATATGGACTCATGCTAAGGCAGTTGATATAAAGGATGAAAGGGCTGGTAGATTGAGAGGTAATATGAATTACCAGGAGGATATTTGGGATATTCAAATTAATCCTATTACCTTTGTACAGCGCAACGAACCTACTTGGAATACGTCTACTATCAATGATGAACTTATTAACAAGGTTCCTATCTCTGTAGGTAATTCACCTATCCCAGACGATATGAAAGGATTTGATATTACTGAAACTACTCCAATTGAGGATTATATGCCACAGGACTTAAGAGACCTTGGTTATAATATGAATGATATTGATATATCAGATTGGTGGGCTAATAGAAAGGAGACTAAGCTTAGAGACAAGTACATCAAGATTAGAGTACGTTACACAGGTGATGAGTTAGCTATTATTACTGCACTTAAAACACTATTCACAATAAGTTATGCGTAAGATACTTAAATTTGAGGTAAATGGAACCCCTTCATATCAGTATGGAGGGGGTCTAAACCCTTCCTTTAATAATGGGATGAACATGTTTGAGACTATAGCTGGTAAACAGAACTATAACTTTCAAAGATTTAGTCCTTCTAATAACATGATGCTTCAATCAGACCTATCAGCTGGCAATTTAGCAGCAGGGGCTTTGAATACTAATCTTGGTACTAGTAAGGCTATTAGTTCTATACAAAGCACAGTTCCTAAATCCATGTCTGCATCTACCGTTAATCCTGGTAAAAGTGGTATATTTAGTAAGGCTAAGATAGGTAACACCATGAATGTAGCTGGAGGTATAGCTGACACTGTAGGTAGTTTGATTCCCAAGAAGGAACAGTCAGCACTTACCACTGGATTAAATCAGGGCTATGATGCAGCCGCAAACGCTATTGGTTCTATCCCTGGAGTTGGTACTATTATAGGAGGGGCAATGAAGATTGGCGGTATGTTGTCAGATGGTTTAACAGCTATGGGAGTTGGTACTGACCAAATGACAACTACTGATAAGATACTAGATAGTAAGTTCATGAAACTTACACCTATGGGATTAGTAAATGCTATAGGAGCTAAGAAGGCAGATACCATTTATAAAGACCAAGAGACCTGGGAACAGCAAGGCTCCGCATACGGAGGTTCAATGTCTAAAGTAGATGATGCTTTAGGTAAGAGCGGTAAGAAGTACGGTTTGTTAAGTGGTAAAGCTAGACGTAAAGCTAACAGAGAGATTGCTGAAGCCAAGAGACAACAGAATCTAGTAGCAGATATAAATCAAGAAGCACAAGATGCCTTTGCAGCTTCTAACTATGCTGGTATAGGATTGGGTAATCAGTTAGCTCTTAGTGGAGGATATAAAAGTATGGCAGTAGGTAAGAAGGGTATGAAGATTCTTGATAAAGAGACTCAATGGGCTAAAGATGTACTTAAATCAGCTAAAAGGAAGTCTAGTAATGCTAAGAAGATTCAAGAAGAAGTTAGGGCAGAGGAGGTAGCCGGATTTCAAAAGGGTGGTAAAGTTGATGCCGTAACTGGAGCTGCGCCTAGGATTACTTTTGAATCTTGGTATAAAACTATACCAACTGATAGAAACGACACTACTTCATATAATCTTAGAAGGGCATTTGAACTGGCTCCATTTGAAGAGCTTGAAGCTTGGAGAACATCTAGTATAGACGATTTGAAGAAAGGTAAGAATCATTTAAATTCAGTGTATTTAAATTCAGATACTGGCATTTATGAGTTCATGAAATCCAAAGACCATCCTACTCTTAAATATGAATTGGAGTGGTATAATTCAGATGACCCAGAAGCTATAAAATTCAGAAACCACTATGATTTAGATAAGACAGGTGAGTATTATAAGTACGTACCTAAGAAGTTTAAGGAAGGTGGTAAAGTCAATGTAATCCCTGAAGGAGCTTTACATGCTCATAAACATCATTTAGAGAACATTAGTGAAGACTTTGAGGATGTTACTTCTAAAGGCATTCCAGTAATTAGTAAAGAAGATGGTGGCGAGATAGTTCAACATGCTGAAATTGAACGAAATGAAATCATCTTCAACCTTGATGTTACTAAGAAACTAGAGGAGTTAATGAGTAAAGGTACTGACGAAGCAGCTATAGAAGCTGGTAAATTACTAGTACATGAGATTCTTAATAATACTATAGACAATACAGGTTTAATGCAGGAGGTAGAATGAAGATAGAAATTGGTGATAAGAAGTATAATGTTGAGGTAGCTCAAACAGACGAAGATAGAGCCAAAGGATTGCAAGGCAAGGAGAAGCTTGCTGACGATGAAGGTATGCTCTTCATATTTGACAAGCCTCAAACAGTAGGTTTCTGGATGCAAGACACTAGCATTCCGTTAGATATAGTATTTATAGATGAAGACTTTGAAGTCATCTCAATATATAAGGGCAAGCCTTATGATGAAACTATAGCAGAGGAGGACAATGTCCAATTTGTTTTAGAGGTTAATCAAGGTTCTGGAATTAAGGAAGGTGACGAGCTTGACATTGACGATGATGAGGAAGTACCTAAGATGCTAGTAATTGCCCCAGACGGTTCAAGTCAAATGGAACTAGATGGTGGTGAGCGTATCTTTAGTCGTAAGAATACTAAGACTCTCATACGTATGGCTAAGAGAGCTGATAAGAGTAAGGCAGATAAGGATTATAAGGCACTTGGCAAGAAGATGTTTGCATACTTAAAGCAGCAGGATGAACGAGAGCCTGAATATGTAGAAAGGAAAGATTAGTTTGGTATTACCGTTAACTCTAACTAACTTTGTGGGAAAGTTAATGTTTAACGTTAAATAGTAATTAACAATGAGAATTCAATCTAAAATTCAACGATTTCAACAAGGAGGTGCAGCTCCAGCACCTCAAGACCCAGCAGCTGGTGGAATGCCTGCTGAAGGAGCACCAATGGAAGGTGGAGCACCGGCAGGAGCACCTGAAGGTAACCCAGCAGACCAGATTCTGCAAGTAGCTGCACAGGCAGTACAAACAGGTAATTGTGAAGCAGCTTTGGCTGTATGTCAAGCTCTTATGCAGGCAGCACAGGGTGGTATGGGACCTGGAGAAGCTCCTCAAGAGGAACCAACCTTTGCAAGAAATGGTTCTAAACTTAAGAGAGTTAGATAATCATTTAACAAGTTAGAAAGGAGCGTATATGATAGTGTATATGCTCCTTTCTTAGTTTAATATAAACTTATGTCACAAGCAATTAGAAAGTATGAAGGTGGCGGGAAGTCTCCTCAAGAACCAGAATTGTTTGAATGGAAGGATGTCAACAAGTATAATAAGTCTGATGTAGTTGCAGGCTTATATAGAAACATTGACACATACATTCAACACAATGGACTGTCAGGAGACAAAGCCAACCAATTCAGGAAGTCTGCTAATCAATTCATAGAGGGTATTAAGAATGGTACTGTTACTATGAACGGAGATGGCACCTTTACTGATGCTTCTGGGACAATGAGCAGCACTGGTAAGTATGACAAGAAGTTCCTCGGAATGGGTACTAAGAATACAGAGAACAATGCATTCAACAGAGTTGGAGACTTCGCATCCAGCTATATTAAAAGCCTTTCTCCTTATAAGGCGCAAGAAGCAGCTAAACCTGCTACTAATGCTAAGCCTATAGACTTTAGGCAGAGACTGGCTAACATAGCTATGGGAGGAACATGGAACTCTGATGTATGGAGGAAGTTCAATTCACAAGACCGTTTCAACTTTATAAAGCAAGCTGCACAAGCTAGTCATAATGACTTCCTTAATAACCCAGAAGCAGAATTTAACAAAGATGTATTTGGAACTAGAGACAACTGGATAGAGAGAAGCAGTGGACTTCTTAAAGCACTAGAAGATGGTAAATATGACCCTGAAGACTTAAAGTACTCTGCTGCAATGGGATATGGTGATTTGAATGATTACCTTACTGACCCAGCGCAAGACACTGAAAGGTCTGGTGATATTAATCTAATGGATGCCTACAGAGAAGCTTTAGTAAATCAAGCTAAGAGCCAAGGTATATTAGGAGAGGATGCTATTAATGCCTTTGTAGAGAAGGGAATGCGTGAGCAAGCCAAGAGAGAGCAGGATGTCATTAAGACTAACCAAGAGGAATTAAAAAGACAATCTACTCAAGAATACTTTGATAAGTATAAGAAGGAGAACCCATTTAAGTCTACTATGTCTGGTTACTTTGGTAACATCACTCCTAAATATAACAGGAAGGGAGTTTTGGATTATGTAAGGAATCTACCTAATCCTACTACTTACTTCCAGAATGTACTAGGAAGGACAGCATTTAGACCTGATAATGGTCAACACATTGTTAATAATATGGACATAGCGTTAGCAGCTAACAGAGCTCAATTCCCAGATGCTGGGGATGGATTTGTAGCTGTACCTACTACATATGACTTTAATAATTATACAGCCATTGTATATAATCCTGATACTAAACAATATAAAGAAGTGTCAATGTTGGATATACCAGCATTACAACAACTAGCGTATGCTCATTATGAGAATCCGGAATCTACTAAAGCACCTCAAGTAATACCTAAGGCTAATAGACCTAAAGGTACATATTTCCAGCAAGGTGGTACATTAGACTTCACAGCTGGTATCGAGAGACTTTACCAAGAGGAAATGGCTAAGCAACAACAGCAAGTGGAAGATACTGCATTATCAACTGGACGTTCAGTAGAGCAAGTTAAACAAGACAACACTCCTCATACATCATTCTCTGCTGCTGATAAGGTACGTATGGGAGCCTTAGCGGGAGATGTTGCTAGTTTAATTGCCAGTTTAACTGGAGTTGGTTCTGTAGCATCAGCAGGATTAGGTGCCGCATCAACAGCTGCTAATCAAGCCGCTGATATGATGGAAGGACAATCTTTTGGACAAGCTCTATGGAACAATGCCGGAAGTTATGCTCTTGATGTAATATCACTAATTCCATTTGCTAAAGCAGCTAAAGTGCCCAAAATGATTAAGGCTATTGGTAGGTTTGCACCATTAATGACTACTGCTTTGGCTACTTATCAAGGATTGGCTAACTTAGATGACTACAAGAATACTTGGGGTAAAGTAGGAAGAGGGGAATCATTAAATGTATCAGACTGGCGTAATATACTTAACTCCTTACAATTAGTAGCAGGAGGTACAGCAGCTACACACAGAGCTTCTAAAGCTAAGTCTAACGTTAATGCAGCTAAATCCGCTGATACTGTATGGATGAAGACTCCACAAGGTTGGAGAAAGGTAGATGCTGGTATAGCTAATAAGGTTCAAGCAGCTACTAGTATTGACGCCCAAAACAAGTTACTTAAAGATACTGGTATTCAACTTGAAGAAGCTAGGTCTTGGGGTGGTCTTGGTAAGGGTAAAGGTGTAGCAGAGGTTAAAACTACTCCATTCTATGATTTCAACAAAACTGTAACTACATACTCTGGTGATTTACCATTAGAGCATACATTTGGTCCTGGAGAGAGATGGTTAGGTACTGCACAGCTACCTAGCATAAGGATTCCAGGATTAAGAGATGCCTACAATAAAGTAGTTCATCCTAAAGCTTATAAGAAGGCTAAAGGTGGTAGCAAGAAAGCTGATGTGTCCAAGCCCGCTGAACTATTAGCATTACCAGCTCCTAATCAGGTAACTCTAGGCACTAGAGGTTCATTTGGGCCATCTGCAACTACAGGCAGACGTACTACTGATGTTACCAATCCAGAGAAGCTAGCACAAACTAGAGCTACCGGAGATAGAAACAGACGTAATGAAGCCGTAGTAGCAGAGAGGTTAAACAGGCAAGCACAAGCTAGAGAGTCTAAGAATGCTAAGAATGAAGCTTTAGCTGCATGGGCTACTAATCAGCCACATAGTAAACAGCCTTTAGCAGGAGCTGCCAGAGCTAATAAGGAGAAGACTTACAGAGATGTGTTCCAACCAGTTGTAGAGCGTGAATATAATGCAGTTTGGGATGAAGCAATTAAAGGTAAGAAGGACTTCGGATATGAAGATGTAACTCCTAGAAGAAGTATATACGCTCCTCCTGTTACTACTGAAATTACCGTTGCAGCGCCTACACAAATGACTGACACGAATGCTAGATACTTATGGGAGCTTGTTAATACTCCTAAGCGTAGTACTGCTCATGTTAAGAGAGAACCTCCTAAGAAGCAGACTAAGCCTAAGGCTAAGAAGACATCTAAGGATGATAGAGTTACTAAAAAGGCTATTGGTGGTACATTAGTTCCTAAGTATCAAGGTGGTAAACAGATTAGAAATGTAGCATCAGCTGCCGATTTAAACTGGAATACTGACATTTTAGGAAGTACTGGATATAATTCTACATTAGGTATGATTAATCCAGCTAATGCTAGTACATATAATAATATGCAGGGAGCTTATAGTAAGTTAGGATTTACTAATGTTAAACCTGGTGCTACTAAGCTATCTTATAATAAAGATGTAGCAGATTATCAAACTAACTTTAATGCTAACACCAATGTTAATAGTGATACTATGGCTGGTTTAGTTAAGGCTGGAAGAATCACTGGTAGAGGAGGTAGTTCTGATAAGGGAACACAATGGGCTGCTGATGGATATGCTGGAGACCAGACATGGTTAAGGCATTTAGGAACTACAGCTATTACTCCCGAGAACTTAGCCAAGGTTAGAGCTGGTGTTGGTAATAACATTGATGTAGTTAAGAATCTAGACCAAGGAATGCTTAACTTCATGCCAGCATTAAAGAGAGCAGGTATTACTAGTGGAAAACCTCAAGCAGCAATGCCAACTAAGTTAACATCTCCAATTAATAATGCCACAACTCCTGTTAGTAATGCTCCTAGTCCAGCCAGTGCTACTAATAGTACGCCTACATCTGATGGGACTATAACTCCTGGAGCTTCCCCTAGTAAGAAAGGTTTAGGATTTAATGTGTTACCAGAAGATGTAATAGCTCTAGGTAGAATGGTCGGAGGATTACATGCTAACAACAAGGCAGCTGAACAATACAAGGCTGGATTGAAGCCCTTATTAATAGACACTTATGAGAATACTGTACCAATTCAAGGTAACTTGTTCGCTAAAATGTCTGCTGATAAGCAAGCTTCAGATTTAACATCCTTAGCTGCTAGACCTAGAACATCTGATGCTTCATTACAGTTAGCTGGACAGTTAGAAGCCCAAAACAAAGCCGGACAGATGAGATTCCAAGGTGATATGGCTGATGCTGATATGTTCTATAAGACTAGAATGTTAGCTCAGCAAGAGTCTGATGCTGCTAAAGCTAGACGCACTGAAGTAGCTAATAGGAACAGAGCTTCCATGCTACAAATCGATGCTGCCAAAGCTCAAATTGATGCTGCCAAGACTACTGCTAACTATCAGCAGGTTATTAATCCATATCTATCTGGTATTGAGAATCAATTCAGACAGAACAGAGCTGCTAAGAAGCAATATGAAGCAGAGTCTTATAGACAAGGCTTATTAGCTAATATGCAACCTCAATGGGATGCTGCTACTAAAGCTGGAGATACAGCCACACAGCAAAGACTAATGAGGGAGTATAATACTAATATGCTAAACTACTCTAAAGACAATGTGGGAATGCCTTGGATGTTCCAAAAGAAGACTACAGTTCCTAGCTCACCTCAATGGGTTAAACAAGGTGGAAAGTTAACTTCACAAGAGCGTATAATCATTCAGAGAGCTAAGGATTTCAATAGACGAATGTTACAAGATAACAAACAGTTCCATAAAGACATAGTAGCAGCTAAGAAGCAACATGCTGACCTAATCAAGCATATGTCATCTCTAACTGCTGAACTAATTAAGAAAGGAATGTCATGGAAATAACTAATAAGGTGATTAAGCTACAAGGCGGGGGTATACCCGCCTTCGTTAGCTATACTCCAGTTCCTCAACCTCAACCTACGGCTCCTTATATGGAAACATCTATGGGTTCAGGACAGGAAGCTGACAAGAATACAATTGGTGGAATTGACAAGTCTCTTATCACAGCCCTTTATAAAGAAGGATTAATCAGTGATACTGATGCTGTTGCAGGAGAGATTGAAAGTCTGTTTGCATCACAGAACAATCCATTTGAACCTAGTAAGGTAGCTACTGCTTATAGACGTACTTTACAATTAATGGCAAGGCTTAGAGAAGGTAAAGACCAACTCAAGAATGCTATTACTGAATCACAAAAGAATGGTTCGTTTGGAGAGATGGCAATTACTACTGATGGTAGATATTATGTAATTGGCGAAGATGGAGATATAACAACTAAAGCTACTTTAGAACAAGGTGATAGAGTCCTTACTAATGCTGACTTAGCTGACTTACGAGCTAATAAGCTACCATATGCTAATAACATTTCAACAGTGATTGCTAATGGTGTAAGTATGGATAGTATTAATAAGACTATTTGGGATTTAATTGGCAAGATAGGTAAAGACTCTCAATCTAAAGAGTTCTTTAAGACCAAGAAAGGTAAGGACATTAAAGATGGTATAGACGAACTTATGGCTGCTGGTGAAGATGGTGTATACAAGATTACTGAAAGTAAATCTGACCAATCTAAGAAAGCTATGGTGGCTCTAAGCTACTTACTATCTACTATGCCTAATAATGCTAAAGCCTTATTAAGAGGTAAGGCAGCTTTAGCTGGTATGGAACCTACTAAAGGAGCTTATGAATTACTGGCTGGAATGATATCCTCTGGATTAGATTCTACATATGATATTAAGATAGATTACGATAAGCAAGCTACTGAAGGGGCTACCGGAACCAAGGGAACTAGTAATAAGACTATGGAGGTCAAACCTATTGTATCTTATTACATGGGAGAGAATGGAGACCAAGGCAAGTACATACTAAATCCAGGACAAGGTTACCAAATGGAAGCAGATGCTACATTCTGGAGCACACCTATGGGACAAGATGGCAAGTTAGTATCACAAGGCTCACTGTCAACGTTGCTTAATTCTGGAATTGGCGGCATAGTTGATAATAATAGCATTCATCTTGGTAATCAAAAGGTAGACTCATCCAAATTTGGACAAGTACTTTATGATGGTACTCAACTTGCTAGAGCAATTCTACCTTATACATATGACCAAAACGGAAGCATTACTCCTGACTTTGAGTTAATGCCTAAGTTTGTAGAAGCACAGAAGCAGATTGAAGCTCTAGGAGCTACTGCAAGTGTTGCTGATGTTCGTAAGATATTAACCGCTAATGACTTAGATGATTATATGACACAAGATGCTAATGGTAATCTTACTTGGGACAAGAGTAAATTCCGTCCATTCTTAATGACTAACGTATATGCAAGTGGTGAAGACCCTTGGTTTAGTAAGAAGAAGGGTGCAATTGATGTAGATAGAGCAGGTGAAGGGTATATGACTAACATTAGAAGTATACCAGGCACAGACCCTGATGATATAGAGAATTTGTTTAAAGGTGTGCTTGGAATGAAACCTTATGATAATATATATAAGACGGTAGCTTATATGCCATTAAGAGAGAATGCAGGACTTGCCTTAAATGTTGCAGGCGAGAATCCAACATTGCCTGCTGACTGGGGAGACATGAGAATCCTTAAAGGTAAAGCAGCTAAGTCGGCTAAAGAAGCTACATTTGTAACTCCAAGTATGTCTAAAGTATTAAATTGATATGAACGATATAAAGAAACCTAACGATTGGTTTGTAGCTCAGTTAGAGAATCCCTCATTCGACATATCCAACTTTAAGGATGTGGGATTGTCTGCTGACAATACAGGATTACTAGACAAGAATACTTACAAGAATAGTAAGTATATACAAGATATGTTTAAGGGAGAAGATGGTAAGTTCAATGAAGTAGCATTTAATCAGAAGTATGACAGTGCTGCACTTACTTATCAAAAGTTCGCTAATGATGAGTTTGAGGATACCATTATGGAAGATGTAGACTGGGACCCATATTCTCAACTTAAACCAACTGATGCTAAAGACAGAGAGTTAGACTTTACTGTTAGAAGAGTATTTAATCCGGATAGATTAAAGACAGGTGTGTCTCAAATAGGACGTACAGACAACAGAGAGTGGACTGCATCAGAGCTAGCACAAACACAAAAGGTATTTGATTATAAGACTGGTAAGTATAGGGATTATACTCCCAATGACAACGTACTGTTTGGTAATCCTTTAGGTTTCATAAAGTCGTTGTCAGAGCCTTTAGTATTAGCACAATGGGATTCTAATGGCACACATACTGACCCGTTCACAGGTAAGATAGTAAAGCATAAGAAGGGTGAACTTAAATATAACGAAGAAGGTACATATTACTATGAGACTCTAGGTGGTAGAGAAGCTTATGGACGTAAATTTAAATCAGCATTTGACTCGTTTACTGTAGATGGTTCAGCTGCTAATAAGTATGACTTCTTTGATTCAGATGGTCTTGATAAGTCCGTAACAGGAACTGTGATGAAGACTGTAACATCACTTGCTCCTCTATTTGTACCATATGTTAATTTGGTATATGGCGGAGCTATGATTGGTGCTCAACTGCTTGATATACTTCCTACCATTTATAAATCAACCCTAGCTCTTAATGAGGACACTCCTACTGCCAACTTGATACAAGGTATTGGTAGAACATTTAAAGGGTCTACATCAGAGTATTCTCAAGAGCATATGGTATCCACAGAGAACTTCTTTAACTTAGTAACTGACGTAGCATTGCAATGGGGACAGCAAAGAGCTATCTTCAAAGGAATGAGTAAGTTACTAGGAACTGAAAGTAAACAGATTGCTGCAATGCAGGCTGCTGATTTAGAAACTGCTAAACTTATAGGTAAGAATCCTGGTAAATATGGTGGTGTTATGGATTCTGCATTCGAAATGAATAGACTTAAGGCTGCTAAATCATTCGAGAAGTTACTTGAAAAGAACAACAGAATGGCAGCTAATACAGCTCTTGGTTACATGGCAATGATGCAAGGTCTAGAGACTTTCGAAGATGCCATTGAACAAGGAGCTGATAGGTCAGAAGCAGCAGCAATAGCATGGGGAGCAGTTGCAGGTATGTATGCAGTTGATAGAACTGGTCTTGGCGAATTGTTCTTCCCTGAACTTAAAGGTAATGCTCCTACATTTAGAAAGGCCATTAAGCAAGTATCAGAAGACATTAATAAAGGATTTGGTACACTAGCTTCTACTAACATGCCTAAGCAAACTAAGCTAGCTAAGATGTTTGATACAGCCAAGACTTACTCATCTAACTATTGGTCTGACATACGTAACCACACTACTGGATTCATTGGTAAGGCTGTTGGTGAAGGTCTTGAAGAGATGTCTGAAGAGTTAGTAGTGGACTTGGCTAAAGGTACATTTAACTGGGCTCAAGATATGGGCTTTACTAAGAGCCAGAATAAGCTTGATGCTTGGGAGAATGCTTTAGAAAGGTATGGTATGAACTTCTTTGGCGGTGCTATTGGTGGTGCTATCTTCTATGGAGTAGACGTAGTACAGAATAGGAAAGCTACTAATGAGCAAACTAATCAAGAGCTTATATACCTAATCCGTAACGGACGGACATCAGAATTGATGGAAGAGCTTGATAAGATGCGTAAGAAAGGTAAGCTTGGTAATAGAAATCTATCAGCTACTAAGACTGAAGATACTGACCAAGGAACTGTATGGACATCCCCAACCGAACCTTTTGACAATCAAAATGAAGCTGTGTTCAATATGACTAAGAATTACTTACAGCATATGGATGCAGTTATTAATCAAGAAGGACTTAACTTCTCTGATGAGCAGCTTCTTGATAAGATGATTATGGGAGACATGAGAATGAAAGCTCTAGTTAACTTTGAAAGAGGTGATGGTGAGAAGTTTGGAAAGGCTATTATTAATGGCTATCAGGGTAAGATGTTGCAGGATTTCAATACACTGACTTCTGATATAGTAGCTAAACGGAATGAAATAGCTAATTTAGAGAAGAGTACCAAGGATGAGGACAAGAAGGGTTCTGTATATCAACAAGCTATGCAGAAGTTAATGCAGGAGAAGTCCGATTTGGATTTAAAGAAGCAGAAGTTCTTAGATGGTACTTACTCTGAATACTATACTGGACAGATGCTATTTGCAATCGATAGTAGTATTAATAAGTTCTTCTACGCACCTACATTTAAAGACTATGTAGAGTACAAGACTGGTAAAGACTTCCAATCGTTATCAGAAGAGCAAGTTAATGGATTTAAGGAAGGTTATGAAGCCTATAGTAAGCACAGTAAAATGGAGAATCTTGATACAGCCTATGGTATATTCAAGAAGCTTAATAAGGACTTCTCTGCTAAATTAGAGCAAGGTACTATAACTTACCAAGACTACTATAAATTTAAAGCATGGGCTTATGATAACCTAATTGATGCCAAAGCTACTCTAGACAAACTTACAATACCAGAGGGGGAAGATGCTCAACAAGTATTAGCTTCCAGATTTAGCACTGATAGAAACATCAAACCAGTTCTTAATAAGAAGTTTGTAAGAGAGACATTTATACCAATAGAGGGTGAATCAGATGCTGATGCAGAACTAAGAATGCAAGCTGTGGAAGCACAGAATGCAGAAGTACTTGCTAGAGTTCAGGAAGTAATACAACAGGCCATGTCATTCGGATTCATGGACAAAGGTACTAAAGAGTTACTTCTTAGTGTGTTAGGTGATAAGGTGTCTAATGAGAGAGCCGTTAATGCTATTAAGGGCGCAATGATAACGAATGGTGTGGTAACCATTGGCAACAACAATCCCTTACAAGATGCATTGCTTAATACTCTCAATGATGTTAATGGTGAGAATACTAACGAGATTAGCGAGAAGCTTGATAACATTCTAAATTCTTCGGAGTATAGACGTCAATTGATGAATGAAACTCTGGACAATATGGATGCAATGGGTATGTTTTATAGTGGTGAAGAAGACCCATCTGTACTAGAAGCGTTACAAGACAGAATTGATAGTCTTAAAGACACATACATGAATGCGGTTAAAGCTATTGAAGAGCAAGTACTTGCTAATCCTTACAATGCTACAATTATGCAGCTTAGAAGGGATGTACTTCAATTAAAGACTAGTCCTGTATATGACTTCTTACAGCAACTTACTAATACAGTATATGGTAGTAAATCTGACATCATTGCATTACTAGAAGAAGAATCTAAAAGGTTTGAGAATGCTCCTACAATATCTGACTATGTACTGTCTGGTAATAGGGACAAGGAAATAGAGCAAGCACTTAACATCATTCAGATGTTTAATGCCATTATAACTGCCAGCTCTACCACTGATTTAGACATTAATCAACCATTTGGACATAATGCTACTCTGAACTACTTCTTAGAGACGTACTTCCCTAAAGAAGAGTTGTATGGTATTATTAAGGATGACATAGCTCAACAGATGAGAAGTGAATTAAGTACGTTAGTAGAGCAACTTACATTCTTACAAGAACTGTCTAGGATGAACTCTATTAACCAATTCGCTAAACATGCTAAAACTGGACAGCAAATATCTAAGTTAACAGCTGAAGTACTTAAAGGTAAGAATAGGTATCAGTTCTTAAAGGATTTAAATTATAAGGGAATATATCTATTTAAGGATATGGACATCATGTCTACTCCTACTTTAGATGATATTGACAATGTTAATTATGACAATCCTTTAATCTCTAAGGAGTTAAGTATGCTTCAAAATAAGCTATATGATAACTTCCAGGAGATTGTAAATACTACTAATGATTCTCCACAAGTAATCTTAAAAGACCTATTCTCTGGAATGAGGAAGCAATTTAACATTACTAACTTAGTAGAACAGAAGAATACTAAATTCAGTCCGGAGACTAAGTCATTAGAGGATTATGATGTATATATGATGCTACATACTCTTATGGCTCTTAAGAAGTCTGATTTTGACTATTACTTGAGAGAGACTTTAGTTGAAACTGATGCTAACTATGCTCCATTATACAGTCAGGAATATGCTGCTTATATAGCTACAGCTATGGCAGTTAATCCAGAAGTTATGAATGCTGCTATAGTTAATATGGACACACCTAAAGGTACTTATGGTAGTGAGTTATTAAGATACTATAATACTGTAATGGTTGATGGTATTGGTGGTGCAGGTAAGACAGCAGTAATTGCCAAACTAGTTCAGAATGTAATCAAGAAGTACTATCCAGAATCTGAAGTATGGAAAGTTGGTCCTACTAAGCAACAAGTTGATAACTTAGTTGGTTCATTAGGTTCTGACGGTAAGTCATTTATAGTTGAGGATTTAATGAGTCATATATTAGGAGAGGATACCTATGCTGAACTATCCAATGATATAGTTAATAGCAACAAGGATTCTAAACAGTATAAGATTCAGGACTTTGGTGATATTACTTTACCAACTGGAGATGTACAATCAGGATACTCTGCTGCGGTTATTAATGAGGATACTGAATATAGTAATGCTCAACCTCCTAAGCTAGTCTTTATAGATGAAGCTACATGGGTTAATAGCTTATATATGCAGCATATCTCTAACTGGGCTAGGAAGAATAATGTAACTATTATACCATTAGGAGATTTAAATCAGAATGGATTTAATAATGGTGTTCTAGGAGTATATAATGTAAACTCTACTGCTGCATTAATGGTTAGAACACCTAAACTTGATATTAGCCTTCGTGTTACTAACTCACAAAAGGACGATAACAATAAGACTGTTAATGCTGTTATGAACACTATAGATATTAACTATGCCGATATGAAGGATGCAGATACCCAACTTGAGGCAGTTAATAGAGCTAAAGACATCATTGGTAAGATGGAGTTACATTATTATCAAGATGATAACAATGTTCTTAATGGAGAGAAGATAGTAAGTACCGTTAACGAGGAAGAAGTTAAAACTATCTTAGAGAAGGACGGAGTACTTGGTTATATATATGACAATGAGAATACTCCTACTTATAAGATGCTACGTAATATGGCAGATGACAGAATTAAGTTCTATACTCCTAAATCTGTACAAGGTTCAGAAGCTCCTCACTTTATAGTAGATATAAACTTTGGCAAATATGACTTATCAACTCCATATGACATTCAATCATTCATGAAGTCCTTCTATACTATGATGTCTAGGTCTAAGGAAGGTACATACATCATTAATAATGGATTAGGTCAAGTTATAAAAGAGAAGCAACTTATTGAAGATGAGAATACTTCCAATACTCCAGACCCGGCTACTATTATTGACAGATTTAAGGCTGTTAGAATGATGGCATTCGATGCTGAATTAGAAGGTTATACTCCTACTAAGAGGAAAGTTGAAGCTCCTGCACAAGAATCAGAGACACCTGCTGACCAACCAGCTGGAGATAGACCTGAAGCTACATCTGAACCTATTAAGGAGAAGCCAGTAGAATTTACTCCTCCACCAGCTAGTACAGTAACTGGTAAGAATGAATTGGAGAATGAATTCCTAGATGCAGTTGAAGGTAAAGGTGAAGAATCTACCATAAACGATATACTTGACCATGAACCTATGTCTGGAATTAGAGCATATGGTTGGTATATGAGATATGGTATGAATGTTAATCCTGATGGAACATTTAGTAGAACTGTTAAAGACGATGTAGTTGATGATTTGAATGTATTTACTAGAAATGGAATTAATTACACTGAAGCTACATTATATAAACCAAAGCAGTTATTAGTAGATGTTAGAAACTACTTAACCTTTGGAGAGAAGTTTGATGCAGACTTCTTACAAAAGCTAGAAGATGCTGGATTGTCATACTTAGCTAAGCTAGGAACTGATGTATGGAATAGTGGCACATTTAACCTAGAGATTAGGAAGGATGATACTAATGAACAAGGTACAGACATTGCTAGAGACAAACAAGGTTATGATAAGACTAAAGTAGAGCCTGTTGCATTTAATATAGTGTATAGAATCAATGTAGAAGGTGGTAAGGACATTCAATTCACAGTTGGTAAGCTTACTAATCCTGATACATGGCAGAAGTGGAACAACTCTAATGGTAAGGATAAGTCTATAGCTGATAGAATTACTAAGTACAAGAGATGGTACAATGATACTAAGAAGGAAATCTTAGACAATCCTGGCACTGTTAAATACTTAGGAATTGAGAAGGATGATATATCATTCTCTAGAGCTACTAGGCTGAAGAAGGTTCCTGGACAAACCTGGAACTTAGACCAAGTAAGGTCTGCATTCCCTAATGCAATTATTAGTCCTATGTACTTATATTCTGGCAATGGCGGAACTGCAATGGTAAGTAAGTCAGTTCAAGGTAAGGGAGTTGTATTTGCTACTTCTAATAAGCATTTAAAGATTGATGGAGAGAAGGTTACTGAATCTAATCTCGCTGATATGTATTTAAAAATGCAAAGAAGAAGAAAGGAAGTATATGACCAAGCTAGAGCTAGAGGATTAGATGACAAGGCAGCTAAAGCTGAAGTTGCTGAACAAGTACCACCATTAATAAGAATGATTGTTGCTAACTCAAATGGAGCCTTCATTAATGAATACTTTAGACTGTCATTCAACGACATGGTGCATACAGCTGACGACGGAAGCACCAAGCTAGATAGAGACCAAGTTAAAGAGTATTTAGGTACATTCGGTAGTAATACTACAGCAGCTAGAATGTTAGTTGCTATGTGGAATTATAGGTCTGGATTAAGTAACTTTGTAAATGCATATGAAAGCTATAAAGAAGTAAATAGTACTGGTGAGGTTAGAGGTGCTACTGCTGTTGATGAATTTAACAGACTTATTGACCAATCTGTATCAGATGGCGGTAAGAGAGTACCTTGGAGCTCTAGTATATATAATGGCTTCATGTTTAGACTTACTTACGCAGATGCTATTAAGAAGGATGCTCCTGGTATGGTAATTAGACCTATTAATCTATCTAGGAATGAATGGGATACATTTAATTCTGGAGGTAGAATTCCAAGAACTTTAACTTATGGAGTATATATAGACCCAGCAGTTGCTAAGGCTCAATTGTCTATCCTTAATAGTATATTTGAAGTATTGGGTGAGTATATATCCTTACCTAGTAATACAGAATTTACTATTGCAACTAATGGCAAGGACATGCAGAATATACTGGCCCAATTAATAGCTGACAATGGAGAGATAGAATTTACTGATGGCAAGAATACATTTAAACATCCAGCATCAGAACTGGGAGGTATGGGTGGTTCCTTTAAATTAGTAAGTTTACTATCTTCAGTATATAAGCTATTCTCGGCAGGACATAAGACAGATGACAATTATATATTTAGAGCCAGAGGTAGAGATGGTGCAATTAAAGAGAGTGGCTTAGAAGGACTTAACTTAGACATAGTAAGGGCAGTTAACGATGCTGGAAGGAACAATTACTTCTCTGTTATTAATAACATGTTTAATACTATCTTCCATGGCACTCCTATAGTTAAGGAAGGCGCAGCCACAACTACTTATGCTCCATTTATTAATGGTATATATTACACACCTAGAACTCCTACTTCACATGATAGTAGACCATCTGACTTCTATCCTACTAGAAACAGACCTGAACAATTCTATATAGATACTGCAATAGAGAGTCCAAACTTCGAGATTACTATCGACCCAACCGTTTTAACTGAAAGAGACTTTGGTAATGGAGTTCCACATACTAGACAGTCAGAGTTTGACAATATGCTTCAATTGAATATTAGAGGAATTGAGGATATATTTAGCGGATATGACTCATTGGATGTTTATATGGCAGAAGCTAGACAGAAGTATGAGAAGGAGGGTGATGCGGCATTTGACAATATTATTAAAGAGTACAGTTCTAAAATAGGCAACATGCTTAATCAGAAGATTGAAGCTAGGCAGCTAAATGTAAAGAATGACCCTGTAATAAGATTGGATACAACTATCGACGAGAATGGTATGTTAGTTGCGACAGAATTACATACGCTATTAAGGGAGATAGACAAGAAGAGCTCATCTCTATTACCTAAAGACAAAGACGGCAATATAGATATGTCAACTATTCAGAATATAGAATATGATAGTAGTAATTTGAAAGATTTTACAGTAACTTTGCAGGGAGGACAAACGATTAAAGGTGAGATTATAGACGGAGAGGTTAATATACAAGATACAGTAATGTATAGTGTACCATTTGACCCGAGACGTGACGAGAAGCTGAAAGTATTTGAAGAGGTACTTAACGATTATGACAATCTTAGGGAGACCGAAATTGCTGATTTAATCAGACAATTAAGAACTGCCAAATCGCTTACTCCAGAAGCTGCTGAAGCTTTACTAGAGAAGGCTAAATTGGTTGACAGTCACTTTGAGGGATACTTAACTGATGAACAGTTAGGCGAGCCTGACATCTTGGATATTATGGAGTATGTTAACAGCTTAGCTAATAACAAACAAGTAATCGATAGTCAAAACTGTAAATTTAATATATAACAAGAATGGCATGTACTAACTTTGACATAGGACTCCACAGAATTGATGCTGAAGGAATCCTTAGAGGAACGGTACTAAAGTTTAGGAAGGCTGACCCACTGTCTACAGAGGAATTTGTACAGCACTTCTATAACAACTTAAAGAGTACTAACCTATTCAACCTAGAGAGCGAGGCAGAGTTTGTCTCGCTTTCTAAGGTTATAGAAGATTTTATTAAGACATCCAGGATTCTTAAAGAGGACCAGAAGGAACAGTTGTTAGCTGAATATGCTGGACCCCTTAGTAAGAATTTTGGAGTTAATCCAGAGACATCAACCATTGAAGAGGTTGACAAAGACCTAGTAATACCAGATGGTCTTGAGACTATTAATAATGAAGTATCTAATTCAGAGAAGAGAATACTTACTCCTTCTATGAGTGATATGTATGGCTCTGCTACTGTAGTACAAGAGTACATGCTAAATCAATTCAGATACAACATTATAGAAGCATCTTTAGTAAACTTTACAGACGGTAAACTTATTAAAGGAGTAGAAGATTTAAATCAGTATATAGCTAAGTATAAAAACAATCTATTCAAGAAGCTAGTAGATTACATTAGAATGGCTAATGCTGAAGATGGAGTTGAGACTGACAATAGCATCTTAGATACTATTTACGTAGATGGAGTTCCCAATACCGAGAATATGGCTAAGGTATTACAAATGGCAGAAGCCATATTTAAGGACATGCCTAGGTCTAAATTAGATAGTGCATATGTATCTAGGAAGAGAAGGTTTGAAGATGTTTATAAGAATCAAATGCTTGTAGATGGATTCAACTCTTGGGCTATTCTGTCTAATGGTAACTTTGATACTATTCTTAAAAGCCTATTTGGTAAGAATATGGAGATTAAGAACAAAGGCTATGTAGGAGTAGAAGTACCTGTAAGTATTAATAAGTATCAATTCAAAGCTGGTTCTAATATGGTTAAGACATGGAGAACTAACGAGAATGTAGATGCTATTAGTGAGATAGGTAATGTATCAAGACTACTTATAGAGCAAACTCCAGTTCTTAGTTACGTTACTGGCGAACAAATTAGAGACAACTACTTAACTCTTAAGCAGTTCTTACATTCAATGAACAAGCTTAAGGATGAAGCTAACTTCCTTAAATTTAGTGACAGATTACAAGAGTTAGTAGTTAACTTCCATTCTGCTCCTAACTATTACCTAAAGAGAATATTGGAAGAGATTCTTAACAATAATTCTAGGTCTAGAGTATTTCAAATTAATGATTTAAATGTATTTAAATCAGTATATGAGAAGTTCTATAATCATCAGAGCTTTAATTCACTATATAGTATCATTAATAGAGATTATAAGCAATCTAATGCTATTACTACTTACGACTTACTTGATTCAATATCGGGAGTAGTAGATAGAACTAATGCTGCTAGATACATTGAATACGCTATGAATCAGGACTTAGGAGACTTAGATACTGCTGAAATCAAGCAATCTAATGTTAACAGACGTAAGATTCAAAGAGAGAATGACATAGACATTTCTAATGAATTACGTGCTAATAGAACTGAATTACTTAACAAATGGGGAGTTACTGTTGCTAATGCAACTCTAGGTGACATCTCATTCAAATTACCATATAAGGATGGAACTATTACTCTTGTATATAATAGGTCTGCTATTGGTAGTAAAGGTCAGAAGAAACTTGAGCTAGCTTTAGAAGACAGAGTTAAATATAGCACCCTTGAATCTATATTGGAAGAACCTTCATTTACAACTCTAAAGGCTATATATGAAGAGAACAACCCACAGTCTATTACTGATGGGGAGAGACTGTATGTGTCTATGTTAGAGTTCTTTGATGACTTCATTAACACTGGATTCTTAAACGGAAACATAGACTTACTAGCTGCATTTAAGGACATTCAAGAAGCTGACAATATTAAGTATATGACTGATAAGTTGATGGCTTTAGCTAACAACTCTGCGTTCGTTAATACTGTATATGATGGTTTCGAGAACAACAATCCCGACAATCTATCTTTGTATTCATATTTACAAACTCTGAAGTACTATGACAATAAACTTGGAGAAGACATGCCGGAGGAGAGGTTTTATTATGATAAGGCAACTGACTCTCTTAAAGCAATTGATGGACCTCTTATTAACATACTAAATGATATAGTAGCAGCAGAGCAGATTGTAACTGGCGAGATATTTAAATCAGTTATTAAGAATGCAGAAGGTAATAATATACCTAATAGTAGAATTGCTAACTTAGCTGGACTTACTAGACGTTACATTCAAAGAACCATCTTAGAGAATCCGGAATCATCATTGAAGAATACCTTATTCGGATTGAATCCTTCAATGTTACAAGGTACTTCTATTAAGACTGATGTAGTTAGTAGGAACGGCATTAAGAAGAGTGCTACTAGCTTCTCTGTATCAGAGATTGGCTACTCATCTATTGTATACGACTTTTATGCTAACTTACTAAGACCTAGAGAGGGTAAATCTAATAAGACTATTAATGTTCAGCCTACTGTATACTCTGATAAGGGAACATTCGTAATGTGGAAGTTAGATGCAGAAGGTATCAAACTAGTTGATTCTGAAGGTAATAAATTTAACATTAACTTACTAACATCTTCATTTGCCGACCTTAATAAGGCTATTAAGAGCACTATTGGTTCATACTACAAAGACACATTCACTAATGTAATTAACGACTACAGAGAAGTATATAGAGGTGAGTTAGATACCTACTTAGCTAGATTGCAAGAGAATGGCATGACTGAAGCATATAATAGTATTATTAGTAAACAAGCAGCTATTGATGAGGAGAATGCTAAAATTGATGCTGACAATGCTAATTTAGAAGCTAGAAGAGCTGAAGTATCAGAACAGATAGCTGAAGCCGAACGTGCTGGAGACTTCATGGATGCAAGTTCGTTAGGAGCAGTTCTAATAGAACTAGTAGAGAAACCTCATGTAGAGTTAGTTGACAAGATGACAGCTAAAGACTTCAAAGCCATATTGTCAGTTACCACTAAGGGTGAGTACAATACCATGTCCTATAATAAGGGAGTGTCTAACATTGATAATGTACATACTGGTAAAGGTGGTAGTTTCACTCTTAATGGCACTAAGAAGTCTGGATTGTCAGTTAATAACCTATTAGACTTCAATGCTAATCAGCTATATGCTAAGGATGAAGTCTATGATAAAATGTTCTTAAGAGAGAAGAAGAAGTTCATTAAGGACATGATTGATAACAATATGGTATTCCCTCTTATGTATGCAGATGGCAAGCCTAATGCAGTTCTTAAAAAGGCTATTAATACTCTAATTCCTACTAATAGAGGAGAATGGGTTGACGCTAATACTCAAGAACTTATTATTGCTAAGAGAGGAGACACTAACATTACTAGGACTTCTGATTTAAATAGTGCTTGGTTGAGAGATGATACAGAGGTGACTTTAAACCCAATACTGGAAAGATACTTCTTAGCTGACTTCTTAACATCAGAGAATCTTAGATTGGTAACTACTGGTAGTAGTATTGCACATCCTAATAAAGCTAAATATGGTAAACTTGCTCCTACTTCATTCAATGGAATTGAGCTTGAGCAGTCATCAAGAGAGCTAGCCGAACTTAAACGTAATGTAATCATTCCTGGTACATTACAATACTTCCAACAAAACAGCTTACTTGGTATTCCTAAGAATTACAAGTTAGCAGTTATGAGTGATGTTGAAGCATTTGTGTATAACTTCAAAGGTGAAACTGCTGGAATTGATGCACATGACGGTTCTGCATTCTGCAATCCTATCATGTCTTACTTGGAGAATTTATCATTACAGGATTCAGCTGTAGGTGATGATAAGAAACCTATCGGACATGACTATAATGGCAAGTATGGTACAGCAGCATTGCTTAAATTCGCTACATTCTCTACTTATAACGAGAGAATGAGAAACTCTATGAAATCTGACATTAGTCTATATAGGATGTTTAGGAAGATGTCCGATTTTAAATGGGATGGCTTGGATATAGATTTAACCATGAATCTATTCGGACAACCAATGACTCTTACTGATGTAGCAGGAGGAGATAGAGTCTTCTATAGAGACGGCAATACTCATTATGAAATTTTAGGATTTGATAAAGTAGGTGATGGTCTTTATAACATTAGAAAGCAAGTAGTTGATGTTAATGGTAATCCTACGCAAGCCGTAGGTGCTACTAATATAACTATGGACTTAAATGTTCCTATTAATTCCCTGTTTGAACTACATGCTGCTTTAGGTGGGGTGTATAGTGAGTCATTAAGAAATGGAGAGTTAGCATATAGTGATGCATCTATAGCAATTACTGCTAACTTTGCTAACAATGTGGGAAGATATCGTAATGATGGTGAAATACCAACTCAATTGAATACTTCACAACCTCTGAAAGATATGATGATTGCTTACTTAGTTAATAAGTCTGCAATTAAAGTAGGTGCACAGAACATTAATGGTGATAGTTCTTGGTATAATGATGAGCCTTTAATGACTATGGATTTCAATACGGAAGGTTTGGGTATTCAGATGGATGCTGACCACGTAGTCACAGACCCAGAACATCAATCTACAATGACAGAGTTCTCACAGGTAATATCAGCCCTAGAAGCCAATGGATTTACCCATGATATGGCTAAGATGGCTTATAAGGACTTAGGTAAGGTAGCTCTATCTTCAATTGGTGGTATTAGGGATGCTGTATTTACTTTAGTAGGAATTAAACCAACTTCCAATCCTGACCTTAAATCTGACATTTATGAAATTGTTGGTAAGGCTATTATTAAGGAACTTAATAAGGACGGTAATGAACTTGGTACTGCTAAAACTATTGTAGAGAAGGCTAAAGTAGAGTTTGCACTTGATAAGAAGAATAATAACTCTCATGGCACTGATGAATACAAGATACCATTTAGTGACCCTTCTATCTTTGGTAAGGCTCTATCTACATTCACATCTAGTATTAATAAGACTGCTATTAAGAGAAAGTTCCCAGGTATGGGTGCTGTAATGGCTCCAGGTTATAATATAGTACAGCAATTTAGAATTGGAGGAGCTAATTATAAATACGATGACATTTACAGACTTGCGTCTAATGAAGGATTAACTCCTGAACAATGGTTACAGAATGAACAATTAAAGATTGAATCTCAACCTGCATTAACTATTGATAAGTTATTACCAGGTGATAGAGTTAAACTAAAAGTTCAAGAAGTAGCTCAAGTAGTTAATAACATTAGAGAGAATGCTCTTGCTAGACAAGTTACATATAACTTGGCAGTACAAAGGACTCTAACTGAATTGGAGAAAGCACAGAATGGTGATGGAGAGGGTATTGAAATCGCTAAAGCTCAAGATGCTTATGATAAGGCAGTAACTGCTAAGATTAAGAATGAACAAAAGTCTTTAATAACAGTAGATACCTACTTAGCTGATAATAATTGGGAGTTAGAAGGAGAATATGTACCGGTATATATTAATGACTTCAATACTTACAATTTATTAAAGTCCAACTTTGTAGAGTTCTATCCTGATATTACTAGACCTACTGACTTAAAGCCAGCAGAGATTTACTGGGAAGACAATACTGGTAGAAGACATAGCATATTTGATATGCCAGCTATACAGAGGTCGTTCTATGAAAGGACTAACTACGATGGAGGTAAGTTGCCTAAAGAACTTGATAATGAGCTAAGAGCTAAGATTCAAGAGACATTTAACTTACTATCTGCTGGTTACATGCCTGCTACAGGAGCTATGATGGCTGAATACAATGCAGACCCAGAAGCATTCCAACAGAAGTATGTACCAGAAGATATGTACATACGTAACTTAGGAGATGGTAATATTGCTGTTCCAATACTCAATTTGGTTAATAATCCTGCCGAACTGTCTATTAGTAAGTTATATGTAGACCAATTCAACTTAGGACCTAATGATAGTATTAATGATGTACTTACTCAAGGATACCAATTCTTTGTTAACAAGTATGATAAATATCATGCACCTAAGACTAAATGGTATGATATGATGTTTACTAGAGCTAATGGTAAACATGTATATATTGCATTTAACTCTTCACAAAGTGTGCTTGATAATCTAGCTGTTAATAAGTCATTAGGAGAAGAAGACTTCGTTAGAGTTGGTAATAGTGTAGTTAGAGTAGATGAGAATGGTGAAAGAATGTATGAAGCTGGATATTATGACGATGCTGGTAATTACCATGAAGTAGTTACATCTTATAATGCACTTGGTAATACAGTTGAGGAAGTCTTAGTAGTTAGTAATCCAGAGAGTGTACTAGATATATACGGAATGGATAGCTTTGATACTATTAAGATTAATCAATATACTAAGGACAAGGCTGCATTACAGAAGGTTATTGAAGCTGGTTCTGAAAGAAATGATAGACTACTTAAAGACTTATTTGACTTATATTCAGAGAATGCTGGAGAGCAATTCAGTGTATCAAGACTTGCTAATCAATTAAATGTAGCAGAGAAGGATTATAAGATTAGAGATGCCAAAAGGAAGTTTGTATCATTCCAGAAGTCTTTAGAGTTTACTGTAGCTCGTATTCCTGCACAGACAATGCAGTCATTCATGAAGATGAAAGCAGTTGCATTTAATGACTCTGACAAGAACGTAGTACACGTATCACACTGGCAGACTTGGTTACAAGGTTCTGACTACGATATTGACAAGGCTTACATCATGGGTTACGACTTTGATAGTAGTGGTCAATATGTAGGATGGTCTCCTTATTTTAACTACTCTAGCATAGAGTCTCTAAAGGCATCAGAGTATTTGCCTACTCCTAATGGTAAACTGTACTTCTATGGTGGAGGTCCAGGTTCAGTAGACATTAGTAACTACTTACAGGTTCTTAATAAGGACAACTTCTATGCACCCGAATCAGTGCCAGTAATTGCAGAGATGCTAACTGCTATTGATGATGCTAACAGTCTTACATATGATAACGCTCTTGATGAGGAGAATGCTAATTTCATCTTAAATCGTATTAACAATCATACCATGTATATGACTGAAGAGTACGATGATAAGGGTAAGAGAGTTAGAAATGGCAGACAGAAGGTTAGAAGAACCAATTTACTTCCCGCATTTAGAAACTCTGTATCATCTAAGATTAGTAATATTATACAGAATCTTAAGAACATGAATCAAGCATACTCTCCAATCGAAATGGGAGACCCACAGAGAGCTGCTAAGGATTCTGCTTCTGGACAAGAGGCTAATAAGATTACTATGGCATCCCCTTCTTCTAAATGGGTAATGCAGATGCAGAATATGGATGGTAAGCAAGTAATTGGTATTGCAGCTGTGGGTGAGAAGGTATTCTTCGCTAACTGTTACTACTTCAATGAAGGAGTTAGAAACGGAGACCAGGAATGGCTAGACAACATGTTCTTCTCTACTAGATTTGAAGGCATTCAGACTGTAATCGGAAGTAATGGTAAGCCTATTCCAGTTCCTACTATTAGGAATATAATGGCTAACGTTAACTTTGATAACCTCAATGTTAAGAAGGATTACTGGGCTAATCTTATTAAGAGAGCTGTTCAGGAACAACTTAGTGATAAGGACATTGCTAGAGTAATCCAAGAGCAATTAGGTATGCAGCCAGACCAATCGTTGGTAATCTCTGCATTACTATCTGCCGCTACCGACAACGCTAAAGAGTTGATTCTATCTAAGATTAACGCTGGTCCTAATTTAGCTGGAATGTACTTACATTTAATTATGTTAGGATTTAACTTTAATGATATTGCCAGATTCATGACTAGTCCTACAGTTCAAACTGTTAATGACTTAATGAAGGTGAATGTATTTGATGAGTATCACGATACTGCGTCAGTTAATTCGGTAGTAAGAGCATTAGAGGAAGGGCCTAACATTAGAAACTATTTCAGTACATTACAGTTGAAGAATCTATTCGAGAGAGTACAGGAGACTGGTATGTTTGTAAAGAGAGGTGAATGGATAGCTGAAATTAAAGATAGGTTTGCTAATAACCAGCCTATTGATGACATATTCCCAGCTGCTAATTATAGAGAGTTTAGATTCTTAGAGGAGTATAAATACTTGCAAAAGATGAAAGGTAGACTTGATGCCAAGACATTTGAAGAATTTAAAAAGGTCAATAAGAGCTCTAAGGAGACTGAATTACTTGGAAGATTCTATGGTTTGAATCAAGGTATGCCAACTGATTTAGCAGGTAAGATGTCAATGTTAAATACCTACGAATCTGCTATCACATCAAGAGAGCAAGTATATAAAGATGATGCTTATGAAACTGGATACAATGAAGATACTATTGCCGAGAATATTGTTAAGGACAAGCCTTACTTAAACAAAGAGACTGTATTAAATGTAATTAAGAATGCACAGTCATTTGGAATTACTAATGGTGGTTTCAGTATGAGGAAGTTCTTAGACCCAGTAAGTACTGGTTATAGACAAGCTACTATAGCTTACTATAATGTTATTAAAGGTACATGGAATATCTTCGACATGATTAATAAGATTCCACACTTCAAAGCTTTATATGAAATATACAACCTTACTGATACTACAGATGTAAATATAAGCACTAAATTTAACTTAGTAAACCAATATAGAGAAGCCCTTATAAAGGACAATCCTTCTTATGGTAGGGCTGTAAGAAAGGAACAACTGGCTGCCCTTGGTGAACATGTTGATGACGTTTTAATAACTAGATGGTTGGGTAGACGTAATATAACATTTAGGATGTCAGAAGGTCAGAAATATATTGGGTCTGATATGACGCTGCACAAAGTAGGTGAAGGTGGCGAAGTATTTAATTTGGCTACTAACGATGGAATTGCTAACTTTAAGATGTGGATGGAAAGGAATGTCATTCCAGAATTACAGAAAGGAATGGTTGGAGACAGAAGGATACGTTCCTTACTAATTAACCAATTCGTTCAAGGATTACGCAGGAATAGACGTCAAGACCCATTCTCAAGAGGTGGCACTACTTATGTGAGACTGCCTATTGATATGATGAATATTAAGACAGAATCGGATAGGGCTATGTTTAGTAGATACCAAAAGGACTTCATGGCATTGAAGAAGATAGACTTACAAGGTCTTCCTCTTACTGATTGGTTCTTCTTATATAACTTAGTTGTTAATAAGAACAAGTATGGTGCTGATAGATTGACTACTCTTCTTAATACGTTTGATAAAACTGATGTAAGCGATATGCTGTTAGAGTATCAAAAGTATGTTGGAGAAGCTGACTATAATCTGGACATTAATATGGACACATTCTCATTAGAGGATGCTCTTATCAGGATGGCACCTATAGTTAGTGAAAGCAACAAGGGAAGAGCTAGAGACAAGTATATCAGGATGAGAGACTCTGAAACTGGCAGGTTGGATTTATACGAAAGACAGAGTGATGATTATATACCATTGGAAGACATACCTGACATTAACGATGTGACAATGAGAAGATTGTTTGACAATTACTTTGTAATCAGAACTCCTAATCAGAATGCTAAGTTAAAAGAATTAGTTATACGAGATACTGATAGTCTATCTGATGTAGTTAATAAGATTAAGAGCCTTATGGGCCGTAATACTATTCAAGTAAGAATTAATTGTGAATGAGTTGTACTGTTGAATTCTTAATACATACTAACGATGGAACTTCTAGCACTATTAAGCTAGAGGTTCCAGACGCTAGTGAAATGACCCTAGAAGATGCAGTAGGGGCATTAATGCAAGATAAAGAGAACTATGCAGAGCTTATAAATGCCATTAATGCAGGTGGCTTCCCAATAGCTAACTTCGATTCTAAGAAGATTAAATCATTGGGGCTTCCTGCTGGTAATTATAACCTCAATAGTTTGAAGAATGACTTCCCAACTGATAACATTGTCTATCTAGTAGACAAGCTTAAAAGTGAAGGAGTTAATCTTAATGAATATAACATATTACTTACTAATGCTAAATTCAGCTTGAATTGGAATAGTAATTATGGCCTGTTCTCTAATAGGGGTAATATGTTAGCAGTTATTAAGCCTAAAGAGGAGTATATAGAGTCCTATTTAAAACAGTTATATGTTAATACTGTACTGGACAAAGCTCCTAGAGACCAAGTAAATCTACTTAATAGCTACGTAGAGAGTGCGCTAAGAGTACTTGCTAACAGGGAAGATACATCTAGTAGAGTGCTTTCCATGATGAAGAATGTAGGATATGACTTTGACGCTAATATGGTTAGAGGTAATGCTACCCCATTCTTTATTAACTACTTCTATACTAGTGCTACATTTAGTGATGCTTTATATAAGAATGGTTTGGTGGGTAAGTTTAATGATATATTTAATCAGATTATAGGAACTCCTCAAATGGAAGTTCCGTCTTACTCTGACCCAGTAGTCCAATCTTTAGTCGACAGAGCTACTGTCGCAGGTAGGTATTTAAGACTTGCTAAGAAAGATGTGGAAACGTTTATGGAAGCTCATGGGTATGGTGAAATGACTGATGAGTCTATAGTTACTACAATCCAAGACCTTAACAATAAGATTGACAATGAGAAGTTTTTAGACATAGCATTTATAAGTGATGGTGCTGTATTACTAAGGAGTTCACAAAAGCTTCCAGTGTTTGACAAGACTATTGTTAATACTGAATACTCTGGTGATATAGTAGACCAAGTAGAAGTTTATAACGGTATTAACATTTCCAGATATAACGATAGATACTTTGTAGACAAGAGATTAGTAACTACTTCAGACGGATTAAAAGGTAATGGTGTTGAAACTCTTAAACATGCTAGAAGTATTGCTAAGTTACTGCTTGACAGACCAATTGATTTAAAATCAGTAACTAGAGGACTTAAATCAGGATTAGCAGTTACATCTAAACAAACACTAGAGATAGGTGATAAATTCACATCACTAGATATCACTCTTGATGAGAACATAAATCTATATAATGATAAGGATTTAGTTAAATCTATTACATTTAACAACTTCTTATCAGAACTAAATAAGAAACCACAATATAAGAAGATTCTAGGATTACTAAGAGAGCAAGGACTTAATATAGAGTCTATACTAGATACTCCAGAGAAGGTAGAAACCTTCTTCCTATTAAAGAATCAATTAAGAGACCCTGCAATCCATGCTTCATTATACAATGGCAAGATTCCTAGTATGCTGACTCAAGACAAGATTGATTATGAAATGCAACTTATTACTGAAACTCTTATGACTATTAGAGATGCAGAAGAGTCTGTATATGAAGTTACTGGGACTAACAACAATAAGTATTCATTTAGGAAGTTAGAGAAGGAGAGAGCTATACCAGTACATGCTAAGACCCCTAGAAGTTTTAAAAGTGAAATGGTGGAAATCGCTAATCATCTTGGTAAGAACTATGGTATTAATGTCAATGTAGTAACTGCAAGAGAGATTGCAGATAAGTTCAAAGGAGTTATACCTTACGCTGGTAGAACTAACGCTTTCATTTATAATGGAGAGATATATCTTAATGTAGATAGGGCTACTACTGCTGATTCATTACATGAGTTTGCACATTTAATCATGGGTTCTATTAAAAGGACTAATCCGGAATTGTATTATGGCTTAGTTGAGCAAGTAGAGCAACTTGAGAACTATGATGATAAGATACAAGCTTATAGAGAATTAGGAGACACTAGGGCTGTTCCTGATTTAAATGAAGAGCTATTTGTTACTGAATTTGGTAATTACTTTAGTAAGATTGCAGATACCTGGTTTGAAGGTAAGGAAGAGACTCTGGATGAACTTGGTAATATGTTTAAGGAGAAGACACAGAAGACATTTCAGACTTCTGATGATATTAAAGGAGAGAAGTTAGGAAGGTTGCTTAATATGTCTATAGATGGAATACTATCTGAATTTGGTAGTGCATTAGTAACTAATGATTTCGCAGCAGGATTCGATATGAATATGGCTACAGAGTCACGTACTATTACTAATCTAATTCAGAAGTTAATTAAGAGTGGAAATCTAAAAGAGGATTGTTAATGGCATGTTCATATAGTTTAAATATAAATGGTCAGGTAGTACAGTTTGGAGAGGGTAATAACAACTATGCTGACTTATTTAACTTCTTAATAGCTCATAAGAATCAGATTGAGTATGGATTAATATCTGATATTGTACTTAGTCAGGATACTAGACAAGCAGAAGTAGTTGCTAAATTAAGAGGTATTAGAAGTGAAGCTAGATTAAATATTAATGGTGCAGATAGAATTGGAGGTGACGTTAGCTATTCAACTGAAGGTGCAGGCATATCAGTTACTGACTATATAGAAACAGCTAAGATTAATGATAAGCAATTAGTAGTACCTTTCAATGTTAATAATTGGAAGAACAGGACTGTTAATTCTTTAATGGACAATGATAAGCTATCTAGAGAAGATGCTACACAGCAAGTAGAAGATACTCTAGCTACTTGGGACAAGATTGCTGAAACTGGTGTAGACATTCACTCTATGATTGGAGACTTCTTTGCAGGACATTCCAGTTTAGATGATTTGATTACTAAGTATGGAATGAACTACAGTCAAGATGCTATTAAGTCAGTATATGATAACTTACAAGTAGTCAAATCTCAAATACTAAAAGAACATGGTAAAGACTCCAAGTTCTTCGCACAGTACATTGTAGACTCTGTTACTAGAGATGGAACTAAATTAGTAGGTTCTATTGACTTAATAGTAGTTGATAGTGATGGACAGCCACATATATACCTATTTAAGAGTTCCACTAAAATATCAGATGATTGGGATAAGTCCAAAGCTGATAAGTATGATTACCAATTGGCATTTTACAGGCAGATGTTAGCATCTAAAGGTATTCCAGTCAGACACATGGAACTCAATATAGTACCTATGAGACTAGAAGGTATAAGTGAGGGTTCTTTAGATGCAGTAGCATTTGAATCAGTACATGATAGGAAGAAAGATACTAGTGGTCCTATTAATAGGCTAGCATGGGGAGTTGGTGAGTTTTATGATAACGTTAGTTCTGTAATTCCAGTAAGAATTACTGATGAGACTCTAGGACATCCTATTAAAGATGGGGTCCTAGCTACTCTTAGTAAATTCATCCCTAATCCTAACTTTAAAAGTAGAATGGATGAAATAGATATTGACGCTTTCATTAGGAATCAAGTACATGATTCTCCCAATCCAAATGAAGGTAGGTGGTACTTTAATGATTACTACAATCATAGTAAGCCTATCTATATTAAGGATACTGCTCCTAAAGAGAGTAATGAAGAACTACGTACTAAGGTTGAGGAGTATCTAAAGAGAAGAGAGAAGGCATACATTAGTAAGAGACGTGATTTCATGCATGACCTGAATAGAGCTATTAAAGGTCTGATTCCTCTTGATAATGTTACTCCAGTATCAGGATTCAAAACTAGCGCATTCATTGTATCTACATTCCAAAAGTATGTAAATGACCCAGGGTGGGAAGTAGCTCAAATAGAAGCTTTAAACCAACTCGGAATCATTGCTCTTAGTAATACTATAACTAAGCAGATAGACTTTATTGCTCTTAGTAAGCATGACTTAAATACTATCATTCCTCTATCGTTGGGGACTACGATGTTAGGAGAGCATGAAAAGGATGCATATACTATGAACAATCCTTGGTTATTAAGAGCTACTAGTGGTAATTTAGAGCTTATGAAGATTATGGCCGCTCTTAATGAGATGCCAGATGTCTTAGGTGATGTATTTAGAATTGGCAATCTGAAAGTTCTTAATGCTGATGCATCTACTGCTACTATTGCTAATGGAAGAAGTATTAGAGAGACATTCAACTTATTAGCTAAGCAAACTGGAGTAGTTAATAATACCAGTAAGCTTACATTCATGGATGAGCTTGAGATACTTAAAGGAGAGTTCTTAGCTCTTACTAGCAGACCTGATTTAACTAGCAAGACCCAACTTGACTTAAATACTAAGATTAGAAAGGAACTGTTTAACATGGATGTTACTAGTAAGGCTGCTACTGCTGACAGGCTTGAAGATATAGCTAAAACTCTATATCAAACATTCCCAAGTATATTAGGTAATGCTTCTGTAGAAGACATTATGAAGGAGAACTCTAATACTGGCATCGAAAGGTTCTATAAGGCAGTTCTAGGTACTATGTTATATTATAGAGACATTCCATTTACACAGCCAGAGAAGATGGGAAGATATACTCGTAAGGGAGCACCACTGTCTGGAGGTATGGATACTAACCCTGAATTGATTCCGGAGAACAATATTAGACAAGCTGTTAAATTAGTAAGGAAAGCATTCGATGGAGTTACTAGGAAGACTGAAGAGTTCTACTATCCATTCTATAATGACTATGTTAAAGCATTATGGAAGGACAAAGGATATACCAACATGCGTAATCTTACCATAGGAGACCAGACTAAAATATATAATAATATGTTTAGAAGGAATCCTGACGGCACTCTAAATGACAATATGCTATTTGTAAATCCTTATGACAACAGTACTCCACTATCCACCGAAGAGAGACGCTTCTTAAAGAAGGCTTTGTGGGAGATTAATAGCTACAGATATAATCTTAAAGGTAAGTCTGAATCCGACCCTGAAGTAGAACAATTAAAGAAGCAAGACAAATGGTTCTGGGTTCCACTTCAAGAGACTAACAACCGGATAGTTCAAATGGGAGTTGCTAAATGGGCTACACAAGAGACCAAAGATGTTACTACTAAGTTTAAGGACTTTTGGAATAGGGAAGAGAATGATGCTTATTCAGAAGAGGAGATGCGAGAGAAGTCTGACTTAATAACTAGATATGAAATGTATAATAGATTTAACATTTCAGAAGCTAGTGAGGAATCCAGACAAGCATTACTTGCTAAGTATAATTCCGACTTCTGGGAACGTAATCTTGAATCTCTTGTTACTAATTACGTATTTGCAGCTGAAAGAAAGGATGCATTTGATGACGTATTACCGGCTATTAAGGCAATTAAATTACTAGCTCTTAACTATGCTAAGGAGACTGGAGTTGATTTAACTGTCTTTAATGAGACTATGGACAACTATTTAAAGATTGCAGTATTTAACCAATCTATCATCAGCGAGGAAGGTAGGGAGTTGTACAAAGCCATTGGTCCAGTTAAGAGATTAGCTTCATTCGGATTGCTTGCATTTAATGTTACTGGTGGAGTTAGAGATGTATTTGATGGTATGTGGAAGAACTCTGCTATGGCATTTAGTAAGATGTATTACACTGGAGAGAAGTTCACTTATAAAGAGTTAATGCAAGCTGGTGCTATCATTATGAAAGATGGTCCAGACTTCCTTCAGAGAGTTACTAAGATAGAGGCTCTTAATGCAAGGATGAGGCTGGCTGACTTTGATATGAATAAGTTGTCACAAAGGCTTGTTAGTAATAAGTCAGGATTGTCTAACCTGTCTAGATTCACTTATTGGTTTACTACTGCCCCAGATTATTATAATAGAATGACGATGTTCATTGCGCAAAGTATTCATGATGGAACCTGGGATGCAATTACTATGACCAAGGATGGATTGAAGTATGATTGGAAGAAGGATAAGAGATTAGCTGCATATGCTTCTGGTAATAAGTCTAATCCGGAGTATAATAAGCAGAGAGGTCTGTATCTATCAATGATGGAGAGTTTTAATAAGAGTGATGGACTATCTCTTAAAGAAGGAGATGATTTACCTTTCGCATATACTCAAGATGAAGTACTAGCTATTAAGACTCTATCTGATTTAGTTTATGGTTACTATGACCATGATGGTAGAATGCAAGCAGAGAAGACATTCATGGGAGCATTATTAGGACAGTTTAAGACATTCCTATCTGCAACTAGGAATGCTTACTTACTAGAACCTAAGAACTATGGTCTTGCTGGTAGAACTCAAGCTAAAGACGAGAATGGAGAACTTCTATGGTATAAGGACATAATAGATGAGGATGGTAATACTAAGACTATTGTTACTACCGAGAATACAGGAATCCCTGTAGATACTTGGCAAGATAGATACCTGGAAGGAATCTTCTATACTCTTAAAGATGCTTGGAGAGAGTTTAAAACTGGAGGATTACAAGGATTCAAAGAGAATATATGGAATGAAGATACTGGAGTCAAGAAGTCTAATTTAAAGAGACTGGGACATGATTTAATGTTATGGTTGCTATTAGGATGTCTTGGTAAGTATCTTATTGAATTATGGGGTGAGTCCAGAGAGGAAGATAGAGACCCGTTAAATCCTACAATGTCTAGAGCATTTGAAGATACAGTATTTAGTCTATTCCAAAGAGGTTATACTAATTCATTCGGAGATGTTACACCTCTTAATACTATGTTGAGTTTAGTTAACAATTCAGAACCTGTATCCATTGGATACCTAAGTACAGTGTTTAATAATACCTATGAGTTTGCATTTGGCGACAAGACACTGTCTCAATACTTTATGGGAACTACTGGATTTGGTAGAACTTTCAAAGGTGCTACTACAGAGTTAAAGAACATGGCTAAGTTAGCAGCAGATGCAGTTGCTGAAGACACAGCCCAATAACAAAAAAAAATGGCCTATACAGACAGAGTTATTACACTCCACCTGTATAGGCCATTATTGTTAATGAAGCATATATGCATCTATACTGATGCACTACCTTCAATCTCACTCATTATAACAATTACTTGGTCGATAAGTTCCTGTAAAGTACCATTGTTATCAATAACATAGGTGAACTTCTTGTAATCGTCTAGTGCGTGTTCGGACGGATGATTATCATCTAGTCCGGTTTCTCTCTCTACTTTAATAAGTACTCCCTTCTTGTCCAGAATCCTATCTGCTTCATTAGGGAATCTTGTATCAGGTATAATCCAACAAGGTTCAACCACATTGATACTTATTGGAATCCTATAACCTTCAGCACTAATACCATACTCTGGTATTTGACTAAACTGTTTATGATAGTCTTGCATTAAAGAATCAACCCACAAATTCTTACCAATTGCTCTACCTACTTCTGTTCCAAAGTATTGCAGGAACTCTCGGTTAGTCATGGGCTCTCCTTCCTCATTACTAAGAGGAAGTGTAGTGAATGTCGATTTAAACCATTCTTCTTCAAAACAATCAACATCTGCACCAAGTATGATAGAAGCACACTGTTTAAGCTTGTCAGCCCAAGCATGTTTCTCCCATATACTTAGTATAGGTGCTACATCAGAATTGTCCATAACAGCCTGGAAATGAGCCGCAGAGGGTACTAGACCCTCCATTGATTCACTTCTCTTCATCCAGTCCAGGTATCTGATTATATTACAAATAGTGTCTTTACCACATTGCTTCTTACCTGCTATACCAATTATCATTCTTCAATTAGAGTTATTGAGTCGTCGCTATACTCACAATCTCTTACTTCTAAATCTCCTAGGTCTACTGTGTCGTAAGCCTTTTCCCAAGCTTCGTCTTCGCTGTCGGCTTCAACTTCTATGTCAAAGCATAGACGACATCTAAGCTGTCTATCGATACTTACATTATACTTCGGCATCAGTAGTAGCTATTACTAACTCACCAGAGTCGATTGCTTTACGTATGTATCTCATTAGTGTGATGGGCTTAGGATACTCTGCTAGAAATGTGGTAGTTCCTACATCATCTCTATCATTCATATCTATTGGGAAGACGATGATTGTATCCTCCGTCTTGATTTGGTAATACAACACTCCAGCTATAGCATGTGAAATCTTAGCTGGGTATGGTAAAGTTACTATTTCCTTTAATGTCATTTAATCACATAAGTTAGCTTTTACTAAATCTGCAATCTCTTTACCGTCTGCTGCCGGATACATGGCCTTCAAATCCTTAATTATGGCTCCCATTTTACTTTTAGGAATATCCAAACCACATCCATGCAATGCACACACTTCTGCTAATCCTAGAGCTAATACTTTAGCATCAGGGACTTGTGGCAAGAACTCATTTAGCACCAGGGCTTCTGCCATTTCATCATCATATAAATCCTGTCTACCAGCCATACGATATTGTTCAGCATTATCAATCCGCTGGTTACGTAACTTCTTAATGATTGCTATTTCAGCTGCATCATCAAGAGGTTTAGCACCTTTAGCAGTTGCATAATTACTGAACTCTGTCTTAATAGCCCTTAACACAGTAGTTCTTACAGCATCATGGCTCTTCATAGACTCCATAATCATGGAGTTTAATTTGTCATTCCACATATCATTTCTATTTAATAAGTTAATCAACTGATTGACATTCTCATCAGTAATGCCAATTACACCATTAGTTCTAACAACATACCGTCCTTGAGATTTTAACATCTCTCTGTCATCGTCTACTATGGCATATACATAAGGTTCCGTTTGAGTGTCTAGCCAGTCCTGTATCTCTTTACCCCTATGGTCTCCAAATGGAGTAATATCATATATAGTAAAGTCAAGTCCTGCTTTAGTAAACACTTGCTGTAAGTTACTATCAGCCCTCCATGAAGAACTGACAACAACTTTACACCCAGTTTCTCTAACAACCTTGTTAATACGTTCTACACATGTGGGGTCAAAATCTCCTTGAGGATAGTAATGGTCTTTGTCCCATTCTTCATGATACCAAGTATCACTATTAAGGACTCCATCTACATCAAGGAAGAGAAACTTATTAATAGAAGAAGGTGACTTCTTTACTGAATCCGTCTTCTTCATGTTTAATAGTTTCACTTTCAACCTTATTAATAAGAGGTTGCTTGTCTGCAAGGTCAATGCAGTGAGCACTTACCCACCAGTCGTCAAATTCCTCTGGTCCCTCAAAGTATACCCTATATGGTAGAGAGTCCCACAAATCAACAGCTTTTATAATTCCTATCTGGCCCTGTGGATGATGCTGGGCATCACGTGTAACTATAACCCTATCGCCAACGGTTAATGGGTACTTAGCTTCCACTAATTTCACATCATTTACAAACAAGCTATCATCATCATAAGCATCTGTATTAGATATGGAAACCATATTACCATTGTCGTAGACCTCATAAACACTACAAATGTCTCCAGGTTCAAATTCTGAATCACCTCCTGTAACCTTGACAGTATCAAGTACACATATAGGTTTGTCTTTGAGTATGTCGTACTGAGGGTTAGCTGCAAACTTAAAATCCTCTGCCGTGCCTATTTGGGTTTCATCAACAGTAAGCTCGGTACCGTCTCCTATTGTGATTTTATAAAACTCAACTCTAAGGCAGTCAGAATCACGAGTACCTTCCCCTATGTAGCATTTCACTGTAGCGTGAGTTCCAGCTAGATATTTGTCTATGTCATCAACTAGTACCACATGGCTGTTAATAGGATACCTACGCTTATCTTCTAATAACTCTAGTCGAATTTTGTCTACTGAAATAGTTCTAGCTTGAGGTGAATTACCTCTAAGTCTCACTTCAGAAGCTATCATAGACCTGTCCATCCATTTAACTAAAGGAAAGCGAGCATCAGAGTCATTGTCACATATAATTCCAACAGCCCCTCTGAGTACACGAGAGTCATGTTTTGCTAGTTGCACCCTTTGTCCAGTTCTAATCTTCTGTTCCATGTTTAATGTATTCTTCAGTAAACTGCTTACCAAGTTTACATATCTCTGCAAATGACCTCTCGTGTAAGAGGTCATTGTTAGACATAAGTATCTTGGTAAACTCTAATCTCAATCTTTCAAAGTATTCAATACGAGAACGTTCTGCTATTGAATCAACTGCTTCCAGAAGGTCTTCATTCAAGTCCATGACTAGGATGTATAAATTTCATAGTATGACGCCTTAATAGGTTTTCAGCAGTACCAGAATCCCACTTAGACTTATTCCTTAGAAAGGCAATATCTTGGTCTGATACTCTAGTCATTGCTGCATCCCTTTCGGTATCTGATTCGTACCCTCCACAATAGTAAATTTGTGGGCATTCAGGTAATGTCCAAGGCTCATCATCGTCACACCTATCTTCATTAAGCCAATCAACCATATCTATGTAATAGTTACCATTACACTCTGTTCCAACTCTAAATCTAGGTTCAGAGAACATATGGTATATAGTCAATGAGCAAGGAACGTAGTCACTAGGGTCTTCTGTGTTGTCCTCAATGTACTTAGCTATGAATCTAGCAGCCATTTCATCACAACCCTTACAATCTCCTACTACAAATTCACATTCATCATAACTCTCCGAAGCAGCATCAATTACTTCTTCTATAGCTGGAGCATAGAACTTATTGAATTCTTCTTCTGTTAAATCTCGATGTCCACTAATGAAATATGTCATTCAAACAAATCGTCAAGGTCTGTGTCTAAATCGTAATCTACGTAGGCATCATAAATGCCTTTAATGATTGCTTTATGGTTAAAAGCCCATTGATAATTATCAAGCTCGGACATTTTAATCCACATGATAGCTTTAACCTCATTCTCCTCTCCACCTAACGTACCTTTAATAGCATTAGTAGAGATTCCAATATGAGATTCATCTGTTATAGCCATGAACCGCATAGTTACATTCTGTCTATTGGAGTCCTTCGGGTCATCATTATAACCTGTGAAGTGTAATTCACTAGGCTCAATTTTAACTCCAGTCTCCTCATAGATTTCACGAGCACATGCTTCATTTAGCTTCTCATCGAAATCAAGATACCCACAAGGACAATTCCAATAGCCTTGGAAGTCTAGTGTGCCTTCACCTCTCTGATTAGCTAATACATGCCATTCATTGTCAATCTTACAGAATACAAATCCTGCAACGGCAATGCTACGATGAACCCAAACGGTTTCACCTGATTCAGTTGTAATTGGATAATTCTTCATTAATAAGTTGTTTCAAAGTTAGTTAATTCTCCTGATGGAGCACTACATTCTGTCATGGATGACAGTTTAGGAGGAAGTAAGTTACTTTCTATCACCGTGAAGATAGTATCTTTACACCCAGCAATCCCACTTATACATAGGTCATCTGTAATTACAGCAGGATAGATACCTATGTCTCCATCAGAACCTTTATAAGCTATGAAGGTTGGTCTGCGTGTGTTAAGACAATATATCAACTCTCCTAAAAGACCCTTAGTAAGCTTGTCAAGACACCACATCCAGTTCAAGTTAGGAAGGATAAAGATTACTGCATCTGCTTGCTGTAAATGTTCCTTTCTATAAGATGTACCCTTAACGTGATGTTTTACATCAACATCTTTACGGCCTTTGAACAAGTTCTTGACCATTGGTGCAGTGCTAAGCATATCATTTGAACACGAAATATAAATGTTATACATATAGCTTAAATTTGTTAATACACTGTATTACATCGTCTGTTACGAAGGGTTCTATCCGTACTCCATTCTTGACTCTGTTACGAATACAAGTTGAACATATAGTAATTCCAGGAATGTAACAGTTACTAACAGACTGTAAGATATCTCTGCTAGGAATCTCATCATTACTGCTAATTACCAATAGGAACTCATACTTCTTAAGTATTAATTCGCCATTCTCCCATTTAGGAATCTCTGAATATGTTTCTGGAGTAGTTATAATGATAGGATTGTCATTTATAGCTGCAAGGACATCACATGTAGGAACTCCGATAGGGTACTTGTTAGGATTCTCCTGACGTAATCTCTCTTCAATGCTACTTACATACACATCCTCAATATCACCAAACGCTAATTGAGCCATAACAACCCTTTTAGCAAATGGAGTGCTTTCCTTCCATACATTCTGATATGCAGGAATTACTAACACCTTGTCAACCTTACCACTATTAAGAGCGCCAACAATTACGTTGGTGTGTCCTATGTGTGGTGGGTCAAACGAACCAAAGAATACACCTACTGGCATTCTAACACCTCCTTTACTGCCCTACGAACTATGCTATCAAGTTCATGCTTACATTTAATACATTCTCCGGAATGAGTAAGCCCATAATAGGCATATATATACTCATGTCCATTAATTTGGAATGAGTAGAGACGGTTATGACTATCGTCTATACCAATTGTCTCTCGTGGAGTAATGTTGTTTGTAGGACTACAACTAGTGAGGAGCCATAGCAAGGCTATAGCTCCATAATACAATTTTAGTTTCATCTGTTAAATCCAATTTTAGGTCTTGGTTTGATAAGGTCTTCCCCACCATTCTCAACACCTAGGTTATACACTTCGCACAGAGCCATATCCTCTGTTACTTCTTCGGCCTTTCCTAGCTTAGTAGCTAGTGCCTGTGCCTTCTCCTTATTAAGTTTACCAAATTCATATTTAACTTTCAATCGTCCTTTACGCAGTAATGCGCTGTCAATACTCGTAATGTCTGCATTAAATGTACATATGAATTTGAGATTCAGAGAGTCACCTAAGATACCATCAGATAGATTTAGTAATGATGAAATCTTATAGTTACCCTTAGTATCCCTACTAACTAATAAGTCCTCACAATCTTCTACTACAAAGACAGAGTTCTTATTGTTAGTAAGTAATTCAATAAATGAGGCATCTCCAATGCTAGAGAACGTAGAAGAGTCTAGGAACACAAACCTTCTATTAGGGTTGTCAGCAATCAACTTCCTAATATAACTTGTCTTCCCACATCCCGGAACACCGTGCAATATAGCAATTCCACTCTCTTCGGAGTTTACCATATCCACAATCTGTTGGTGAGGAAGGTCATCATTATAATTAGATTCAATGTCACAGTCTTGCTGTTTAACCTTCATAGATATAGTTCTGAAACCATGATTACTATAAGTGACATAGGACATATAAGGAGTTGCTTCTTCAATTACTACTAAGTCCTCTATCTCTTTAGGTAATTCATAGCTAAGACTAAAGAAGCTGCAATCAGGAATGTCCATGATAAAAGTATCAGTAAACATATAAGCTTCGGCTGCATCTCTGATATAATAAGCTTCAGGATAGTGCTGCATGATGTTATGAGCAGTTGCCCAGTAATCTATGCTGCAATCTTTAAACTTGTCTGCAACCATGCACTTAGAATCCTCATTCTCCCACTCAAATCCCTCTGGAAGGTCTGGACTGACTTGTTTACCTCCAATGTGGTATCTGTGAGGAGCAGCCCCATATACCTTAGTGAATACGGATAGCATTGTTGAGGACAATCCGTATGAGGGATATGGATGAGTTTCTAATACCTCCTTAATGGCTCTGTCTACTTTAACTTTAAGCTGATGTTTGTTCATATAATTCTCTTGGTATGTAAATAGGCGCCTTCTTGCGCTTAAATTCAGAAGCTACATGTCTATCCCAAACCTTATTAACTACTTCTTCGCCATGTCTATCACATAGTTGTGACCAGCAATCAGATTCAGCCATTTGGTCATGTGGATGCATCATCTGTCCAGCAGAATCATAACTCTTCCTAAAGTTTTCAAATGGAATGAATCTACTAAGAATATCATCCACTGTAGCATAGTCTTTAGCACCAATCTGGTCTAGGTCACTATTACTAATACCGAGACCATCAGTTGGAACAAGCTTTCTAGATTCATGTATAGCCTTAGCCCTAGCTATAGCATCCTTGCATTCTTTAGATTCCTTTCCATGAAGCATACTGGCAGCCTTAACTTTCATATCGTATTTATAAAATAGATAATTAGCCAATTCATACACTTCAGTCTTCCATAAGTCCTGAATTGGGTCATAGTCACCTACATCACCATGAATAGTCCAGAATCCAAGCTGATATTCAGTTTGGTTGTCAGTAGACATTACTAAGCCCTTATTACGACTAGCTAAATCATATAAGTGCTGCATTCTACATCTAGCCTGTAAGTTACCATTAGCAATTGGAGTTCTGCTGGGCATTTCTTCTAATTCTTCTAAGAAGTAAGAATTGGATGCATTAGCATCTCCTGCGTCCATACACGCATCCAGAAGAGCAGCTTGGTAAGACCTATTCAACGCGTAAACTTTAAACTCGTTACAGAATGCCTCTCCTACTAGCTTAGATACATCAAACTCATCCTTCTTGTTCTTAATAGGAAGGCTTCGACCAATCAGAGGGATTCTAGTCCGTTTACTTACTTCATGACAGATGGCAGCAACAACAGTGGAGTCAATTCCTCCACTGATGCCAAGTATCATAGCTTTAAGGTTGTTGTTAAGAAGATAGTCTTCTAACTCATCTACTAAGACATTAAATACTACTTCGTAATCTAATTCATTCATACATTAATAACTTATGTAGTAGGTCTGTAGAATAGATAGTTGTATTGTTGTTCAGTCACCTTAACTGCTGCACACATAATCCAACCTTCTAAACCTAAAGACCTAAGTTCGTCCATACTTATTACGGAACCATATACCGTAACACGTTTATACTCAAACAAGTCCCAATGAAGTTAAACAGTTCTCAACTTCCTCAATATTACCAGTATGTTTACCCTCATCATCAGATAGTTTAACACAGGAATATATTGGTTGATTCTTATTCATCATACAGGTAGTAAGCTTCATAACGATATTAGATGGTTTAAATCCAGTATCGTTAGTAAGATTAGTACCTATACCAAATGCACAACGAATTCTACCTCTACAATACTCCATAATGTCTTGGGCCTTATCAAAGTCAAGAGCATTACTGAATATGATAGTTTTGGTAGTAGGGTCAATGCCAAGTTCTTTATACCTAGCTATTACAGCATTGGTAAACTTGAACTCGTCACCAGAATCACATCTCACTCCATCAAACAATTTAGCTTGCTTACGAGATAGATTCTTCAAGAATACATCAGAGGTATATGTATCAGAAAGAGCTATTCCTAAGTCTCCATCATATACATTCACCCAATTCTCAAGTGCCATGTAATTAGCTTGTTTATAACCATACATAGCACCGTGGAACATAAACCATTCATGTGGATGAGTCCCCATCATAGGCATTTCATATTTCATTGCATAGTAGCAATTAGAAGTTCCAGTACAATAGATGGATTTGTCCTTTATATATGCTATAACTTCTTCTTGCACATTAGAACTGAATCGCCTACGAGTACCAAATTCAGAGAATGGTAATCCAACAACATTACTAAGACGAACCTTATTCTCCAACTTAGTAAGTACTTCATCCATGTTAGCAACATTGCCTAGCATTCTGTTACGTAGTTCAGATACTATAGCCAGAATAGGCACCTCATACAGAGTAGCCTTATAAAGGTAATCAGTAACTTGGATATGTAAGTGCCTCTTATCATCCAGGAATACTGAAACCTTACCCGAATTGAATCGGAAGGAAGATAACCATTCCCAATACATTGCAGGTATAAACCTACAATGAGAGTTCATATAGTCTTGCTCCTCTTTAGTAAGACGATGCATTCCTAGATTACTAAGCTCTAAATACATCTGCTGAATGAACTCATCAGGGTATTCAGTATTGTCACGGTCGGTAAACGTAAAAGTTCCCGTAGCTTGCGGGAACAATTTCATGTAAGCATACGAAGTTGTAAACTTATACAAGTCTGTATCTAAAATTGATTTAATTATCATCTCTAAATGCTTTAATTAATCTGAGTATGGCTTCATCAGTCTTTTTAAGATTCTCTATCGTCTGTGCTTCTACCCATTCCTTACCTTTAGCCTTGTATTCAGAATACTTAGCAGCAGACTGGACTATGGTTACAACGGTTACAATAGTATTGATTACTGGTAGAGCAGCCATAAGTCCATAGAACACTAAGACTCTTTTGGTCATATAAGGCTTAAGTGCTGGTCTGAAGAATCGCATTCTTACTGCAAGGAAGGCGATGAACAGAAACGAAAGTAGATAGATTATACCCATTTTAAATTGTTGTTTGAAATTAATAATTTAAGCTTCTCTCCTCCATCTATTGATGCAATGAATCTAGTATCTACCACAATGCGGTCTCCTAGTCCCATTTCAATTAAATCCCAGATGGTATCATACACACAGTAATCTCCTGCAATACCAACTACTCTAATTTCATTAGTATCGTCAAGTTCAAAGTCAAGTAGTATGTCTTTAAGAACAGTACCGTATCTCTTATTCTCAAAGATGCTATACTCCTCATGGTCTGGTTCCATGCCCTTGTAGAATAGGTCTCCCTTATCATCATCAAGCTCGTCCCACCATTTCTGTAAGGGCGGATACAGCTCAAATCCGTCAGTTCCTACTTGACAATGAATTGGCCATTGTCCTCCATTAGTGACAAATGAGCAATGAGTAGATGGGTGTGCATCCTTAGTAACTGCTACATAGTCTTGAGATAACTCTCCACTACGTAATGCTGTTACTAAGGCATCCATCTTCTCCTTAGCTCCGTCAACTGCTAAAGACCCACTGATGAAATCCACCTGTGGGTCTACTATTAATAAAATCTTATCCATTACTTACCTCCAATTGCTGCAATAGCAGCTACAAGTAGTAAGAAGATAAAGGCGACTGCCATTATACCTAATACCATTGCTACAGGTATCCAGATTGGGGCAAGCACCCACCACCAAGACCAAGTAGCCACTGCTGTGGTCCCTGTAATCTTTAATATAATGAATACTATAGCCAATGCTGTTAATAATGACGACCCTCCTGATGTATAAACTACCTTCTCGTTACTCATGTTTTAAATGTCTAAATATAATGGTGTGTGATGAACTTTATAATCTTCTCCTACTAAACTGACATTAGCGAACTTCATGCTGTTGAACTCTTGCAGTTCATGTTTGCCACTATGGATATGTCCACAGAAGTTATATTTGGGCTGCTTACGTAATATTTCATCTGCTAGCCAAGGATTACCTGCATTCTCTCCAGCCCAGGCTCCATCACGTATCATCCCAAGTTCTAATAACTTAGGTGCATCATGTGACAGTAATATGTCACAATCAATAGGAATTGCTTCATATCTAGCTTGGAGAGTCTCTGGTTCTCTCATGAATGCCCAATTACCGAATTGCTTACAGTACGGAGTTCCAAATACTTTGTATTTAACAAAGGTACCTTCTACGGTCTCATGGTCATACTCCCATGCTTTGTTATGTAAGTATACTATCTTACCGTCAGAAGGTTTATGGAACATATTGTACATTTCAGGTTCTTTACCTCCATTACGTTCAAACCAAAAGTCATGATTACCTGCTATAAACACTACATGCTTGGCAGGTACACCCATAGCCCAGTTAAAGAAAGCACCTTTAAGCCACTTCTCTGATTTAGGCATATTACATTGAATGTTAAGTGGCATAATGTCACCACATATCAACAGTAAATCTACAGGTTCAACTTCCGGTAATATACCATGTAAGTCAGACGTTACTCCTATTCGCATTTAGTAACAACGAGTTTAATGGACAATTCCACAATCTCACCTCTACTAATGCCTGGGAATACTCCTAAAGATAAGTCTCCAAATCTATCAGCAATATCTTCTTCGTCCATCCATTCAAAGTCTGCTGTCTCATCATCTGGATTAGTCCATTCGCCATCTTCATCTTTAACAGGTTGGACAGTGCCTATATACAAGAAGGCATCGTCTGAATTATTGTCTTTGCAATACCAGTAACGCATATTATACTAATTCAATTATAGTTTTAAACCGAATCTCAATTCTCTCACCCTTACCTAGTTCCGGTAAGTCATTACCAAATCTATCTCTGGACTCTGAAGGACTGTAAAACATCCAGTCATTATTAGTAGTTGGACCTTGCCAGTTACCATTATCATCCGTAATAGGAGGAATTACTCCCTTATACACAAACGTACCATTGGACCAGTCTCCAGTGAGGTCTCTACAACACCAATATCTCATCATTCCTTATACCAAGTTGTGTTTAAATCTTTATCAATCTCAAATTGTATGGGACCGCCTTCAAATGTAACTTTAGGAAGTACACAATCATCAAATACGTGACTCTCGGCTGAAGTCCACACATGGGAATTGTTATTACCACACCACCCACCGCCACATTTAGTAGGTTTAGTGCCATCCACTATCCATTGTTGACCGTCATCGTTAGCAACAATCCACCAAGTACCTATAGGATTAGTAATTTCATCCCTCATGTCTATAGTCTGATATACTTTCTAAATACTTAAACATCTCTTCTTCAGACGAAGTACATTCCTGCAAAGTAGTTAACAATTCAGGAAGTGCTCCAGCTTTGTATACGTGGTACCAATTGTCATCAACACCTACCCAAGAAGTAATGTCAGATGTACTCATATAGGGTACACCTTCAGCTTCCAGCTGTCTTCTTAGCTTAGGATTTGGACAACTAGGGCCCATATCTATTTCAACTTCATGTCCATGTATTAGCATAATGACCTATATCAATTTCAAATTCCAAATAGCCACAAGTATGGTCAAACCCTTCAGGAATAGAGAAGCTAAAATTCTTAGGGTCATGTAAAGTGTTAGCCTTACCTTCGATATCCCACTTTATACTCTCATCGACATTCCATGCTTCTCCATCCCATATAGGAGGGTTATCATAATACCAGCCTTGACCATCTTTGTCTACGGCATAGTAATACTTCTTAATCATTACTAAGAGTTACGACATCCTTAAAAGTTTCCCATTCAGTAGCCACAAACAGCGGTGGATAGATAACATTCCCTATACGGTACTTGTCGGTATCAGTGATGATAACTACTTCGTGATTCTTCGTATAAATGCCAACTACCCTACTGTCGTCCACAAGACATATCAATCTAGGAAGATTGCAATTTTGGGTCTTAGAAGTTACTACTGACTTCATTCCTTTAAGTCTCCCATTACATTGCGTTCAAGTCTATCATCAATACGTTCCTGGCACGCATCAAGATAGTCTTGAAGAGCAGCAATCTGCTTAGCATTCTGCTCACAAGGGAACTTCTCATTCAACTTCTTGATTCGGTCAATCATAATCAGCACAAGCTGTTCATTCTGCCAACCAGGAATTACTGTACCATCTTCCTTCTTATGAACGAATTGGATAGTATCAGTAGCATCAACATACTTAGTCTTGCCATTAACAAAACCAGCACACATTCGAGCACGATACTTATGTGCTCCACTAAATCCATCATCAGGCAGAACCTCAATAGTCTCTGTCTTACTAGGATACACTGTCAAGTCTTTAACTTGAACGTACTTCTTTCTACTGCTAATTATTCTTGCCATAATTCACTCTTTATAAATGTCTAACAAATCTCCTAACTCTCTAAGGTCTCCACATAGTTGGTGTATACACCTTATTAAGGCTTCCTTCTCTAAATCCTGCAACCATTCGTCCCTAGTTACATGATTACAATCTTCGATACAAGTCGGAAGAGACTTCTCATCTCCTTCCAACTTATCAAAGATATAAATACCGCTAAGGTTTCTTCGCAATCGTGATTTCGTACTCATACTCTACAGGTTCATCGTCCCAAGTAAGACCTTCTGGCAATTCAACTCCAGGGAATATACCTTCTTGAGGGTCATAATAATCACCCTTAGTAATCCAAGAGTCAGAGAGTGGGTCACGAGTAGGCTTCTCGGTATAAAACCCATTCACACCGTCCTTGTCAACTGCGTACCAAAGTGCTTGCTTCATCTACTTGCTTATTAATTATACGTTTAACTTGTTTATAACTTACAGGAGTGTAATTGTTATTGTCAACTCCCACGTCGTATTGAGTTGGTAGCAAATAAGGCAATCTAGCTATGTCTGCTCCTGTGTTACTAGGACCAGAATGCACATGCCCAAATAGCTGCCATACTCCTCTGTACTGTCCTCCATAACACAAGAAGGGATAGTGATTCAGATATATAGACTGCTTCTCTATCTCTATTTGCATTTGTGGAGTTACATTCACGAATTTACCAAGATACCCTGCTCGGATATTCTTACGGTCATGATTACCAAGTATGAGATAGATTCTTCCGTTTAATCGGGAGAGTATACTATTCCATACTTCACTGCCACCCAGAGCAAAATCTCCCAAATGGAAGACTATATCCTCATCCGTAACTACACTGTTCCAGTTGGACACTAATACTTCAGTCATATGACTAACGTCATTGAATGGACGTTTACATAGATTGATTATATTAGCATGACCGAAATGTGTGTCTGATGTAAAGAATGTATGGTCTGGGTCAAATTTAAATTGATTGTTGCTCATTTAAAATCCTCTCGATTTACATTCATAATCTATTTCCTTCCATGACATGCCTTTGCTAAAGTTAGCTGCCTTATTAGGGTCTAAACTTTCAACTAGTACTTGATGAACTCCAAGTCTCTTGATTCGCTTGCCTAATTTGGTACCAGCCTTATTCTCTTCAGCAATCATACCTAGATATAAAATGGTAAAGATTAGGGAGAACTTAGTTGAGTATTCTCCATAATCTTTCGACAAAGTGTCTATATGACTTAATACAGAGCTATCAATAGTGTTAGTAGTTCTGTCGTAGATGCTTATAAAGTCAGTATAGACTTTACTAGCACCGTACTTACAGCCAAATCCTCTCAACACTGTAAAATAAGCCCAGTCTTTAGGAGCATGTCTACCGTTAGAACTAATATACACGCACCAATCGTCAAAGCTTCCTCTGTCTATTTCAATAGTTGTACCGTCTGTTAAAACCTTAACGACCACAACACTTTTTATACTTCTTACCACTTCCGCAAGGACAGGTTTCATTCCTGCCTATTTTAGGTTCCTTACGTACATATGGTGTTCCTTTATACGCATGTATGTATCTTTCCATAACATCACGTATTAAGCTCTCCTCTTTAGGAGATAGTTCCTTCTCCATGTCTAATGCGTCTTTAGCGTCTTGCATCCTAAACGTTATTAAGTATTTAAAGAATAATATCAATCTGATAATTAGATTCATCTGTTTGTCTTTCAACTCCTTAGCATGTCGAGATTCTAGCTTATAAAGCTCTCTCTTCTGCCTTCTAGTATCTATTCGATACTTGTAGATTCCCTTCTTCATCTTGAGTAATATATCCCTTAATTAGCATTAGATTGCGCAATTGGTCGGCTACTTCTTTAGCTTGTGGATGTGCATCTCTAGCACACCTTAGCTTAAAGAACTCAATCCATTGCTCGACAGTGCCAGTCATTATTAATTCTGTCTTTAGACTGTTGGGAAGAATTGCTCTAGCTTGCTGTGGCTTCCATCCTTTACTAAGTAAATCTAAGTAGCAAGATTCTATCTTACATAGACCTAGTAAATAGTTGTAAACGTCTGGATTCTGTTCTTTATATAAAAATTCATGCGGACATGCTCCAGCTAGCCATATACAATCATCTTTAAAACAACTCTCCGTCATAAATACTCCAGAGTTCAAGCCAACCCAGCAAGGAATGATAAATGTACATTCATTACCAAACTTGCCTTTACTATAGTTACAATAGCGTGTCGACTCTTGAGCGAAGCTAAATTTACGATGCCTTACAAATTCATGGCTTACTCCTCTGTCTATAGTGAATTTAACAGTCACACGATTAGCATGATATATTGTAGGACCCCATAGATACTTCAAATCGTCAAGCCAATTGTTTTGAAGCAATACTCTATAATTAGTAGTAATAGCTACAAATCCATCCGGTATTCCACGAACAGGCTGTACCTGCACAGCTTCTGAATATTGGTTCTCATTGTATTTAGACCATAGCCCATAAGCTATTGCATTAGATTCATCATTAGCTTTAAAATCACATCTTAAATACACAGTACCATGTTCCAGCATAGCAGTGTGACCTCTGGCTACTATGACATCATTGATGAACTTCCTAGCACTATCTTCAGTAATCTTGTCTTCAGATTTATAGCAAGTTCTCGCACACAATTCCATGTGCTTAAAGAGACCTTCAATGCCTGGTTCTTGTTCAATAAGTTCTACTGTCGGTTTGATTAAGCGCATCGAATCCAGATTCGTAATTCTTAATAGCGTAATCTCTCAATGTGTTATAATCTTCTTCGTCTATAGCTAAACTATGAAGAGGAGATGAGAAGTATACAAACTCCTCATCAAAGTATGCTATAGCATCTAAGTTAACTACAGTACCTCCTATTAGTTCAACTAAATGTGCCATTTAGTAAAAGACAACTTCTTTACTACCATAAGCATCTGTCTCAACTACCCTCTCCAAATCTTCTACAATATCTAAGGCAGAGTTCCTATCCCAAACTAGTACCAGGTCATCTTCAAGACTATCATTTAAAGAATGAGGACCACAGTGTTTACCGTGTGTATAGGGATTAGTTCTATCGTATACCTTATTAATGGTAAATGGACTATCTGGACATCCTTTGAGTGTCAAATCTTCATTGTAGCTCTGACTGTTCATCCACCCAGTTTCACTTAGAAATAAGTAGTCTGAATGAACTCCTTGAGGGTTAACCACATCAGGCACAACCAAGTAGCGTGTCAAGTCCTTAGTCTCAACAACCTGCATACTTTTTAAATCGTGTAGTTTCATTCCCAAGTATTGTAAGGATGACTAGCTATATAACTATTATAGAACTTAGGGTCGTCGGTCACCTCTTGACCTATGAAATCTGGTAAGTCTAGAGATTCTCCAGCCTGAGTTAATTCTACTTCAGCTATTACTAATCCATCGTTGTCGCCAATAAACTCATCTACCTCAAACTTATGTCCTTTGTAATATACGATGTAACGTACTTTACGTACTTCATGAGGGCATAATTTTAATAAGTCAATGGCTTCATTGAGAGGAATCTCTTGCATCCACTCGGTTCTAGATAGGATTCCCTTACTCTTTACAAACAACCAACCATGATTGTCCCTAATAGCCACTCTGGTTTCGGAGATGTCATTGTCCCCTAAATATCCTTGGACTATTAGCCCGGCACGCCCGGCCATAGTCTTAAAGGAATTACTTTTAACTAAATACTTTCTTTCAACTTCTCTTAACATTGTTTAATGTATCCAATGGTCAGCAATTGATATATCTGCACCTAAATGAGCACGTGTACAGAATGGAGCGCCTCCACTCTCCATGCACTTAACTAATATACTGCCTACTTCATCGGCAATAGCTTCAGGTGATTCAACATTGTGTTCATCATGTACAGGAACACAATATTTAACAACAAACAGTAAGTTGTTCTTACGCAGCCAATTAAAGAATTTAATAGCTGATAGTTTAAAACACATACTTCCTGCATGCTGTCACACTTGTTACCCTAGAGGCTCTTTATCCTCTAGCTCTACACCTATTCGATGCAGTTCGGACTATGTCTTAATATGTTCTTGCAAAATGTGTGTAGTTCGTCTGGAGACGCTGAGTTCTTCATAGCATTAGCTTTCATACTAATAACCTGAACATTACCCTTGATATATCCTTTAGAATTATCAATTCTGTCCAAGGATGGAGAATAGTCATAACTATCCTTCGTTCCGAATTGAAATGGAACTTCTAATAAGGGACATACATCAGGTATTACAATATCAGACAACTCTAAATTAAACTCTAAACCTTTCCTAGCAGCACGATTCTTAGCACTAGTCAACATAGCTTGTTCTATGTTACGCTCTCTAGACTCTTTCTTCTGCTGGTATATCTCTTCTTTATATTCAGGACAAAGTTTAATTCTGAGCTTTCTAAAGTAGTTCTTATCATTACCGTTGTTAATAAGAGTATGCTCTTTATAACAGTCACTACACATCCAGTATCTTCCAGTTTTACTTTTAGCATAAGTATCAAACTTATCAACAGACAGCTCTCTCTTACATACTGGACAAACCATCACACCCTCAGTAATTAAAGGCTCTACCTTGACTCCATCTCTTAATCTTCGCAATTTCTTCCTACACGCCTTACATGTATTGTCATGTCCATCTTTCATAGACGGAACCTTGTAGAAGTTATCAATAGATTGCTCTTCTCCACATCGTTTGCAAATTTTAGTATTGCACATAATAAATTCCTAATTATTAATTACCCTGCAAAGGTAGTCAATAATTTGTGTAATACATAACATATTCTCCCTGTTCGTGGAACTTTACCTTCCTTACCATTTAGAGTAAGGAATCCATGTTCTAGTCTCTACACACTCCTAAACATTACTGTTTAGATTGGCTCGGCATTCCCATACAGTTAATCTCACGACTTGTGCTCCAGGGTTCACCGAATTAGGGGAGTTTAGACCCGACACAGCTTATAAGTTCATCGGGTAATTTATAGATTGCTTCATAGAATCAGATAGCCTTCTCCTTAGATGCTGTGAGCTGGATTTATAATAGTTATCACCATTACATCCTAGCATGTACCGTGCTTCTGGAGTACCTAATTCACTGTCAATCTTACATAGATTGTCCCAATCATATATAAACGCTTTATGACCAGTAATGTTATTAAGTTGTATGTATCCTTTCTCAAGTACATCCTTCCTTCTAAATTCCTGATAGCGTTTCAATCCAGAGAAGCCAGACATATAATTCTCATATACTTCCTGTGCTCTCTTCTTAGCCAAACCATAGTTCTTCATCAACGTGTTCCAATCCCCACCATAGTTGAAACAAAACTCATAACCCTTAGCAGCGTCCCGCAATGGCTTGAATTTAGATTTAACCACTTCTAGTGGAGTATCATTTGGAATATCCTCAAATACTATTCTAGCAGTTAGGCTATGTAAGTCACCACTACCATTTACTAGCTCATCAAGCATAGCAGTATCATTAGCCAAGGATGCCATTAGAAAGGACTCCTGCCCCTTATAATCACAACTAATCCACTTATTACCAGTATCAGCTATAAAGCAAGACCTTGTAAATGGGTCATGTGGCAGATTCATCAGTGACGGGTTCGTTGCTGATAATCGACCAGTATCGGCTCCTAACTGAAAGTAGTCTGGATGGATACGCCCACTTATTGGATTAATCTTGTCTATAAACTTCTGACCAAAGGTATTAACTAGAATTGTGGCTTTCTTGTATTCCACATATAATGGAACTATACTACACTTATGAGCTTGAGGTTTGATTAATTTGATGTCGGCAGACTTCTTCTTAACCTTAGTCTTTGGGTCGATAGTAGTACAATTAATACCTAAGTATTCAAACAAAGGTACTACTTGCTGACTACTAGACCAATTGACATTACATTTGGCATTAGCATCAAACCCAGAGAACAAGTCACCTTGAAGATTCCTCGTTACATATGGGAAGTATTGGTCATACTCATAATGAATTAATCCTGTTTGAGGATTCTGTACCCGCTTAATCTTACCAACTCCATTAGTAAGACTATCAAATAGCTGATTCTCATGCATGATGTCTACCTCTTCAGTAGACACTCTTACATATCCCTCAATTTCAGATTTGTGTTCACTATAGTAATTCTCAACCCATTCATTCAGTTTGGCTTCTGCCTTGTTCATCTCCTCCTTGTCTCGCTGCATCTTCTGCTTCCATTTGATAGGGTCTAGTTTAGCACCACAATACTCCATATAGGCTATTACTGGGGTGAACTTCATTTCAAATTCAGCAGCCTTAGTAAGACCTTTAGCTTCTAGTTCGGCATCTTGCTTCTCTTTAATCTTGGTAAGATACATAACATCACCAGCAGCATACTGTACTACAGGTATAGTAAGACCTTGAGTTATAATTTGACCTCGAACAGTCTTATCAATATCAATTCCAAGATAGCTAGAAGCAGCAGCCTTAAGAGCTAGACTATGAAACTGGGGAGGATAGCCAAGATATAATAACTTCTCGGCAATCATTCCATCCCACACATTATAAGGAACTATTCTATGATGATACAGGAATCTTAAATCAAATGCAATATTCCAACCTAAGAATGTCTTAGTAGGGTCTTCTAATACACATCTAAGCTTCTCAATTGGAATGGTAACATTGTCAATGACTATCTGATTCTCTCCCAATCCATATTGAGTACACAGTAGTGGTTTGGTATAGGGGTCTAAACCAGCAGTTTCACTATCATACTCAATCCATGAATGAGGCATAATCATATCTATTGCATCAGACAGAGACAGTTCCTTATATGCGTCAGTCTCAAACAATTGCTTTTGATTACTGACTAAATATATCACGAAACTTGTATATCAACAGTACTTATATCAACATCTCCTAAGCTATTAAGTGCAGCTTCTATTCTACTCTTAATAGCTTCAATAGCTTCGTCTATATCTAAGTGTCCATAATATTCATACCATGCTAATCCTTTAGCATTAATATCAACCTTAAAGACTTTCTCTTCAATGTTATAAGGAGCACGAGGGTCGTTCTCCGCTCCTAATGGTAAATTACTCATTATTAATAAGTTTATAATTGATAACAAGTAATCTATTACAGAACCCATTACTAGGTCTTACTCTCCCGAATCGTAATATAACAACGTGGGGTTGTCCTTTTGTATATCTATTGGGTCTAAGTTTCTAATTGCCAGCTCTTGAGCAAACTGATTGCAATCGAATCCAATAGTTATTAAGTGGTATCCGTGTAGGGTAGGAATGATATATTTGACCTTATTAGGTTCAGCACCTCTACACCGATTAATCATATCAATAACATTATTGAGATAGTTCTCATTCTTGCTATCAACATCAACCACCCATAGTGGCTTATAACCTCTAGCCCTAGTATGCCCACAAGATGAATCCCAGATTCTATAACCTTGATAACAGTTACCTTCTTGGATTAATTTGGCATACTCCTGAATAGCCGTACAGGCTACTTGCTCTGCATTCCGTCTATTAAGAGTAATGTATGCTCTCGCATTGTTACTCTTACACAGTTCCTTAATCTTATCTCTCTTACGCTCAAGTTGCTCTTTACTAAAGATGTAATAAGTCTTAATAGTTCTATAGCCATTGTTATCTGTATCAGTAACACATCCATCCTTCTTACGTTGTATAATTTGCAAGAAGTAGAACTCATCTGAATTATTAAATTCCAGAATGTCTAGTATTTGGTCAAAATTATCTATTACCATTCTTCTCGTCTTTAATTTCGTAATACCTGTCTATGGTAATGAAGACTAGAGCTAAACAGAAACATTCTGCCATTAAAACAGGACATGTAAACAGAGCTACAAGCCCAACTATCATTCCTATTAACATCCAAGGTGCTGCCATAGCAAGCAAATTACCTATGGTAGAATCATCGAAATTACTTCTTAGCCATTTGTTCATATCGCTTATCCCTTTCTTCAATTACTGATAATGGTGATACTCCAGGTTCTAAGGTTTCAATAAGTACAAATCCATTCTCTGGTGTAATCATTGATTCCTTCTCACTTACACTGCCCTTATACTTCTCACCATAATCCCCCTCTACCTTCTTAGTAGCGGGATTGATATCTCCCCAATCTGAATGTCCTCCAATTGGTTCAACATAGTATTTCCTACCAGTCACTAATGATTGATATATAAATCTACCAGTGTCATCAGTGTTCTTTAGAAATCGTTTCTCTAAATCAGTCATTTGGAACTACATCTAAATCTGTCAAATAAAATGCATTGTCGTTTAAATCTCTTTGTACGAAGTATCCGTTAACTTCGACAGTTTCTCCTTTAAGAGTATGTATAGTTACTTCTCTGTCTCGGTCATACTTTTGGAGAATTTCAATCAGTTGTCCTACTAAGATTGCCATTAGAACTTACCTTCATTAGGTTGTAAACAGATTAAACCTTCTTCACGCCACATAGCGACACACTTAGCGTTATCTTCAAGTACGAATGGTATATAGAAGTTACCCTTAACATTATCCTCATACAGCTTCTTCTTACACTTAGGTCCTGCTATAAAACTCTTAGCTGGACGCATTAGAAGTATATCGGGATGTAAGAAGTTGTCCTCTAACCACTGCTCTGTAGCCTTACGAATCTCTGGAGTATCCTCTCTACCAGTTAGTATTATTAACTTGGCTGGATAGTTACTACAGAAGTTTCTAATAAGCTCGATTATAGGAACTATCGGCTCGTCAGTAAGCATACCTTCAGCTGCTCCTTCTCCGTAGAACGGACGACCACTAGTATTCAAGCATACAGTAGCATCCATATCCACTATAATAGCTGCTGGTAAATTGGTATCCTGAACTAACATCTTAGCCTTACTTGCCATAATCTCTTCATGGATTATGAAGTCCTTATAGCGATTCCAGGTCTGCTTAATTACCTTCTCACCAATAGGATTGTCTCGCTTAGCATCACGTCTAATACATTCATCTACTGGAGTCCAGAAATCTTTAAATTCGATTGTATAATGATAAGGTTTGGCAGCATCGTCCTTAGTAATGTAAGCAGCAGTTTCTGAATTGTTGCAATCTACAACATCCGTCCACCACTGAACTTCCTTAGGATTAAGATTCATATTATCAACGACAATGTCATACCCCTTAGCCATCGCAGCTACAGCAAATTGATACTTAAGGTTAGTGACTATAGATTCCCTACTAGGAACCCAGTAATCACCTAGCATATTGCGAATGTCATCGTTGTTAAACCTTACTCTATGTTCTGGGTCTTCATGACACCATTGTTTAGCCCAGGTAGATTTACCTGAACCTTGTATACCTCTACATATTATTAATACTCGCTCGTCCATAGTGGTTTCTCTTCAGTTGGGTTATTGTCGGAACCTTTAAAGTATTCAGGTTCTAATATATCTACTAATTCTTGATAGTCTATATCATCGTAACGCCTATCTAAAATCTCACCATCCTCTGCATAGTAATCCGCATCTTCTATCCTAGATACGGCAGCATCGTAAGATTCAGCCTTGATTCTGACCTTCTCATATAGAGTGGCGTGGACTTCAGAGATTACAGTAAATTCAAATGTTTCCAAATCTACTTCTCATTAGTGGGCTTTAACCACAAATTAGTTCTAGTAAATATATAATCTCTCAGTGTAGGAAGAAAGTTTAAATAGCCTAGTGTTCTAAGAGTATTACATCTAAAACACTTAGCTAATTCCTCTCTAATACGCTCTTCAGACACAACTGGCATTTTACTATTATAATCATAAGACATCATAGCCATCCATGTAGCATCTTCTATAGTAAACCTCTTAGTAACTGCGAATCTAATAGCCCTTAATATCCTAAGAGGGTCATCATCGAATGTTACTATAGGGTCTAATGGAGTTCTTATTAAGGCATTGCTAATGTCCTCCTTACCGTTAAAGTAGTCAATGATTTCACCTGTATCAGGGTCTTTAGCCATTGCATTAACAGTAAAGTCTCGTCTTGATAAGTCATCATACAGATTACCAGGAACTACTATTGGAGTCCTGGTGCCAGGTATATACCCTACCTCTTTACGGGCCATTACAAAGTCAGCCACTCCTTGATACTTATACCAATTAGGGAATCTAGCTCGGATTGTATAGCAATCTGGAGTTACTAAGAAGATTTCAAATCCTTCTTCTCGTAAATGATGCTCTAACTTTGCAAACATTTCATTAGCTGTATAGCACTCCAATAACATAGTATCATCTGTGTTAGGTACAGCTACGTAGTCAACATCCTTATTAGTAAGACCTAAGAACTCGTCTCTAATCTTACCACCTACTTCGTAGAATTTGAACGCCTCCATTCCTCAAACTCTTTCATAATTTCATCATAACATGACTCATTCTTTAACCACTCATCAAACCGTTCATAATATATATCAACGTCATGAATTAATGAGCACCAAGGACGTAATGATTCTTCATACTTCTCCTTGTTCCATCCGTTAATTTCAACTCCATAGAAATCCTCAACCACACGGTCTAATGAGCCATAGTTAGTAAGACTATCCTGTATATACTCCCAAGGAATACACCAGTCAGTCATATTCATGATATATTTAAACAATTCTGGATACTTAGCTGACCAGTAGCCCAGCACTATACCCATATTGTTGATATTATCATCTAGGAAGTAGTCCACAAAGGATTCGTCATACCTACTCTCCCATATACCCCATATTTGTTGAATTTCATCAACTGTGAATTTGTCCATATTACCAATCATAAATACAACCTATCACCCTATTCTCTCTAATGAACTCATACAACTCATCCATAGCTTCTTCGTAAGTTACATCTGGATATGCTGTATATGGTCCTCCAAAATCATCTTCCTCAAGATAGTTCTTATACTTAATAGTTTGATACCTGTTAAAGTAGTCATAATCTTCAAGTATGGGAGGAAGATTAACCCAGCCGTCTATAGGTAAAGCGTCATAATCAGACAGTAATTCAACTGCACTAGTCTTAGTAATACTATCTGAATCAGCTAATTCAAATATCTTATCGGCAAGCTCACTCTTAGCATTCTGTAATTGAATCTTCAAGTCTGAGCACTTCTGGATATAATTCATCAACGTTTCGTCCATCGTATATAAGAGGATAGGTATTAAATTCCTCATCTGTTCCTTCAAACGGGGCTATTGAGTAATTATAATACTCTTCCCAGTTTATACTATCTACTACTCTTCTTATATCTTCTTCTGTAAGGTCATCATAATCATAACCTTCTAGTTGAACTATAAGCGAATCTGGCACTATAGATACTGCTACATCAAATGCATGATTGTCAGCAGCAATGTCCATCATATCATCGTCAAGTGAGGATGCATAAGCGACTGCATATGATATACTACAGTCGTTTATGCATTTAATTAGATACTTATTCATTGGTCAGATTCTATATCAACTTCACCTCTATCTAATGCCTTAGATTCTCCTTCTAAGAATCTAATGCATTTCAACTTAAATGCTTCAGACCTTCCATTCTCGTTACGGATTACTATACCTTCATGTGGCACATCATTGTGACATGTAGGAGATAGCTCTTCCATGTAGAAGTTCTTGTCATTAGCTAATCTTTCAATAAAGTTCTCATTCCAGTGTTCAGATACGTTCAGGTCAGGATATAAATCCTTAGCGTAACCGTAATACAATTCTGTCACTGGAACAAGTCCTTTGTCTTTGCACCATTGCTGCACTTGTCTAGCAGAGAACTCATAGACTATACCATCTGGATTGGTATAAGTAATACGATAGATTTGGATACCGTAATTTACACCGTACTCACATTTGTAAGTTTGAGTAGCTGGGTCGAAGATTGGTAAGTCATAACCATAATCAAATGCTTTACCACCCATTGATTGAACAGCCGCACCTGTCGGCAAGTAACCAATAATCTCATAATACAAAGTTAATCCCTTAGTAAGATGAGGTCTTAACACCTTATGAGCTTCTCCCCAAATATCACATCCATAATAACCACCGTTAACTTCCTTATTATAGAACTGATTCTTTACTACATTTCTAGAAGACCATAGTTCATCATACTTGACAGTTGGAACATCAGACAGCCATTTAGCTATCTTATCCTTCCAACTAAGTGGTCTAGCACACAATACATCTGCTGAAATGCCAGATGTTCCATGTACCTTAGTAGTAATTGAAATCAAATCCTCGGGTTTAATTACCCATGGACACTTCTTAATAAGAACAGTGTCATAGTGGAATCTGAATTGATTCTCTACTAGCTTGTTTAATCCCTTAGGTTGCTTAGCTTGCTTCTGCTTGTTACCAGAACCAGGAGTTTGAGAGCGTTTCACAACGTACTTCTGAACTAGCATAGACTTATCTAAGGAATCAAAATCAGTTCCAATCTCCATATTAGTAATAACTTCATGCTTACAACCCACAAAGTCTAACCACTTATAGAGACTATCTACGGGCATTATAAAGCCTTCAGATGGAACTTGCTGCAATTTTATAATCTTTACACGACCGTTGTCCTCGAAGAATCCTGGAGTAGCTTCCTTGTTTGCATTCCTCTCCTTGTCTCTAAGGAGGTTATTAGCTGCCAGGAATGTACCTACTATACGACATCCAACAGGAAAGTATATATATGTACCTGGTTGGGTATCTATACCTACTGCTATCTTATATCCATCTATACGAGCCATTTTAAGTCTCGTACACTTAGGATTGGGATGTGCTTCGAACTCTTCAATTTTAACTATCTTGGCACAGTAATTAATGTTGAATTTAGGTGATTGATTTAATCGCATTTAAGACATTATTGACCGTCTATAAAGTCTAATCTCCGGCCAAGCTCCATTCAGTGCTAAGGATAGCATCAGGGAACCATTTGGTAACTACGTAACGTTGATTAGAGTCTGCTTTAGGCAAACATACAATGTTACCGTTCTCCATACGATACCTTCTTCCAGTTGTGTTAGTAACTGTCATTCCTGCTCTCATCATTGATAAAGCTTCGCCAAAATCGAACATCTCATTCATAATCTTAAATCTTTTAAATTAGTTAAACATTCTTGCAATTAGATTCCACGTACTCATAGAGTTCATCTATAGTACGTAGTATCTCATTGCCTTCCTCATCATATGCTTTGAGCTCTGCATTGTCAGCTCTTTCATATAACCACCATTGTATCCAGTCGATACCACATTCGTTATACGCATCTGATAGGAATGTCATAGCAATGTCTTCAGCTCCTATAATGATAGGACTTTCAGCAATGTCTATTCCCATTCCATATAACTTAGTTACTTCGGAATCAATAGACATCAAGGCATTAATTGCCTTTAAAAAGTGAGTCTTTGTCATACGCTGTTAATACCATATTAACTGCAATGGCTTCAATAGTTTCAGAATCAAATCCTTTCAAAGTATTCCTCCAGAAGTTGAATATTGACTCATACAAATCATCCTTGTCAGATGGAGACAAAGTGTTTCCAACTAAGTCAGTCATACGTTCAGCTAATTCGGCACTTACGTTAATTGTAGTTTTGTTTACCATTCAATATTACATATAGGTCACCTATCATCGTCAGTATCTTACTGTCACTCATGTCCTTAAGAGGAATGAGAGTCTCTCTGATTACGAAGTCATTGTCATCAGGGTGATAGTAAGTCATCATAATCCTAATAACGTCATCTTCATCTCTTACTAACGACTCGGGTCCATAAGCTACATCGACTTCATCTCTGTAGCTGAAGTAAGCCATTTGAGGCTTCCCTTCCTTCTTATAAGCTACTACGTAATTCATTCGTAATCCCTAATACATTTTAGAACAGGTTGTAATGGCCTTCCATCATCTGAATAATAGAAGTACTTAACAGTTGCCATCTTACCGATAAGCTCCTTCATCCTGTTTAGGTATTCATACTTTAACTCACGTGGACCCATAGGTTTAGCTTCAAACTCCAGTCCACTAGATGTCTTACATACAAACACCATATCCTCTGGACGTAAACCTTCAGAATAACCTACAATTTCAAACTCATCATCTTGGTACATCTTAATCTTAATCATTGCATTAGTACGTCCTCCAAAGTTATAAACCTTAGATGGGTCTCTAATAACAACTCCTTCAAACCCTTCACTAACATATTTATCATGAAGCTTTTGAATAGCAGTCCAACCTGTAACAGGGTCATGAGGAACCATTTGAACTTTAAGTTCACCGTCCTTCCAAGACCTATTAGGGTCGAATCCCAAATCAAGTTCTTCTCGAATCATATCTAAGACATCCATACGTTCGTCAAATATCTTAGTACTGTCCATCACATCGTAGATATAATACTGCAACCAGTCCATACCACTAGTGTCTTTCTCAAGTCTAGCGGCACCACTAATCTGCTGCAATGACCTACCATGTTCATACAGTTCGCCATCTAATACTATGTCTGGATGATTCTTAAAGAACTCTATAAACTTAGGATGATTCCTTATAAAAGAAGTAGATGGGTCATAATCATTACCACCTCTGGATGCAGATTTAACCTCCCCGTCCTTCCAATAGAATGAACATCTAACACCATCTATCTTCCTACTAGCCCACCAGAATGGTATCTTGTCAAATACACTGGTTGCAACCTTGTCATGTTGCTTGGCTAGCATATGCTTCTTAAATCCGTTAGAATCAGTAACTCCGTCACCTAGATTCTCTTCTACGAATTTAGCAACCGCTACACTATCTTCTATCTTAATAGAACTAGGTAGTAGTTTATAGCCCTTATCTTGGTACTTCTTTAAATGAGATGCATACTCAAGTTTAACCTGTTCAGTTACAGTACGCTTAGCCTTACCCTTAGTAACCCATATAGTAGGCTGGCAAGTAATCTTGCCACCATACTGATATGTGTTCCTAGATATAAAGTAAGCATGTTGAGCATCATCCCATTCGTAACTAATCTCGACTACTCTGATTTTACCTTTGTTGTCTTTAGTTACTAATATATCCACTTTATAACGATTGTGTTATACAAATTGAATCTTAATAGCTACTACAGGTGTAACATTCTTGAGCCGGCTCCTTATCACTTGGAACATCTTCCGAATACTTCTCGCATAGGAATCTGGTTATGTTACGCAAGCCTGATGCTGAATCAGATACTATAGTATACATATCCGCAGAGTTATACTTACCCGAACTTAGATATGCTTTAGTAAGTTCCAACAGTATCTGCCCTTCGAGATTTAACTTTTGCATGAGACTAGCGAGTTAACAGTTCGTAAGTCTTTTGAGCCCCAGCTAAATAATCTTCTATAATAGCAGCTACTGCGTCTTCGTGCTCATCTGCATCCATTATTACAGACTTAGCATACTCTAAAGCTGCTTCTTCGATGGCTTGTTCAAAACTTTGACTATTCATCCAAATCATCAATTGTGAGAGTCTTTGAGCATTGAGTTGCCAAACTCTCTGCTAATTCTCTCTGTTTGGTTTCTAATTCCTCAATCTGTTTCATAGTTCCTTCCATCTTCTTAGCATAGTTAGCGTATTCATTCTTTAAAGACTGAATTTGCTCACTAAAGTATGCAATTTCATTGCTCCTTTTGATTACTTCTTCTGTAGTTATCATTTTACTCCTGTATGTCCAAATCCACCTTTACGGTCTGTCTCATCCAATCTTGCAACTTCTACCCACTCACAAGTCTCCACCTTAGTAAAGACTAATTGGGCAATGCGCTCTCCATCTTCAATCCATACAGCTTCATGTCCATGATTAATAAGAATCACATGTACTTCATCTCTATAATCAGCATCTACAGTGCCGGGAGTATTAAGTACAGTAATTCCCTTCTTCAAGGCTAATCCACTACGAGGACGAACTTGACATTCATATCTAATAGACTTATCATCTTGCAAAGCAGTAGGGAGGGCAAACTTCAATCCTGTAGGAATGAGCGCTCTAGCTCCTGGGTCAAGACGAAGCATGGTTACTTTATTACCATCCATCTTGTTAGATTTAAATATCATCTCACAATCACCAAATGCCTTTAATGGCTTGTCTGGAGTTACTCTACTAAAATCAGCTCTGACATCCATACCTGCTGATAGAGGAGTTTCATACTGTGGCAAAGCATTGTTTGAAATGTTAATTACTTGGACTTGCATTGAATTCAAATGAATAGGTTGAGTTCTTAGTTTTGAATCTCTCATTCTCCCAATCTATCTCTACTACATTAGAAGTTCCATACCATCGACTAAAAGTTCCTATAAACAACGGTAAACCTTCTACAAAGTTCTCTGTATAGCCTGAATGGACATCTCCTATCGGAATTGTCTCGTTATCAACACCTTCTATCTTAGTAATAGTTAGATGTCCTTTATTAGCATGTTCCATTAGGTAATTGCGAATCCATTCCAAAATGTTCTTAAGGTTACATTCATTGGCTTCAGTATAGAAAGCTTTAACAAGCTCTCCTTTGTCATACACAGCTATAAATGGTAACTCTTTGGCACCACAGGAACCTTTAATCTTGAATCCTAACTTACGTTCTTTGTAATGTTCTTCGTCATATGTCTCAAGATTGAAACAATAACCATCGAACCTAGTAAGCTCTTCAACAAGATGTTTACACTTATCGTTATAAACTAACTTTACTGTTAGCACTCTACAATATAATATTTAGGGAATATAACATTGTCAATCTCAAGCTCTACTTCTTGAATAGTATCAAATACATCAAATACATCATGATAGTAGGCTTCAGCAAGGTCTCTTATAAAGACCGATGGCTTATCAGTTGCTTGAGGCTCCATTTGTATGGTAAGCATCTCTCTGTAACTGTCCACAACTCTGCAAGCGTCGGATTCATCTAAGACGTAATACGTCCTGCCATTACAATGGTACTCATATATACCTTTCCAAATACTCTCTTCTTCAGAGCAATTGTTGAGTACATGTTCATATGAATCCAGATAGTGAGCCACTACGAACAATCTATTAGGACATTCAAATCCCTTGTCTACGGCTCTCTGATTGAATATTGAGTAATTCATTGGTATTAAGTTAATATATAAGCATCTGTTTTAGTTCTTGATAAGGATACATATTGCAACTGTCGTAGCTCACTTAAATCCCTATCCAACTTTAGATTACCCATATCTACAAACACCTTATTGTAAGAGCTTCCTTGACTCCTGTGTGCAGTTATGGCATATCCGTAATCAAAAGTTTGTTGCTTAATTACTCTGTTGTCAAATAACAGCGGTACTGGAGTGGCAAATGACTTCATAATGTCAAAGTACCTTCCCCATAAATATCCAGACTTAGTTCTATTGCCCCACTTCTTAGCTTGGATAGCATCAAGCCTTATAGACTCAATCTGTTGTGCTAACGAATATAGATAGTCTGGATTTATATCCCTTGGGTCTATTATGAATACATTCATCAATCTCTTATCAACACTATCATAAAGACTCAAGTCAAACCCAGGAAGTCTCATGAAATGAGGTACATTCCTGTCAGTCTTTCTAATGTCAACAACCACGTAGTCAGATGAGTTATAGAAGAACTCGCCATTATACTCAAAGTTCTCATAGCCAGTTAGAAACTCAAACTTGTGGTAAGGTTCGTTATCATTAAAGAGAACTCTCCTTACACATTGATTGAATCCCCTAACTCTCTTATTAGTATAGGCTATCAACTTCGTATGGTTGACATTATTACTTTTAATTCCTAGTTTAATCTCCTCTACTGCATCTAACATAAACTGTCTAGTATCATTAAAACAGAAGAGAGAACCCTTCTCTCCGATTGTAGTTTCAAATCTGGATATAGGATTCTCTCTAAGTCTTAATAGTACTGGAGCTAATGCTGTATTCTCGTCTTGCCTAAAGATTTTAGTTAAACGTACAGTATTAGCTTGGCTGAACACCTTACTAAGACCACCATTCTTAACAGGAGCTATCTGTGCAATGTCTCCTATGAATAGTATCTTACAATTATTAAACTCGCAATACTCAACTAGTAAGTCATAAAGCTCATCACTTACCATTGATGCTTCATCAACAATGATAAGTCCTCTGTTTGGTATGTCTCCCATTCCATCAGAGTAGAACTTTAAGTCTTTATAATCAAGATTGAATATGTCTAACTTAGGTGCAAGTGCAAGTAGTTTATGTAGTGTAATAGCTCTATAGCCTGTAGCCATCTCTAAGACAGCCTTAGCCTTATGAGTAGGAGCACATAGCTTGAAGTAACCTTGTCCTTTAGTACTATCTAGGTACTGAACAAACTCATTCATCACTGCTGTCTTTCCTACTCCCGCATAGCCAGTAAGAACAAGGATTCTGTCTGGACTATCTAAGAAGCTAATCATCTTGTCAATGGCATTTAGCTGCTCGTCAGACCAAGCTATGTTAGGATTCACACTTCTTTGTTCCAGAACTTATAAGTAATGTCTTCCAATACGGAAGTGTCATTACTAGTTACTACTTTATATAATCTCTGATTGGTAGTAGGACTATTTAATGGACCTAATTCCTCTTTATAAGGACCAAGCTTAATGTAATCAAAGTTCTTCAAGTTAATAGCAGGAGATAATTCCTGCCTACCTGAATACCAAGCTATTTTAACATCAGTCCAGCTACCTGTGCCCGACTCAGTAGTCTGCATTGACCTAATAATACTAGCTAACCAGTCTACATACCCTGGGTCGGAATCTCCACCCATAAATGCAACACAGGTAATACCTTTATTACTAAGCATCATGTCTACTAATGAATCTTCATCTAAGCTCTCCCCAACGTCTTCTGCTAAGTAAGAACTATGACAGCCTGGACACCTACAGGGACAATTGGAGATGTTGATAGCTAAGGTAGTTTCATCAGGAACTTCCCTAAACACTATGTCGTATCCTACGTATTTAAGCATGAATGTAGAACCTCCTACTAGCTTCTTCTTGACGTGCTTGACTAAAGTTAGATACTCTCTTCAAGTAACCAATAACTCTAGTAGCATAATCTACATTCTCACTGCCACACTTAGGACACTTCTTCAAGTATCTCTTATCAATGTGACCACATTCATTACAAATAGTGTTGGGAATGTTGAATGTGAAGTAGTTGGTGCCTTCTCTAGCAGCAACTCTTAATAAGTTCCTATATTGTTCCTTACTAAGATGTTCATCTAGGTTCATATGAAGGGCAGAACCACCATCAAGATACTCTACATATTCCTTACCATGTAGTTTGAATTTATCAAGTACAGTAAGAGATGTATCCTCAACAGCATAGAAGTAACTGTTATAGCAATCTCTAGGAACTACATAGCCTGCCTTTCTATCCCAGTTGGCATGTTTAACTCCTAGATTCTCTGCTGGTACAAACTCTGTATTAAACATGAGTTCCTTGGTTCTAGCTTTGCGATTCTCATCACTAATGGTCTTAAGAATAGACTGCATAAACTCTCTATAAGTAGGATTGTCATTTACAGGTATTCCTAAGAACTCTGCTGCTTCAATTACACCATTTACACCTACAGTTAAGTATTGCTTCTTCATATCAATGAATCCAGCAGTGTAAACAGTTAGTAACCCATCTCTCAAATAGTCTTTAAGTAGCTCATTGTAAGCAGTCTGATACTTATGGACTTTCCTTACATTCTCACGTAAGTACTCTATCATGTCATATCCATTATTAACTGCGTTCTGAACTAACCTATTGATATTAAGAGTCATTACAGACTTAGAACCAGTAGCAATACCACCAGCACCCAAAGAGTATGAGAACTGATTGTCAGTCACTTCATTTCTCAACCTACAACAAGATGACAATGAATCAGCAGAATCCGACATGTAAGTAAAGAATGAATGTCCCTTACTATACATTTCGGCAGTATAATCTGCCCATTCAGTATCCTTGACATCTTCACCGTCAGTAAGAAGTGCCACAGTTTCGACAGGGAATGTTAAGATACACTTAGTACGTTCCTCATTAAACCATGACATAAACTTCTTCTGTAACCAGTTAAGAGATTCCCATTGCGGTTGTGTGCCATCAGGGAAGTAGAACTCTCCGAAGATACCTTCAAAGTAATTCTTATCAAAGTAACTAATGTTCCAGAACACCGATTGGAAATTACGAGCAGCAGCAGGTTGATTAATTGAATATACAATCTGCTGGAAGTACTGGCAGATTTGGGCACCAATAGTACCTTCATCTACTCTGTTACCATCCTCGTCTTCATGCCATCTATGTTTAGCGTTGTCCCCATCAGCATACTTGAAGTAATGCTCACCCCACTTCTTACGAGCAAAGTAATCAAAGTACATCAAGAACTCTCCAGTAGCTACTGCACCTGCGAATTGAGACGAGATAGCAAATACCAGATTGACAAACATACCACAGAAGGAATCCAGATTCTTGGGTTTGGCAGACAGACCTCCAATCGGCTGTAACCCTTCCAGCAAGAACGGATACATAGTGATTGCCACACAGTAGGGCATAATGGATGTTTCATCGTGCTTATAAAGTTCATGGGATTCTAGCTGTCTGATGTACTCTTTAGCTAAATCCTCACCATAAAGTTCTCTAATCTTATCGGTTAAGATAGCACGATTGACTTTAATGACATCACCTTTGAACAATTCACCATTTAAGGTTACAATATTCTTCTCGGTAACATTGGCATTAGCATCATACTTACTACCAGTTGCGGCATTACTAGCAGCAGCATAATCCTTAATGAATTGCTTCTTACCATCTAATGCTCTGAGTTCGGCTTGTTTATGCCTGTACAAGATGAATGCCTTAGCAACATCATAATAGTCAGTAGCCATTAGAGCCTTCTCGATTTGGTCTTGAAGTTCCTCTACTGATACAATGTTATTAATGTACAATTCATCTTTAATATCATCCAATATATCGGAATCAATAGGTTCATTAACAGCGTTGAATGCTTTAGTGATTGCAGCATCAATCTTGTTAATGTCAAACGGTTCAACAGTCTTATTCCTTTTTACTACCAACATTTAATTAAAAGTTTAATATGTTCCTTAGTAATAGGGTCTTCTCCGCCCTATTCATCAAATCTTTACCCTTGTCATTACTAATAAGCTGTGTAAATGCATTATACACAGTAAACATATCCACTTCATTACCCACTCCAATATAATATGGAGATTCTGAGTCCTCAAACATAGAACAATAGGCCTTATAGACAAGGTCATTTCCTATTTTAATCTCACCATACCCGGCATCATACCCAAGATGTATAGAGTTCCTAATCCATTTACCAAGATTACGCTCTACCAACTCTTCAGTACCTTCCCAAGTAGTAGTATGTAAGGTGTCAAGCATTAATTTCATGTCACTAGTTTGGGACATTAAATGCTCAACTGCCTTATAATTAAGAGGTTTCTCGGACTCTAACATCTGAACTTGTAAGAACTCTGGGTCGAATATACACAGGTTAGTACAAGCCTTATTAAGTCCACCTCTATAAATCTTAGCCATAGGCTTACGGACATCAAATCCGTAAACCATGCCTATAACTTCATCATGATTGTCATAGCTAAGCTCTGAAGGCATAACAGCTTGAATCAATACACGATTATATGTAATATCATCAGTATTAACATCTCCACTTACAGTCCTAGTTACTTGCTTAGGCAGCTCGACTTCTACTCTGAAGTCTTTAGTAAACTTGGACATTCTCTCTATAAAAGGCTCTACATAGGCAGCAGTAGGAAAATAGCTTCTCTTACCTATTCTTGTAGCCTTTCCATTCATCAATTGGTCAATACTTATTTCCATTATACAAGTTTTAGTATTACAGTGTAACGGTGTTCAGGAAGCATAATACCTATCCATTTAGCAGCATAGTAGATACATCTGTATCCAACATTACTTCCTCCTGATAACTCACCTTTAAAGACATCAATCAAGGTAGATTTGTCAGGTCTGTTAGGGTTGTTCTTCCAGCTGTCATAATCATTACGCATTCTTCTCAAAGGTGCAAGATTATCATTCCCGATTATATCAATCTTGTGTTCAGACATAAATCCCACCAGGTCAATCAGTACTTTAGCACACAGTAACTTTACTTCAAACCCTCTTTGGTCAGGATTATTATAAACCTTGTCTCCTATTATCACCTGGTACAGTTTCTTACCAGCGGTATCCTTTACGGCTTTACATGAACCTCCCAACAACTCAAATTTAGTATAACAGATTCCATTGTCCATATAAACACTTGACGTGTTGGGCTCTAGTTCCGGTTCAGGTTTATGTTCATCTTCTACCTTAGTTTCAACAAGTTCTTGGGAACTTGTTTCTTCTTGTGCAGGAGATGCACCCTCCAATACTTGTTTATTAAGTATGTCCGTCTTAACAATACAAGGCAATCTATCAAGACTAGTAGACTCAGAAGCATTAAGGTGTACATGAACACATAAGGAGTCAATGCCGTCTTTACATCTACTTTTAGCCTCTCTTATATCCTGCAATCTACGCAGGAGTTTGTTCTCTTCATCAACAATCTTAATAGCTTCATCACACTTACCTCTAAGTGCCTTTAATTTGCTAAGGAGCATTTCCATTAATCATTAACATTTTATTGTAACACTATACGTCCATCTAGCATATATTTGCCATCTACGATACTATAGTCACAACATGCAAGAGTATTACCAAAGTTCTTGTGAATCCATTCAGAACTACCAAACAGTGAACCTACTGACTTATAAGTGAATCGTCTACCATAAGTGGTAGCAGATTGATGCAAGTCTCCTTTTACAAAGACTATCTTACCAGTGATTCCCTTATTGTCAATATACTCATTAATGAAGTTCTCTGTCTTAACATCAAGAGTTAATGGCAAGTTCTTGAACATGTCTTTGTTATCTTTGCCATGACACATGATATATGTAGTGTCATTAAGTGTGAACTCTCCGATGAACTTGTTAAATACTTGACATTTAACATCGTATTGTTCCAATATAGTAGCCAGTGCTATATTAGCAGCATAACCAAAGTCTCCATCATGATTGGATTCTCCAACACAATAGTAATACATATTGGTATGCTTAATTTCCTCTTGTAAACCTCTTACGAAGTTAGTCATGAGTTTGATATAGGTCTGTAACTGCTCTTTGTTGTTCATACATTGAGCTAATTCATGACCACCTCTTGTTGTTTGGCCATTATAACCATCAAGTGAATCCCCGAGATTACATATCACTATGTTCTCAAATCCTCCACCTGTATGATATGCTTCTGTATAGACACGCTTCAGAATCATATCAAATCGCTTCTTCATTTCCTCCTCTCCATAAGGATTAGAATATATAGATTGAGATGATACTGTAGCACCAGTATGAATATCAGACAGCCAAATGATTAAATCCTTACCATTGGATATGGTCGGCATTCGTCCCCAATCTACTAAGTTAGTAAGGTCTAAACCTTCTAACATGAACTGACCAGAAGCTAGTTTCTCTTTTAACTCGAAGTTCTCCGCTGCATACTTCTTCAACAGACGTTCATTATTACGAACTCGTTCAGCTTCAATACCTCTCAAGAAGTCATTCTCTTTCTCACGTAGCTGCATCTCCTTTAACTCCTCTTGAGTGTTCTCCTCAATGATATGAGGTGCAAATGGAGCTGCTGCCTTAGTAATGTTGAACACTCTAAGAATCTTCTTGAACTCCTCCAAAGAATACTCTGGGAAGCTACGACTTACCTCTCTTTGTGTAATGGATGAACCATAATAAGAGTAAAGTCTATGAATCAAATTCATCTCGTCCCTAGTAAGACTGCCAGTAAGTGCCGGTTTGTCACGCAAAGGAACTGTGAATTGATACTTGACAATCTTACCATCATTGTCTCTTACATAAGTGACTGTACCTGTACTAGTCTCTTCCTTATCATCAAACAAACTACCTTGCAACTCGTCCACCACAGCTTCAGTACTCTTAGCAACTCTAACTCTTCCCCTAGCTTGGATTTGTCCGAATAAGTCCATAATAGTGTCATAGTTTTCCGTACTAATCTTATCAGCTTCTACTGCCTGCTGAACCGCTTGCTTCTTAATGCTGAAGTAATTCTGCGGAAGTCCTTTCAATTCAGCATATGCATTCATGCTAAGGTTGCTTTCCAATACTGATTCTAAATGGTCGATAAGTTTGTTAATTGTAGATTCTCTCATTTCGAGTTTTAAGATTTGATAGCCTTTCGGCCTTTAAAATGAATGTATAATCTCTATGCTCGTCATATCTATGATAAAAAGAAAGGGACTAAATAGCTTACGCTAAATAGTCCCTTTGATATTTAAAGTTGTAGAAGTTTAGATTAACCTTCAACTCCAAAGCAGATGTATGTACCCATCTTAGCAGACTTAGAAGGAGTGTACTTAACCTCAAATGCACCGTCTTCACCCTCAACTACTGCCTTAATATACTTACAGTATACGTCACCAGTGTAGTCTTTCTTAGTGTAAAGCTCTTTAGCAACTTCCTTAGCCTTAGTCTTAGTCTCGAAGTTCAAGAACAGCACTTCACCAGTTGCAGGATTGATACCCTGATAGCCAGTTTTATACTTTCTCTTACCCTTCTCGTTCTTGATGTCAATCATTGTGAATGGACGTTCACGAGTATCAGCAGAACCTGCTTCGAATGTAATTGAACATCCAATACCCTGAGCGAACTTGGTATGCTTAGCCAGATAGTCAGCACAGAAGTCCTTCAATGCTTTGTCTGTAATTGGCTTACCAGCAGTCTTCCATGCCTGAGTTGCATCACGAATTACTTGGAATGGTGCCTGTGCAATTGCTTCTTGTTTAGTATAACCTTTTACTTCTACGCTCTTAAAATTTACTTGATTTGTCATAATTAATTAGAATTTAAACATTACTTCATACGTCATATCTCTTTGTTATGGTATTACAAAGGTAATACTTTAATAGCTAACTACCAAGTATACGTCATGTAAACTAATCTTAAATTACTTCTTATTAATCTGACTTCCTTCTTGAGGAAAGCGTTACAAAGATACTACATTTAACTTGACTGTGCAAGTAAATAGCCAACAATTAGTGAGTTAATAAGATTTAACTATTACTGTTTGGCGGAAAGCATAATGGCGTTTTAGTCATTCGCTTCCAAGTATCTCTACTCTCCTCATTGTAATTGCTTTCAATGCGAGTTATCATGCCGTTCTCCAAGTGTTCTTGGGTGACACCCGCGTTAAACAATAACTGTGTGAATCTCATGTCGGGATACTTCTCGACCATTTCTGCAAGCTTCTGTACAATAGCCCTGTTATTAACTAGTCTGTCATTTACCATAATATTAAAATGGTATTTCGGGAGTAGTCGGTTCCCAGGGTAATTCCTTGTCAAGAATCTCGTTAATCTTTGCAACCATGTCTTTAGCAGTTTTAATATCGAATGTCAAGAACTCCGTAGTATTCCTCATAAAGTCATCACATATAACTGCGAGACCTTTAAGTATTCTAGTAGAGTTATTAGACTCCTTACCTGCTCTAACCTTTTGGATTACTTGCCAAGTAGTGGCTGTTGGGTTTTTAACCCTAGCCTGCTTAGTAAGGAAGCATATCAGTGATATTAATGCAAACTTAGTGCCTATATCACATGCTAAGCATCCTAAACTGAAGTAGTCCTTGTAGTACTCCTTTAGGTCATTCATGGTTGGTTCATAATGCTCCATCAGCATCGTATCCATACAGTTCGTAATATGCTACCAACCTTAGTAGCTTTGTAAATTCTAAGAACCCGTCTCTCATCATACCATTTAATACCGGATATACTCCAGACCTGAAATCAGGCACTGTAGATACCAATAGCATATTAGCTTTCATGGTAGATTGGACTTTGTATTCTCTCTCTATATACAACTTTAGCATCCACATGTACATTGCCATTTGTCTAGCATAGTGGTAAGTTTCAAAGCTTTCATGGAAGTGGCATAACCATTTACCAGTAGTTTTTAAGTCATTGAGAACTAGCTCATTAGACTCTGGACTATAGGTGAAGTTATCCAACTTAGCCTTCAACTTCAATACCTTGCTCTTACCGTCATGCTCGACTAGCACATCCATTAGTAAGACTGACTCATTCTTAGAGATAGGCTCTTCTAATAAATAGTCAGGCTTCAACAGACTTTGTATTTGTGCATTACTAGCTACGGATGCTATACATTCTTGTAGTTTGTCTCTAGATTTAGCATCTAGGTAAATTGGAACCTTGGTGGAGTCGTAATTACTACCCCACTCGTATGCCAATCTTTCAGCATAATAGTCCTCACATTTAATCCTTAATGCATCAGCCTTATCATCGTCCATCTTGCCTTTATAATAACCAATCTTGTCAGATGCTGCTATGATTTCATCCACAGTAACTACGTGATTAGTAACAAAGGCAAGGAACAATTCATCAGCCATGAATCCGGCTTTAGCTGTAGGTCTATTGACAGATTCTACTAGAACGAATGATTCGGGTTGCAATACAAGTTCATGTACAGCAGACCCGAAATACAGTGAATCAGAGTACTTGTTATCAGAAGATAGCCCATCTCTGTACTTACTAGGACTACCGTCCTGGTCAGGATTGATGAGCTTTAGTCGAGAATTACTAATGTAATCCGCATACTCACTTCCGAAGTATTCTTCGTCACTTATATCAAGTAACTTGATAGATTCAATTAATGGTGTGATTTTAATGTCGTTAAGCATACTCTTTCATAAAGTAATAAGCATCTATAATCTCATCTTTACATAAAGAGAACACTTTAAACATAGGGAAGTCAGCAGTCCTGTCAGTGTGATACAGCAATGCTGGAACACCTGAACGTTGACATTTGACAACATTACTCAAAGAATCATCAATGAAGACATCGACCTTACCTTTAATCATATCAGCTTTGTTACCATGCTGATAGACCATTTGATAAACTGGTCTGTCTGGAAACCCATTACGTCTTAACCATTCTTTAGTCCATGCCTTATTATTGACTCGTTTGGTACAATATAAAGCTGGCTCAAAATCAGGGAAGTTAATAACAGGTAAGTTCAACCAGAAGTCTCTGTCCTTACTAAGAACTTGTTGTACGTTCCTAGTTATAATACTATCTTCAAGCATTCTTGGATTGTTAACTGTATCAAAGTATTCGCAATAAGCATCCCAGAATCCAGCTAAACAATCATCGATATCTAATCCTATTCTAAACATTCTACATAATCTTGTACGATTAGAATTCCTCTACATCGTATATATCACCAATAATCATCTCTTGTTCTTTGGCTACCATCTCTACTAATTCATCCCAATCAGTAGGAGTATCTAGCTCATAATCTTCTACAAACAAGTTAATAAACTTGTCTTCAGCTTCAGAGAAGCTTCTAGCTCTTGTCTTCTCAACCCAAAGACTACTGTCATTAAGACTGTAGCACGGGAGGATATAGGTGTTCATCAGCGTAAACGTCGAAATCAGCTATAATGTCTAGTATCTCGTCGGGAAGTTTAGATTCTGCAAATTTAATCAGATAGTCTGGAATCTCTTTATAATAGGCATATGCTATACCACCTGCCATAGCAGCTAGTGTATCAGCATCACCTCCCATAGAGATTGCGTTAATAAGACAACTTTCATAATCTTCAGACTCTAAGAATGCCAGTACTGCAACAGGTACTGAACCTTGACAAGACGAATCGAAGCCATAGGATGGTCTTATCTCATCCAGTGTCTTAGTGTCCCAGCCTTCATAAAATCTTCCAAGTATGGTACGAATGTATTCCTTGCTTCTGCCTTCTCTAGCACAGAATAGGCAAGCAGCAATGCATTGTGCTCCTAATACTCCTTCCTGACTATTATGAGAGCATAATGCGGACTCTTGAGCCATCTTCATACATTGATACATGTCTTTAGCAATCCATCCTACTGGACTAACTCTCATTGCTGAACCATTACCCCAACTGCCATATGGCTGTGGGTCTTCCTCATAAATCCACTTACGGAACATACCACCACATCCTTTGGCATTATATTGCTTACACCATTTAATGAGGGAGTCTTTATAAGGAGACTTCTTCATTATAGATTCAGCTATAGCCACAGTACATATGGTATCATCCGTAAAGTCAGATTCTTTCCTAGTAAGCTGAACCTTACTACGGTCTTTAGTTCTTCGTTTATAGAACTCATAGGAGCTACCTGCGATGTCTCCTATGATTGCACCTAACAATCGTTTCCTCATTTAAGCTAATAATAAAGGCCACGGATTACTCCGCAGCCTTCCTAATAAGTTCGTAAAAGAAATCTTTACTCATCATCACGTATTCACCATCTGAACCCATGTTGACACCCTTGTCTATTTGCTTATTCCACACGATGACTAACGGGCGGTCTTTACGTCCACAGGTCTTTATAATCTCAGCAATTGATGGTGTATTCTTGGTACATTTACATTGCACATAGCATGGTAACTTGTCTTCCGTCTCGGCTATATCTATCTTAGCATCATCCAAGTTCTTAGATTCGCTTCTAGACGATTTTAGTCCTTTATAACCGAGAGAGATTAATTCCTTAATAATCTTAAGTTCGTAATTGTTACCCTTACGCTTAGCATATGCACCATTGCGCTTCTTCTTTGGTTTTACTTCCTCAGTACTTTCCATGCTTCATTAATTAAGTTAAGAGTTGCATCTCTTCCATACTTGGCATGAAAGTCAGAAATGTCCTTAGCTTCATACTCCCTTGGAATCCATAGACATTCTACATCAAATGACTTCCTAATCTTATTCATATTATGAATACCAGCAAGGTCATTGTCATAGAATACTACTATCTTCTTAAACCTCTTCTTCAACTTTTCAAATTGAGATTCAGTAACGAATAGATTCTCTGAATTAGGGGCTATCGCAGTAATTCCTAAAGAGTATAAGCACATTACATCCTTCATACTCTTAGTAATTACTAAGACATCTCCTTCTATTGGTAACTGCTGTGCTCCTTGAAGCATGATAGCTTTCCAATTAGAGAGGAATCTTGTAGTCCCTTTAGGCTTGAATGGGAAGTAGATTCTCCATAACTCAACTCCTTTATCGTTCTTACCACGATAGTATCCGAACATAGGGTTCTGAGGTCCGGTAGTAGCATAATAACTACCGTTTAAGTATATAGCTTTACATGAGTACACTTTGAACTTCTTCAATATGTCCTTAGTAATGCCATATCTAGCCCACCACTTCAGCTCATCATCAGTAAATTCTTGTACGTCAGCTTGTATAATAGCAGGACCTTCATCTTTAAATTCAGTCTTACTAACTACTACAGGCTTAGTGTTCTTAGGTAGCGTCTTGTGCTTTATATAGCCAAAGTCATTAGCGATGATTTGCAATGCTTTATAATATGTTACCCCATATTTATACATTACTACACTAATGAAGTTACCATAGAATTTACCACTAAAGTCATTGAATATGATGTCTCCAGACGCATTCCTGTAAAAGGAACACGTTGGAGAGTTATCATTTCTCAACGGAGATTTAAACAGTCCCTTCTTGACAGGGATTCCCAAGTAATACTCAAGATATGTCTCTTGAGTCTGCCTTTCAAGTAAGTACTTCTTAGTAATTTTAGGTTCATATTCCAATACCATATTGATTCGATATTTAACATTAGAACCATAAAGTTACTAATTAATAATTACACGTCAAAGTCTAAGTCAGCATTCTCCGCAGATGCAGCGTCATTAGCTGCAAAGTCATCGGAACTTGCTCCAGGCATATCTGTAGGACCGTTACTCTTCTGTTTGTTCATCTGACTGATTTCATAGTCAGAGAAGAAGACCTTGTCACCCAACCAGTTGTTAGAGATGTAAGCATCTCCAGCTTTACTGATGTTAACGAAATACGGAAGGATAGGTTCACCCTTCTTATTGCCAATTAACTTCAGTTTGGTCTGTTTGTTGACTGCATCCTTAGTAATGTCTGCGAAGGTTTTAACTAACTTCTCAAACTCTTCAGGAAGCGCGAAGGTCATTGATTTAAACTTCTCATATTTCTTCGGAGCTAGTTGCTCTCCAATATGAGCTAACATAAACTTAAACCTCTCAAGATTAGACGGACTTTCACGTTCAACTCCATTATTAGAGTTTACTGGTCTTACATCATCACCCTCTTTAGGACAGAATACTGTCTCTTCATGTACACCATTCTCATTCTCGAATGTAATCTTCATAGTTCTCCAAGTGGCATTCGGGTCCTTCTTACCCGCAAACTCACTATAAGTTACACCTTTGAAGATTACATCGTGGATTTCCCATGGTTTCAATTTAGGTTTGATTGTTGATGTACCGTTAGTTCCTGATAAGTTAAAATTCATTGACATATTATTAAAGTATTAAAGTTCAAATGTTAATGGGTCAATCTCTTTAGCTGACTCATCTTCAATCTCTGTATCTAATGGCAAGTCTATATTGTCATTGGCATCTTCTATAACTTTAATATTATCTACTTCTGGTTCAGCAGGTCTCTCTGCATTACCTATTAATACAAACAGACTGTCTGCACCTTTCATCTTAGTAACAGTAAATGTATCACCATATTCACGTAATAGTTCGTTGGCTTTACCTCTACATGCTACAGATAGTCCCTTAGTAAGTTTGTTACCACCTTTAGTTCCAAAGGCTTCATCAGTACCAATTACTGGGAATGTAATTCCATCAATCTTTTGATACTTAATACTAAGTCTATCTTCCCAAGCAACATTCATTAATTGAGCTGCTGCCTTATTCAGGACGTACTTGTTTTGGTCAAGAGTAATCTGTGGTTCAGCAACCTCATCTACTTCTTCCTTGACTGTTCTAGTCTTCACTTCTTCCTTGACAATCTCCTGCTTCAGAGATTTGTACTCTCCGGTAGCAGGGTCAAAGTCTAGGGTTAATAGCATTTTAACTATCATTCTCCGTATTCAAACTTATTGATTGTATCAATTACCATCTTCATATTAGGTTCAACATACAATTCAGAGAAGCATCCCGCAGTACTGCGACATGTATCCGGACCTAGAGACCTAGTTCTGAATTTATAGTCTACATCCTCATCATTTACTATCTTCTCTGCATATAGCAGATAGTTAAACAGTCCGTCAATATTAACTGACCTATCCAACATTTTACCAGTAGTAAACAATTTATATTTAGGGTCATAGTCATTACCATCATTCACAATATGAGATATGAACACTACAATTAGGTCATCCCTAAGAGTCATAGCTTTCATAATCAAGTCGTAATAATGCTTCGCAAAGTCAATATGCTTATCATATCCTTTCTCGGCACTTCTAGACATCACCTCTTGTGACAGAAGATAGTTACTATCATCAATTACTAAGACTTTAATCTCTGGCATCTTGACATTAACTACATTCATAATGTTCATAACTTTAGCAAACTCGTTACTAAAGTACCAATTACCAACGTAGTTCTTATCCTTATCCTGAGTTAACTTCTTATAATTCTTCCTAAATCCTGGAATTGACAATTGCTTAGGAGTACAACTAATTATAAATGTCTCCTTTGGGTTTAAATACTGAAGTGAACTAGACTTACCACTTCCTGAGAATCCTCCAAGTCCTATAATTTGGCTCATTAATTACAACGTTATTGTTACACGCAAATCATCTGGTACCTTATCAACTACATCTTCTTCTGCGAAGTCAATGATAGTCCAATCTGGATGTTTATACTTCTCGTAGTCATTGATTTCAGATGCAAGTGGAAGCTCTTTAAAGAGACCACATTTACCATAAAATCCTACACCAATAGCTACGTCAGAAGGTCCAAATCTGTTCTTAAGAACCAATAGTGACCTGAATCCATCCTTTAGTTCTTTAATATTGTAACCACGATATGTGGACAACTTGCTTCTAAATGGATTATATAATACAATTACTACATTGGCATCCTCACTAGGAGAACCACTTTCCTTTAAATCGGATAGTTCTGGCTCTTGTAAGCCTTGCTTAAGTCTCTCGGAATTGCTAGAGTTCCTATTAAACTGCATAATGTTAATAGGGGATATCTTACATTTGTTTCTGAATGAAACCCCATATGCAGATATGGTATCTATCTCTTCCTTCTTACTTCTGCCAGCTTTAGGTCTTACTAAGCCTAAATGGTCTGTCATTACACCAATAATCTGATTGGGATTATTAAGTTCATAAGTGTCCTCATCTATGAATGTACCGAACTTAGTTAAGTCCTGTATTAGTAACTCCTTATACTTGTCAGAATTAAGAGTTCCATCATGGATGATTAACCTATCTTCAATCGAATCAAGGAATGGAATACATTCTTGAACCAATTCAAAATCCTCATCAGACAGAGTAGTTCCTTTACCCCTAGATAGCAGTTCTTTATATGAAATCTGCTTACCATATGTTTCATAGATATGAAGCGACAGTAACTTAGCAAGTAACTGTTCGGCACTCATCTCTAGTGAGAATATGATAAGTTGTAAGTCAGTCTTGGAATTACTCTCCTGCAAAGCCTTATATATAAATGAATGCAATGCAAAACTAGTCTTACCATTACCAGTTCCGGCTGCAATCAAGTAATAAGTCTCTTGAGTGAATCCATCAATAATCTGTTCTAACTTAGGCATACCAAGAGACAACCCTTGATTGTCACCTTGTCTACCACGCTCGATTAGGTTAAGTAAGTTCTGGGTATGGCTCATAGTTCAGTTAAAGTATCAAATACCATCTCTTCATATGTTCCCTCTTTGAACTTCTTAATACCTTCCCAAGCCTTAGTAATTACAAAGTCAGCAATATTAACATTGAGTAAGTTACTCTTGTTCTGCTTAGCCCAGTTTATTAATTCAATTACCTCCTTGTGCTTCTCGAGCTTCCAACCGATGTTCTTGCCATAGCGATAGAAGAACTCTTCAAAGGTATTAAACCTTTTAGCAAAGTTCTTCATACGGACTTCCTTACCATTTATGATTCCAATTTCGGGATATGCTTCCCATAGTTCTGCTCCTAAGTCTCCGGAGTACTTTCTGTAATTACTTAAGAAGTTCTTATTAAATATTACAGATTCGGGGTCAAATGTCTGACCCACATCGGGAACCTTATACGCTTTAGTAATGATTCCCTTAGCTTGCAGACTTAGTAAGATGTCACGCAAGCCAGTTTTAGTAATAGGCAATCCCAGATACTTAATAAGACTTTCTTTATGTCCTTCCTCTGGTTGTGCCATAAATAGCAACTCAATCATTAACGACTCCTCAGCAGTAAGTCTATACTGCTCCATCATTAATAATTGATTCTCTATTGATAAACTTAATTGTTCCAAGCATTTTAGATTAATAAGTTAGTAACTTACCAATCTGCCAACTGTGATGTCTTGTTAGTCTGATTCCTCAGTTTCTTCAATCACATACGCATCGCTCGACACCTCATATGGAGCCAAGAATTCCTTTAACAGTTCATCTTGTCTTGTTACCATTGCTTTAGCATCGTAGGTTCTACCTTCGAACACAAATTCTCCATTCCTGTCAATAGCGGAAGGGGTAATTATACTGTCAAAGGCCATTGTGAGCATATTAAGCTCTAGTAATCTTTCCGTTGTCATTCTTATTGACCGTTAAGAGTTACAAAGTTAATGAAATCTCTCTAATTAACCAAATGAATTTAGTTAAATTTCAAGCTCTTTAAAAGCTCCGGCGTACTTAGTGGCTTATTGTCTATCCACAATGTAACTAAGTCCATGTCGGGGCTCTTAGATGCTATTTCAAGCCATTTAAGGGCCTCATCAGGTTGTACAACGGAATCGACTCCACTTTTAGTCTTAACTGTAATCATTAGAATCTAAATATCATTTTGGTTTCCTTGTTCTTCTTAGGAGTGAACTCTCGCCCTTCCAATAAGTCCAACAAGTCAGCATCGCTTATAGTTATGAATTCTTTACTACCAGTACTCTTACGGAACCATTCTTCTTCAACAGTTCCTCTGATTACTAATGTAAAGACTTCAGCCACTTTATTCTCTGCTTTACGAATTACTCTACCTATTCTTTGAGTTTTAGAAGTAGGGCTAGAGTCAAATCCTAGTATGACAGCAACTGACAATCCTGGGATGTCAGCACCTTCATCTAGCATTTTAGAAGTATTTAATACACCTATAGGCGCAAGCTTGAACTCTTCCAAAGTCATGCGTCCTTTCTTCTTAGTATCCTTACTAGACAGAACTTTACCATATTTAATCTGCTCGGCAATCTTGATAGTCTTACTAAAAGTAATACACTTCTTGTCTTGTCTATGAGCTAATATCATATTAGTTAACTCTATCTTTTTAGGATGGCTGTAGATGAATTGTTTACGGGCTTGTAGACATCTATTAAATCCCATTGCATGGACTAATATGGTCTTACTAATTGCCTTATATTCATCTGGCTTACTTTTGAAGTCAGGACACATTTGTTTGGCTAGTTCTACACGCTTCTGCCATTTAGTTGCACACGCCATTGCTAATGTAAAGTCATGACCAAAGAACGCAAAATGTTCATAGAACTCCCTGTTTAATTGCAGATACTCGTCTAGATTATCAACTTCCACCATGACTTTATACTCCCTATAAGGAGACAGCCAACCTCTGGCAGTTGCTTCACTAACATCAATCCTATCAACTACAGGACAATACTTCTTAATGTAAGAATCCTTACCATCAAGACGTTCCATAGTTGCAGTTAAACCAAGGATAATTTTGTACCTAACCACCTCAAATACCTTCCCAAACAAATCAGAAGCGTACTTGTGGCATTCATCCAGTACCAACAGGTCACAATCCCACTCATGCTTTACAACAGTATTAATAATTAGTACCTCATATACCTTAGGTACTTGCTGTTCGGCTAAATCCGCTAACCATTGCCTTTGTAAGGCATCGGTTGGAACGACTATAATAATCTTCCTATTAGGATTCTTAGCCAAGAATCTCTTCATACACATAATGGCAGTTCTAGTCTTACCGAAACCGGTACAATAGACTAAAGAACCACGTAACTTACTATCTACCCATCTCTGCACGCCAATCTTCTGCCGTTCAGTTCTGTCAATGTTTCCAAATAAGTCAGCCACTTGTTATATAGGCATTAACCCTTAGTTAATAACTAAATCATCTACTTATACCTTGAACCTTGTTATTATTAATTAGTAGAGAGTTAGCCTAAGTAGCTTAATGCAACTACATAGTAATCTGGATTGATGCTGGTAATATAACCAGCTCCCAGATACAAATTAGAGAGTATAGCCTTTAGCATCACACACTAATTTAATTTGGTTCATGCGAGTCTCCCACTGTGAAATATGGAATCTTACATCGTCTTCCAATGCATAGAGAATCTTATTCCTAAGAAGTCTCAATTGGTCAGTTGTAAGCTCCGTGTACTTCTTACTCTTCAAATTCACCATAGAACGAAGCTGTGCATAGCTCAATCCTTTAGGAGTAACATAAAGAGTACTAGTGGGCTTAAGACCTAGTCTTTCCTTCGCCACTTCAATCTTGTCTCTAATTTGACCCGTCTTAGGGTCTTTCTCTACTAAGTCCTTGCTCTCTTGAGCAGTGAACCAGAGACCTTGTTTGAGAATGAATGTTAAGGTGATGTGTTGCTTGTTGAACTTTCCCAGTCTGTCCAAACAACCTTCTCTTACCACCTCACATGGAATACCTTCAAACTCTGATGGGCACTTACCGATAGCTCCTCCAATAGGATAAGTCTTCGGGTCTACACCTTCCTTATTAAGTTCAAGGAATGAAACCAGAGCTTCAAGGAATTTGAACCTTGGCATGTTCTTCTCTTGCTCCAACCAACGTAACAGCAACTCTGCATTACAGCGTTGTCTCTGGTCTTTAATAATGTCGAGTACAACATAACGACCAGGATAGTCCTTGTTAGTATTATAGAGCATAGATTGACAATGTCCATAGAAGCCACGGAGCTCCTCTTCAGTACAATCAACCAAGCGTTTCTCCTCTTGTACTAATTGTCCGTTTACTTCCTGTTTACGACCCTTCCAAACGAAGGAATTGATGTCATTGTTCTTTCTATCGATAGCTGATGCCAATTTCTCTCTGAACATATAGATATATCATATTAATTTGATGTATAGTGTAATCTCTTTAATTGAATAATCTTCTACAGTATAATCTCACCTTCCGGTGGTTTCTCATAAACAAAGTCTTCGAAGTAAATGTCAGTATACTTATACTTCTCGAATGAGTCGGTATCTGGATTATACCAACTATCCTGCCCTGCATATACTTCTTTGCACTTTAGGTAACCGATATCCCCAACCTTTATAAATGGACCATTCCAGTTGGGACATCGCGTACACATCTTATACAAACCAGTAGTCAAATCTTTGAATGCATAGATTATGTAACCACCTACGTCTTCTTTAGTTGCAAGCAACTCTACTCGTAAAGTGTACTGAATCACAGAATTGTAGTCTTAGCTACTTCTTAACCTCTCTATCTTTGTAATGCACGCAACCGTACTTGGCAAAGTCGCACACACTGTTCTCTATACCTCTGAAGCAGGGATACTTTAAACAGTCCTTACAAGTCCGTTCTGGGTATTTATACTTTACACCATCTTTGTCTTTATCGAAACTGTCAGATTCCTTCTTCGCCATATGTTATAATAGTCGTCTTGCCACAAACTGTTACTTTAAAAGTAGGACTGCTAACAACCCTACACTTATAGCACAGCCGCCTATTGATATTGTGGTTAATCTTTTAATCTTACGATTCATCTTCTTTAACTTCTTCTGTTCAGTCTGTAATGCTTCATCATAGATTTGTAGCTGCATTTTAGAACGCTGCAATTGCTCTACTCTGATGCTGTCAGACTTAATAAGATTGGCAGTTATTAATTCATAAGAGTTAACTTGCTTGAGAAGCTCCCCCTTCTCAAGTTTAAGCTTCTTATGCTCCAGGAATATAAGATTAGCAGCTTTTAACTGCTGTGGAGTAATTACAACTAATGAATCACTTGTCAACTTTGGATACGTAGTCTGCGAAGAAACGTACATCGTCGGCAATAGACTGATTAGTAACATCAATAAGAGTCTTCTCATACCAATGATTAATTACTTCTACTTTAGCTTTAGCAGTATCAACTACCAATTGTAAGCTATCGTTAGTAACTACTAACTTATTTACTTCCTTATTAAGCGAGTCAATGACTTGCTCATATTGAGTATTGTCAGGGACTACTGAAGCTGGTTCTTTGGTGAACCATGCTACACCAATTACTACAGCTCCAATAGTCGCCCCAACTAGAAATGCTTCCTTCCACTCCATTAATGCTTGTAATTGTACAAGTCAAACACTAAGTCAACCCTTTCATTCGGGATTGTCAATAGAGTTTCAAGAGCAGCATGTTCCTCATCGCTAAGAGACAGCTCTGCTTCTACCATCTTGTGCTCTTCTTCATACTTCTCTTTGGCTTCGTCATATCCAGTGATATACTTGCCAGGACATTGTTTGAAGAAGGCTGCTTCTTGGTCAAGCAGAGCTTCTACCACACCGCGATTAATCAGACCAGGGTCAGTACTATAGAATGCGTGGTTTACATTCCTACGAGCTTTACCTAAGGCGATAGCCTTACCAGTTTCTTCGTTGAATGTATCTTCAGGTCTGCATACTGATATGCCTAGAGACAGTCTCTTAGGGCAATAAATGTCCCAGTCTCTAATTCCCTCTGTCCAGTCTTCCAGAGCTGCGTCTACCTCTTGAGACAATGCTGCCATTACAAACTGACGTTCGATACCTGTAAAATCCACGAATGAATCTACTCTATATACTACTCTCTCTTTCATAAACTTGTCTTAGATTAAATGATTCTAGCGTAATCTCTATAGATAGTCTAATCTAATACTTTGGAATTACTTCCTGCCGAGTCCGTTATAGAACTCTAAGATTGCATTCTCCTTACGAAGCCAAGTAGCCTGTTCTTTAGCCATATCGAGGATAGTTCTACTAATAGATTCTTCCTCAATCTGCTCAAGTACAAGTTTACCTTTCTCTTCGTCATCTCCCTTCAACCAAGCTTCCGTAGCCCAATCGCCTTCTTTCATGGCTTGGTCTACAATCTTATTAATACTCATGGTAGTTTCAATTTCCCTGTCCACTGTAGCAGCGAATGGCATGATTCTATCAGTAATATCAATCTTAATTGGAGGAACTGGAGGATACTGGAATAGTGCATCATTATCAGTAAGATACTCAAATATCCACTCATGATGCAAATACTCCTCTCTAGCTCTACCTCGCCAGTAGATTCCTAGTCTCGGTAATCCCTCTACTTCGAAATAGTTAGCGAAGGTCATATACAGGGAATGATTAGCTAACTCTGCTGACATTTGCTTAACCAACATTTCAATCATTACTGTTGAAAGTGGGCATTTACGTCTGCTGGTATCAATAACCTTCTCTGTATACTTCATAGTAGGTTCAGCCCCTACTGTTTGTACTCCGTCGCTTGTCGGCTCCTGTATTGGGTTTCCGTCTTTGTCTAACATTCTCACGTTCTAACACCTTAAAGTTATTATTAGTCAAGTAATCTAGTGGAGCTGACAGCCAAGTGATATACTTGGCACATGTAATCTCATCGCTCATTCTAACGAATTGTGACTCTTTAACTGCTAATGGCTTATCAGATGAGTAGAACTTAGAACCCACACATTCAGCTCTGTCTTTATAAATTAAATACAGTTGTACTTCATATATAAAGGTAGAACTAACTGTTAATTTAACGTCCCCAGAATGGTAGATTGTCGGGGTCGTAGGTTTTACCATTCCAAGAATACTTAATTACTTGGGACTTGTCCGTCTTGTACTTGCCTAAAATGAAGGCAATGTCAGACTGCATACACTTATGACTGAAAGTAGTCTTAGGTATGGGTTTCTTGGTTTTGGGGTTTAATTTACCTGTCGTAAAGTTACCACCTCTTACATACACTATGAGAGTTCCTGGAATTGGAATAGATTTAGTAGGAGCTGGCCAGTTATAAGCTGGGGCTGGGAATCGTCTGTGTTTCCTCCACAATCTGCGTTCCTTGTCTGTCTTCACCCAAACTCTTTCATCCCGAGGTTGTACACTCGGTTGTCTTAGATGTTCAGCTACCAGGAACGCATCATCGGTCCAATTCTTAATTCTAAGTCTCTTGAATCTGTCCTCCGGACTCTCCTTAATGTTCTCTTTCTTCATCACTGATAAGTTTAATGAGGTTAATTAACTTGTTTACTTCTTAGCATGAACTGTTCCACAGACATTACATTTGTAAAGTCTGTTATCATAATCGAACAGCGTGTGGTTAGTATCTCTACCACACCTAGTACAATTCATTACTTTGACAGATTCATACACCTTCTTCCGACTTTTAGGTGTCGGGGCCTTTTTGGTTGAAGCCATAATCATTAGATGTCTTTAGTTAACTCTTCTAATCTCGATACTTCTTGCTTGTAATCTTTAATATAGTCCTTAAGAGACATAGCGTCAGGATGCTTACATTCCACTCTGAAATCTGCAATACGTTTCAAACATGATAGCATGGTTAATCCATAGCCAGCATTCTTAAACTCTTGTCGTTCTCCATCCTTAGACTTCACAGTCCTTAATAAGGACAAGTCCCAGAAGTGAGTATTGTCCCCCACAGATTCCATTTTAAAATCAGCTTCTTCAATTACCATAGTACAAATGTCTTTGGTTTATAACTATCAATCTTAGGACTCCTGTCCATTAATAAGTCTCCATATAATCCACATATAGATTAACGGTGATACAAATGGACACAGTAGCCACTTGTCTAAGCTCTCATCAATACCATCCCAAAACATATCTTCATCAATGTCATAAGACATTAATAAGTAATTAAGCAGGGTTATTAATAAGAATGAGACTCCGTAGCAAGCTAAAGCTATTAGAATTATCATTTCAATTTATCCTTCTCGTGGTTAAACGAATTGTATAGCTTCTGTAAATCGTTTATAATAGGACCTAACATGCCCAACCCTTTAACAAGGGAAGCACGGTGATTTACGGTCTTCTCGACTGATTTGGATTTCACTTCTCTAATAGTGTCCTCATACTGCTTCTTAATCCTAGCACGATTATCAAAGTACATAGGAATACATTTATGTAGATACACTAAAGACTCAATAGCTTTAATAAGCTCTTTATGAGACATAGTCTTAGTGATTCTATCGTATATGAATACATAGGTATCTACTCCATCCGGAATGATATTAATGTACTTATCAGTTTCAGTTCCTTTCCTACCAACATGGTCAGCAAGTCTAACTATTACAGGGAATCCTTCTAGGGTAAAGTATTCCGATTCTCCTTCATAATCAGTAGAAACGAACCCCTTCCTCTTCAGCCACGCTTTCAATTTGCTTACTCTCTTCATCTTCGCATATCTTGGGTATGTAAGGTGTAAGACCATTTATGAATGGGCAAGTTCTAAAGCTATTACACTCCTTCTCTACAGCACAATCCTCACAGCTTCCCTCCCTTACTTCATATGTAATACCCTTGTATTTAAACTTGTCGCCCTCTTTAAACAGAGGTCTAAAGTCTCCTTTGTAAAACGTAAGTTCAATCATACACTCAAGCAAAAAAGAAGGGCCAGACCCAGACATCACAGAAGACCCTACCTCATTAACTGAAGTTTAATCATCTGTAATAATCTAAATCTGACCCTAAACAGGCAGTACTAATAAGTACTGCTGATTAGCACTGTAATCAATAGATTCCAGCCTAAGTCCGTTACACTACGTGCAACTAATAATGCCATGTGACATTAGGTGTGCTATCAATTAGATAGCGAGGAGAGCCTTACCCCCCCCTAGCGATACATGGCTGGGATTTCACCCATAACCTATCACCATAAATTCTTGACCGTTAGAAGTATCCTTTGTCAGAGAAGTGGTCTTTGAACTTGTCGCAGATTGTAATCTCCTCTGAAAGCTCGGCATCAGCCAAATACTCCAACAATGCATCTTCGGAATCATCAATGTCGTCTGACATAAGTTGAATCAGAATGTCAGCTTTAGCTTCATCCAATTCATCACCTACCCACTCAAGAATAGTGTCTGCAAAGAAGTCATCGAATTCGATAGTTGTTGTACCTTCTTCCATGATTTTATTCTTATTGTCAAACAATACCTTGAGACCTTCCATTGTAATGACTCCGTCCGTTTTCATAGACTCTCCTAATTCCTCAATAAGAGCGTCTTGCTGTTCTATGTCCATATTACACTAGCATTAACGTTATAAAATGCAACTGGTATTAATAGTATCCAGTCCGCCAATAGGCTATCAAGAACACAAATATGATGATATGCATCACCACTCACAGCAACTATGTTGCTTATATAAGCGAGACTCTCAATTGTCGCTTACTGTTATGTTAGAATAAAGATTCTTCATCTTAGTATATGTTCGTCCAAACATAAGTAGTCCCGACGAGAATCGAACTCGTATCTACTCTTTAGGAGAGAGCTATTCTATCCATTGAACTACAGGACCTTTATAGGTTATACATTGATACCTCCAGTATGCTTGCCATGTACTTTAACGGAGTTAGCAGTAATATCACCATTAACATTACCTTTGACTTCTATACTGTTAGACTCAATACTTCCTCCTACATCACCTCCTACTTTGACAGAATTACCATGTAAACTAATTACATTACCAGATACTTCACATGTATTACAGTTAAGGTTAGCAACATTCCCAGTAAACCTGATATGCACACTATCATCCTTTGTAGACGATATTAACTTACCATTAACGTAAATACGGTTTTGAATTTGCGATATAGTGATGTTATCATCTTCTATATCAAAGCTTTCGTTATTAATAAACAGCTTGTTCATTATTGCGTCTATCCATTTCTTTAACATACTCAATTCCTTGTCTTATAGACATTACTAATGCCTCGTTATAATCACTAAATCCAAACGGAGAGGATAAATGTTCCCAATAAGGAACTCCGGCAGTAGACTTCTCTGGAATTAGAACATAAGTATCAGCAGTGAAGTAACCAGTAGCTTTCCTTACTCCTACTAAGGGTCTAACATTAATGCCAAACATTAAATGTTGTAACTTAGCTAGTCTGTAAGTGTAATGGGCACTTCCTGGGATTACAGGTTGGACTCCCTTACTAATTAAGAAGTCCATGACTTCTTTCATTTCATCTTCCTTCATAATGTGTAATTAGTTTATCAAATGCCTTGACTCTCGCATCATGACCAGCTTGACTGTCGGGTTCCCACCAGAATGCCTTACCATACCTGTCCTTAGGTGCTCCTAAGAACTTCCTATTAAATTCAGGGAACATAGCAACTACATCACGTTCATCATACTTATTAATACCACGTTCAGTACCAGCCATAGCATGTTCAATACAGAAACACATTCCCCAATACTCTGAATGGTCAATGAATAGTTCTCTGGCTCTTATTAAGATTGCATACTTCTTAACTCTTTCAACATACTCATTAATAAGTTTGTCAAATGCTGCTAGTCTATGTCTCTTCTCATCAACAGGCCACCAGAATACAAGTCTTGCTACTTCTTCCTGTTTAACATTACCACCTAAGAACTCTGGATTGAACTCCGGGATTAATTGGACTAACTCGTTATAAGTAGGAGGCATTCCTTCCTTGACCAGCCCATTAAATGCCTGCTTCATGTAATGACACATTCCACCATTCTTATCACTGCCAGGTTTAGTATCTTTATCATACAATTCTTTGGCGGTCTTTAATCTTTTAATAATCTCTGTATTAATCATCGTCCATTTTATTAATAATTAGTAGTCCCAGGCAGATTCGAACTGCCAACCCTTGGTTCCGTAGACCAATGCTCTATCCAATTGAGCTATAGGACCGGAACGGAAGTGTATCCTAAGACACACTTCCTTTTAATTAGCCTCTTTCAGCACAAGAGCACATTAAGTCACTCTTCGCCATAGTACATTAAGTAGAGCATTTGTTGTCTGATGCCATACGCGCGAGTTACAACTTCGGCACCATACACACCTCGTATTGCGAAGTCTATGCCCTTCTTAATTTTAGCAGCGTTGAATTGAATGCCAGTATTACCAACTATAATGCCATCTCCTGCGATAGCATCAACTGCATTACACAGTTCTTCTTTGGTCTGGCAACCATTCACTAGTTTCCACTTATCGAGTTCTTCCATTGTTAGTCCTCCAAGGCAGCGAGTTCTTTCATCAGCTCATCTACAGACTTACCTTCAAGTTCAGCATCTTGCTTCTTAGCGATAAGGTCCATAAGTTTCTGCTTCTTAGCTCGCTTCTCGGCGGCATTCTTACGAGCTTCTGCTTCAGACAGTTTCACATCAATGATGTGTTTTACAATGTTGAACTTCAGTTCCAATTCGGTAGTGTCCTTTGTCTTAGTCTTAATGAAGCTTTCAGTTTGTGATTCCTTCAACTTCTTATTAAGACTAATGGCAATAGCGTCAAGCGACTCAAGGCTTAAATCCCATAAGTCCTCAACAGAGATGACTCCACGATTGGTTTGATAGCGGAGTTTCATTCTAGATGCTTTCTCAAACATAGTTATAGCATTAAATTGTTAATTCGTTTATATTCTTCAAATACCTTGTCTTCAGCTTCCTCTCCCCACATGCTGTGAATGACTATGCCATAAGTGCAAGGCTGGAACACTATAGGGTCTACTGCCTTCTTAGTAATGGTAATTTCAGGATTATTAAGCTGGCTAGGAGGACACGCTATAAACAAGTCACGTCTGGACACTTTGGTACACCTAAAGGATATGAGACCAGAGTATTCAAACTGCTCCACAATGTCTGGCATTCCTGGATTTCTGCCTATAACCTTACTAAGTAGAAGGTGGGTTCTAGTATCTTCTCCTATCAACAGTCCGTTATGAGCCTTAATGTACTTTTGTAAGGCTTCCAGTACGTCATGACTATCATTATAACCATACTCAATACCATGAATCTTATAATACACACCGTTAGCTTCAGACAGTCCTAAATCACATGACATACCAAGTTGTCTAAGTATGCTTTTAACCTTCATAATTTCCCTAATATTACTATCAGGAATGACACCTGTATATTCGCTAAGTAAACCTGTTGTAAGTTTGTACTTCTTACAGACATCATAGAACTGTTCAGAACCTACCAGTAAAGTCTTCTCTCCGAACTCTCTGCGCAGATACTTCACAAAGTAAAACAGATTACGTGCTTTAGCTGCATTTAAAGCTAGGGTGTTGTACTCATTCAACTTTGCTTGTATTGCCCTAGCGTTAACAGTCTGACCTAAACCAGCACTTACTAGGGTTTGAAGCTGTTCGTCCAATGCATCCCTACTAGGAATATTAGTTGGAACATTGGAAGCTTCTTGTAAGTACTGCTCCATACATAGTACAAGTGCAGTAGCAATGTCAGATTGTACTACCTCAATAGGCTGTACTTCATGCACTGTATGTGCAGCTACTGCCTTATTATTGCGTTTAAACAAACCAAACATTAGAAGTTAACCTTTAAAGTTCTACTGAATGTACTATCTACCTTAACAATTACTGAATTGCGTACAGTAGACGAGAATCCCACACCACTAAGCTGGTGGTCTTGATAAGGCACCTTCATCTTATCGGCAAGAGCTTCAAAGACTCTACGGTGAGGATTAAGCTCATTCTTCAAATACTCATTAAAGAAGCCACGAACAGGTTCTGGATTCTTACATTCATCAAGCATGAAGAAGTAATGCTTATTACCAACTCCTTGTTCATCCCAGTAATTAGGAGATAACATCATCACATTAACTTTGTGGAATCTGTTAGTAGCAATTCCCCACAAGTCTTGTGTAGATGTAGTAGTTGGTAAGGATGTTAGCAATTCTACACCGCCAGCTCTAGTCCATTTGAACCTAGCTACTTGTACAGTCTGCTTATGAACTACGGTCTTATCATAATGGAATTGATGTACAACACCGTTACATTCAATTTCCACATCAAAGCCTTCATCACCATTACCTCTACGATTGAAGTTATTAACAGTCAAAGTATAGACTCCTTCTGTCATTCCTCTGTCGTGAGCCCATATGATGTTCTCTACTGGCTTAGGAGTAATGCGGCCAGCATTCATATCAATATCCAACTGCCCCGAGCTGCTTATACTTTGTTTGTGACCATAATAAATATGTTCACCAGTAGGCTCTACACAATGAATGTCCAAATCATCCTGGTTATACCAAGACAACGAACATCTTAAAATGCCATCAACCTTACCTCCAACCTCCTTAACTCTGTCCTTAATGGCAGAATCAGCAAGTCCACCATTGTAAGTCCAGCCAAAGTTATTAGCCCACTTAAACAGATGAGGAGCTTCCTTATTAACAGGAGCAGTCAGAGTTACTAAGTTACTAGCTAACCTGTTCTCCATTAGGAGTTCAATGTTAGTAGCAGTAGGAACTACACTCTTAATAAATTCCTCAATGCCAATCTCGGTAACTTTACCAAGCTTCTTAACATCTACAGGATTATTAGCTGCTAGCTCATCAAATACATTACCAATCATTGCTTTCTTTGCATCACGATTAGCAAAGATTACATTATTAACTGAAATGTCTTCAAGTGCTGCATGACGACGAGGTAATGAATCCATCAAACCTAACTCTTCAACCTTAGCTTGTGCATCAGCAATCATTCTCTTAGTAACAATTGCTTTAGGTCTCTTGTAGTTCTCTGGAGCCATAATACGCTCATAGGCAGTTACACATTCATCCAGTTCAAATCCGGCAGAGATGTCTACCAGTAATGTACCAATGGCTGTGTTCCTGATGCGTGCTACATGTGCCAGTTTACTAAAGTTCTCCCAGCACCAGTTATCCTTAACAGATTCATCAAGCTTATCATACGCCCTCTTACTAGCTAAGAATGATGTCAAGTCATTCTTATACTGTTCTCCTCTATAAAGTGTATTCTGTCCTATTAAGTCCAGAACTGTCTCTATAGATTCAATAGTAAGTTCATCCAAAGCACGCTTGAATACCTGCTTAGTAGTTCGGTAGTCTCCCATTACGGCAGATACAGATAGGTCACCTGTATAAACAAACTGACTTGGCAAGCTGTATGATAAGTGATGCCATGTAGTCATTCGTCTAGGCACATTTGGAGAGTCCTGAATCCAGGCACCATTCTTATCAACACCTAGCTCGTACTCCCTAGTAACAAAGACATCTCTAACTGCATTAGCTTTTACTAATGTGTCAAGATTCTTAGCTACTGTAGAGTAAGGTTCCTCCAAATTTAAATTCTCCCAAATGGTATGTACTACACCATTAGTGATAGTCACCATCATACCGTAATGGCCAATGAAGTGCCGACAATTATTACAATTATGGGACTGTCTCTCTTCCTCTGGGAAGGAATTGAGATAGCACTCCCACAATTCATGCTTGTCAGCGCCAGTAAGAAATAGTTTGTCTTTGCCTGCAACCATACGGTTCATATGCTCACTGACAACCTTCTTAAATGCGTTAAATTCCATCTTGTTTAAAGTTTTAATAAATCTACATTAGCCTAATTCATTGCTAGCATTATAAGCAAGCTTGTCAGCTTTCTTATTATACTCGGACTCACTATGGCCCTTCACCCAATTTACAGACACTACTTTGTGCCTATTCACAGCCTTATCCATACGTTCCCATAGGTCTTGATTAGCCTTCCTCTTCCACCCTTTAGTAAGAGTTCCCACTATATACATGGAATCAGTTACAATGGTGACTTCAGAAGGCTCCTTAATGGATTCAAGAGCGACTATTACAGCCATTTGCTCCATACGTTGGTTAGTACTGTTCTTATACATTTTACTGTAGTGGAATATCTCCTTGTCATTCTCTAGAATCACGAAGCCAATACCTCCTTGATTCCTAGCAGCTGAATAGGCTCCATCACAATAAACTGTATAATTATGCGTCGGCATTAGGGTCTTCTACAAAGTCCTCATCATCGTCCTGGGATTCAACTACATCTTCATCAATAAGATGACGTGTCCACATTCCCAGAATGAATGCCACATAGAACTTGTCGTTCTCCTCTTTGTACTCAATGCCATTTATTGTGCCATTGATTACATCTAACATGGTGAACTCTTCTCCTTCCATTAACTTATTAGACACTTTGGTCATTTGGTCAACGTAGGGACGTGCGTCTTGCATGGCTTTATCGAAACTCTTTACTAATTCAATACCTTCTTCCCCTCTAACCATTAAGGCTACTTGAAGCGGTCTTTGCAATTCATCTCTAAAGAAGCCAAGATAGAATGCTGTTTCAACATTACCATCAACAATCTCTAAGAAGGACTTAGCCTTCATTAACTGTTCAACATCAAATTGAATGTCTTTTACGTCTCTGATTTGTTCACTCATATGTTATGAAAGCAACCCACCAATCTTCTCGGCCATGGCTGTTGCTTTGTTGGAAACTGCTTCAAGGTTAGCAGCTTCAGTTTGTAATTCTGTAATCTCTTGTTCTTTAGCAGCTTTCTCCTCATTAGCCTTCTTAGCTACTCCTAAAAGTTGCTCTACAGCTGAATTGAAGATGTTCACAATCTTATTAGATTCCTCTATAAGTGATGAACTGCTTACTTTGTCAGGTCTATTCTTTCCAAACATCTTGTTGTTATAAGATTACAAGGTTCAAGGTGTGTGACCACTAGGAATCGAACCTAGTCTATCACCTGTGTGCATACTAAAATTAAGTGATGTGCCTTCCTTTACACCATAGTCACATGATGGCTGCTTGATAAAGGAGTAGCAGTCTTCTCCATGTCTCACGTGCTGACACGCATCTTTATTTCAAGACACTAGTACCTGTCAAACGGTCGTACTTATTTAACCTTATGTGGAGCAGTGATAATGGCAATTACAATGCACATGTAAAGAGGTAAACTGCACCACCCCATCCCTTGTACTTCGGGACACGTCTTATTTCATACGTTATACTTTAACCACTTTGGTCTTGCCGCACTTAGTGCAGATTAGTAAGTGTTTGTAGCAATGTACATAGTTAGTAGTTTTAACTATCTGGTACTCATGCATACAAAACCACTTAGTGGCTAACTTCCGAAAGAACTCTTTCATAATCACATCGTTTTACTAATGGACACAATTGACCATACCCTGAATCCAATGATATAATTCTGGGTGCACGTTCACGTTGTCTCTCATATTCATGTAATACATTCTCTACCTGACTTAATGGCATTGCTGCATTAATATTAGTATACATTATAGTACCGCCTTCACGAACGAACTCAACATTGGCTTGCCATTTGGCTATATTAGCATCTAACTTAACAATGTCAGGGTTCTCTTGTTCCTCTATGTGACGATGCCTAAAGTGCTCCATAGTCTCCCAGTGGTTGCCATACCTTGAGCAAGGTATAGGTACATACATCCAAGCAGCTTCTAGCTTCTTAGCTTGTTCATACATATATGTACCTTGTCTATAAAGACCAGCGAAGGTGTCAGACTTAGTAACAGTTCCCCAATGAGTCTTAGTTCTACCTCCAACTATATAATCTATATAGTCTTTAGCATAGTGAACATGATAAACTGGCAGTCTGACTGCTTTACCATTAACACAGCACCAATACCTACCAAGTAATCTTGGTTTGTAATAGTCAGGGTCAGTACCATTAGAAGTTCTATGAGAATCATAATGATAGTAACTATTCCTATTAACCCTTATGGGGTTAGATATAGAACCAAAGTCAGGAATCTTATGAGATGCATTCTCTTTCCACAACTTCTTGGCTATCATAGGTCTATTCCTACTAGCTACTACTTCAGCTTGAACAAGGCCTTCATCATCCACGTAGAACTCTTTAGTAGTTTGTCTCCATCTGTCCTTAGTGAAGAAGTTACTAAGAGGGTAATCATAATTACCAGCATCTCTAACAGGTTTCATCCAGGCGTCATAAGCCTTACATAGTTCATCATAAGGTTTACCAATATACTTGGATATAAACTTTTCAATACGCCTGTATTTAATATAACCCCAATGATGTTCGTAAGCAACTCTAGCATTCTTACTAACCACCTTCCTACCATAACCCTTAGTAGCTGCGACTTCCTTAGGTACAGGAAGATTATAATCAGCATCTAAGTCACTAAGACGTACCTTAGTAAGATGTCTAGGATAATAACTAGGATTGCGAGTATGTTTACTTCTACGTTTATACTCCCTACGATTGCCAAGTTTCAGTCTTCTTTCACTCATAGTATTTCAGTTACTTTACCAAATACGGCTTTAGTCCAGCCATTAATCTTGCCATGATTGTTTCCAATCAATACACCACGTGCTCCCTTAGCTTTAACTAAGTGAGTGTAGTAACGTCCTTTAACTTTGCAAAATACTATGTCCCCTACTTCAACCTCGTCTAGGTTCGTTGGTTCCAAGTAATGCTTTTGACCCGACCGGATTAATGGAGTCATTGAATTTCCCTTCTCGGAGGTTACGAATGAGCTTCCTTCTGCCAGCTTCTGTTCCTTGTAATTCATTACTTAATTTACTTAAACTATATGCAAAGTTCAATCTATCTTCCATTTGAGAGCCATTACTGATTCGCTCAAACAATGTCTCTTCAGAACCATTCTTGTATTGGTGATAACTTAACAGTTCTTGATACCGTTCCTGCTTAATGGCTAATTGAGATATTGTCATAGGATATGCATTAAGAACTACACCCCTATATAAATCAACAAGTTCGCCTAATGTAGGGGCTATCTTTAATAACCTGACTACATTAGGCGAACCGTGTTTCTTATATTGCAAAGCATAAGCTTCTAAAGCATCATCCCAATCAGAGAAGACATATTTAACTTGAGTTAAATCAATCTCTGTAATCTTCTTTAAGAACTCTTCTATTCTCATATCAATTAGCCATAGGTGGTGACATTAACTTATCAACAACATTCTTCATAGCTTCCTCACCAGCTGCAAATCCAGCACTATAGCCTATTGTATAAGCCTTTTGAATGCTGTCTATTACAGACGACATGATTTCATTGTCAGCATACTTAGCTTTAAGCTCTTCAATTAACTCTTTCATAAGTCCTCCTTCCTTTAATTGTTAGTGGCTGGAACGGGAGTCGAACCCGCACGAGCAAATGCCCAAGGATGTTTAAGACCCTCTTGTATACCAATTCCAACATCCAGCCATACCCTTATACTGACATCATAGTCTTAATTACAACTACAATTATCATTCCTATAGTGCTTATAGCAGCTATACTTAAGAATATTTTAACCCATTTACTATCACAATCCCATATAGTTAATAGCATAGCTATTAATGCAGCCACAAATGCAATGACTACAGTAACCATTAACGCTGTTTCCATATCAATCCCTCATTAAGTCTATCCAATCAATTAGGATATGATACAACCACCTCATAACACACAGTCACAATAAGTATCAACAAAATCTTTAGCTTCCTTTAGTCCACAGTTAGCTGCTTCTTTGACATGTTTAACCGCTAGGAGCTTAGAACCATCAGCCACATACTCCTTCATCTTATTGAAACTAGGAACATCCAAATTAATAGTATTGTAATGTCTGTCCTTGTAAGCCTGCATAGCTCTGCCATAGTCATCAGGAACATCTACCCAAAAGCACTGCTCACCGAGGATGACTTTATAGGTATTGTTTGCAACGTCATAGATTCTATGCTCAATTTCAAACCCACCATCTTCTAACATCACTGCTTCACAATTGGCTAGTGCAGTTTCATTGTTGATAGATTCTGATGTTATAACTTTACCATCTTTTATAAATTCTACAAACATAATCTCAATTTAATTGTTAATTAATAGTGGCGAGAAGTGGGCTTGAACCACCAACCTTAGGGTTATGAGTCCTACGCTCTAACCAGTTGAGCTATCTCGCCATTAATAAGAATGTAAGGCTCATCGTGCGTATGATGTTACCAACATAGCCTTACTCTCTCCCGTGTATTCTCCGCCCATGGTAGGATGATGTTGTCTCCTTACATTCTTATGTTACTATCGGTATTTGTCGAAGATTTCAGCTTTAGCTTCTTCACCCCACATAGATACAATTACCACTCCTGCTGGAGTTATTTTGAATACAATAGGGTCTTCAAGACGTCTTCTACGGTCTTCTTCAGCTTTAGAATACAGCTCAATGCGCACATTCTCTGGTACATCTGCTACTGGAGCAGCAATGAACCAGTCACGGTCTGTAACATATCTACATGACCTGAATATAAGGTCATCTTGATGTTCCTTTTGACCAATGGCTCTCATATAATCCCAGCCTTGTGTGATATGACCATAAGTGAATGGGAACCTTGAGAAGTACTCCACTAACTGCTTTACTAGCGGCTTAGGCATATCAGAATTGATACGCAGCTGTTTTATAAGACACATTTCACCAAACTTGAGATTCTTGAATGCTTCAGTAGCTTCAGCTATTTGCAATACATTCTCTTCAGGAATAACTCCAGTATAATCACCAATATGACCACATGCTAGGTTATATTGTTTTAATACCTTGAAGAAGTCATCAAACGGAACCACTAAAGCTTTGGGATACACCTCTTTAACCTTGGTTAAAGTTTTGACAATAGTGTCAGCTTCTACTCTGACTCCAGCCACAGGGTCGTTCCTGTTAATAATATCCTTGAGGATACGTGCATTACGAGTAGCTCCCAAACCTGCCTTCTCAAGTACAGCTAACTCTGCTTTAGCTGACTCCAGTTTAGAAGCTCCTTCATCATCGCCTTGAACGTACTTTTTATAGTACTCCATAGATGCAATTACTAAGGCTGTCTGTAATTGCTCTGCTGTTAATTTACTCATATTCTTGTATTATAGTCCACTAACCAATGAATTACATTATATCCTGCTAATACTCCACCTCCAATACATGCAAAGAATGATAGTATTATAACCCATACATACCATGCAGGCATATACGTATGTCCGTCCAACTTAAAGTTAAGTCTGTTAGGTATACCGTTCTTATAAGCCCTGTCGTATGTCTCCTTAGTAACTTCCAGGTCAAATACTCTTTCATAACCGTCTGCTACTAATTGAAGTTCATACACTGTCTCATTACGATGATTGCCATTACTATCATGTATAGTTCTAGTAAATGTACCTCTATCCTTAACAGATGTCCACACATCGCGAGTACTGTTACAATCTTCCGCAATCTTGGAATTACATCCTCCCAATCCTGCTAATGCTATTGACAATCCTATTAAGAACCCTATAACTCTCGCAGTTGTGTGGAGGTCTTTCCTTAAATCAACTATCACAGCCATCGTCTGCAATATTCTCTAGTGCGTAATCCATACCAGATTGAAATGCTTCTGCAATGTACATCGCAGCTTCAGTAGGGTCTACCATAGGCACTGCATATGATTGACCTTCGGGTTTAGCATCAATTGCAGCTTCTTTGAGGTCTGCAATGATTTCATGTAAATCTCTTCCCATAAATCTTCAAGTTTAAGTTAGTAATATGTAGGGTAGGTGAGACTCGAACTCACACACCTTTCGGTACTGGTTCCTAAGACCAGCGCGTGCTACCAATTTCGCCACTACCCCATTAATTGCTATCTCATTAAGTTAATATAGTCATCTTCATGCCCTTTATAGTATTTGCGCAAATAAGCTATATATACAGCTTCGTCACTACTAATGAAAGGAAATTTAGATTCAAATCGTTCTACTTCTGCTTCTCCTACTATCTTAACATGAAAGTCATGTGCACTATTATATGGTGCAAATGATGTCATTAATAAGAACAGTAATACTATTAAATACTTCAATTTAGTTAATATTAAATGAAAGGAAGAAGTACCCTAAGGTACTCCCTCCCGAACTTTCAGATTACCCTGCCTTCTTCTCGGTAGAATAGTCTTTACGGTTCAAATCCCATTGATATTCCATCATCTGGGTCATAGCTTCAATCTTATCAGCACCGAAGATTGCAGTCAAACCAGCTACCAGTTTATCAGCTGGAGTTTCAATAACTGCCTTCTTAGATGCAAGACCAACCTGACGTTGATAAGATTCAACACTGGTCTTGATATGGAATGAAGTCACATGAGTTTCTTCAGTGAAGATGAGCTTAGATTTAGTGGATTCCACAATCTCCGCCATGAATGCCGGAGCAATCTCTGCCTGTGCAATATAATTACATACTTCACTCAAGTCTTCGTCAACGGTATATCCTTCCTTCTCGGAGAACGTTTCACGGATGAATCTTTCAGCTGTTTCAGCATCCAGACAGTCCATAGTAATCACAGAACCGATTCTCTTACCTCTCAAGAAGGTAGGTTCAATCAGTTCAATATGGTTAGTAGTGAACAAAGTAATAACGTTCATGTCTTTGGTGTCACCACCGTCCAGAGTATTCAGAATGTCCTGCATAGCAGAGTCTCTGTTGCCTCTAGTTACTTGGTCAATGTCCTCCACGAAGACAATAACACCATGACCGGAGCGGTCAACGACCTTACACATACGAAGTGTTTCAGCGAGCAGTGAAGGGTCTTTCAAATACACAAAGGACCAACCATTGTTTACTGCATCTTTAGCCAGTTTGAATGCTAACAAGGTCTTACCAGTACCATACTTACCTTCCAGTAAGCAGCCATACTTCAATGGAATACCTTTGTCAATACATTTCTCCGGATACAGAATGCGAGAACGCAGCGGTTGCAATTCAAATTCAGTCTTCTTAGACAGAACCATGAACTGTTTGTCAATACCGGCAAGAGTCATAATCTTCGGCTCGCTCAAGTTGGTGATTTCAAGTGCCTGATTCTTATAGATAGATTCAGTTGCCAGTAACTCTTTAGTTCTGTCAACAATATCATCAATAAGAGATTGATACTTGAATTGGCACTGACCTTTAATCAGCAACAAATGACGGTCGTTGTCATAGTTGATATTGATTTCAGAATCCTCGCCAAGCTCTTCGAGACTGATTTTACCAAACGGTACTTTAGTACGAGAACCGTCAGCCAGCGTTACATCTACGGTGTCAATGTTACTGTTTCCAGAAGGACTGTTATCCTCCTTACTAACAGCAGAACCGAACACTTCATTGATAGCACGGTTCAATTGATACACACCGTCAGGTTTCCAACAAAGCAGTGAATACTTGAAAGAAGCCATCTTCTTAGATTGCTTGATTTCGCCTTCGATGTACGACAGAACGTCGGCATACTTCATGTTGCTCTGACATACGTCGATAATTCTCTGCTTTTGAGACTCTTCGTACTTATTAACTCTCTGCGCAATTGCAGCGGTGGTCCCTTGCGGGATGATGTTCTTTGCCATTACTTAATTGGTTTATTAATCTTGTTTACTTCTTTAATGATTGCTTCACAATTCTCTCTCGTTGTAGTTAGACAGCCAAGTTGAATTATAGAACCGTCTTGAGTGACAGTTAGGTTCTTCTCGGCAATGGTCTCCCTACATGTGTTTCCCCTAATAATTCTTTTAATAAGTGGGTAGGGTAATGCAGTATTCTTACAGAATATAACATTCTTGCCTTCCACGTAAATGACATCGTAGCCTTCAATGCTACCTACTACTGTACTCATAGCTACCTTATTAACTGTGTGGGCCCGACCGGACTTGAACCGATAACCTTCACATTATGAGTGTGCTACTCTAACCGATTGAGTTACGGGCCCTAAAGGCCACAGTTAGCAACTAGTATGGTACTATTGATAACTTCTTCATGGTAAACTTTATATTAAACTGATTAATGACTAGTCGTTGGGCTACCAGGATTCGAACCTGGGCTACAAGAGCCAAAACCTTGTGTGACTACCACTACACCATAGCCCAGTAAAAGCCAGGTACTAAGACCCGGCTAAACTAACTTATCATAAATCATAGGCTGAACTGGCAAAGATATACTCAAGAGAAGTTCCTTCTCCTTATCAGTCGCCAAGTCCCACTGACTTACATATAACTTCTCTTCTACAGAGAAGTCGTCTAGGTAAGTGTGAAATTGCCTATTAATCGCGACACTGTGTCTAAGTAAATCGACATCAAAATCAATTGCTCGTAAAGTCTTCTGGAAGTCATTATACTTGTTATTAGGGTCTATTACCTCCCTAACTGACTTATCAGAAGCAAACGGGCCATTACCGTGTCTAGTTATGTATGGACGAGTTACATAACAAACATTGACTTTGTCCTTATAGCCAATCTCTCTTAACAGTGAATAAGCGTTTTGAGATGTTGTATTAGACGGAGTACAATAAGGCATGATGCCAAATCTCTGGTCTAGTAAAATACCTTGTGAGCCTTCGAAGATTAACTCGTAATACTCACTAAGTATGTTTACATTGGTAACCCTTACTGTGTGAAAGTAGGCAAATACAGTTCTACACCAGTTGTCCAAGTCTATCGAAGGATAGTTACTTGTCATCTTGTAATAGTTGTCTGCAATTGCATTTACCTTCTCACGTAAGATGTTGAGATTTAAGCAATCCATAACAGTTAAGTTATAGCCTACCTTTACTCGGTCCAAACAAGCTTTAAACCCTGTACCTACAGTTCCATGTCGTAGATTCTCCGCATTGTTAATTTGGGAATAGACGTCAAAAGGAATTACTACTTGGCATTTAGAATCATACATGATTTCAGGATGAATCCCAATCTCATTAAGTTTCCTAGCCTCCATGGTTGCAGTTAATGGGTCTACAGTACAGTATTCGGACCAATACGTAGGTACTCCTAGTAAGGTTCCGCTGCCAAAGTTACTAAATGTGTGTGTAACATCTCCATGTCGAACTGTATGTCCAACTTGATGCCCACCACTAAACCTGACTACTAGACTGCTCGGATTCTGTTTACACAGATTGTGAACCGTCTGTCCCTTACCTTCATCACCGTAGAAAGTTCCTAATACAATACTAACCATTGTTCAGTTTAATAAAAGTTTACCTGTTCGGAATTACCTGTAGCTGGGGTTGATTCTACATCAGTCCAGTTACTAGGGGCACTACCAAGAACCGTTGGCTCTTCGTAGTTCTCTTTAATTGCTTTAGCAATCACTTTGTCCACTTCTCCAGATGCACACATTAGTACATTCTGTCCAAGTAGAGGCTTCCAAGATTCAGCTGACCGTGTGCCATGACTGGCATTAGTAATGTGAATGTGGAATACATGGTACTGTTCTTTAGCCTTCTGAATTGCTTCTTCTTGGCTAATAGCTTCAGCACCCTTTTGATAACCAAGTACCTTCTCAAGTTCACGTCCTTGAATGCTAGGGAGATTAGGTTCATCCCCAATAGTAAACAAGAATCCTTTCACTCCTCGTTTGAAGAATGAATCAGTTTCAGTATGATAACCAGCTACGATGTGAGCTAGTAAATAGCTCTCACCACGATTACCTCCACCACCGCCTTCTATTACTAGAGACTGCAAAGTGTCAAGAATCTTAGTTGTATCAGACTCAAACTGTCCTACTTGAATAGGGTATCGGTCATACTCATGGTCCCCAACTGCCATAAACAGTATTTGAGGGTCCTGAACTCCTAATTGAATGACTGCATCCATAATCTTTGGAAGATGGTCTTTAATCATTTCATAAGGAGTGTTCATCATTGAACCAGTAACATCTAGTGCAATGATTATCGGAGTAGAGAAAGGATGTTCATCAGAGTCGCGACACTCACGAACACCCACGTTTAACATTTCCTGCTTAACTTCAGTGTTATACTGTCTAGCACCTGTATTAAAGGATGCGACAGTATTACCAGTAATCACAGTCTTGTTAGCGAAGAGTTGGTCACGAGATTTAGTATTTAAACCTCTAGTGTTTGACTCTACACTATATGTTGCATATGAATAACTACCGCATCCCATAATTGTTATACGTTAGTTTCATCAGCCATTTCGGCAGCAACATCGTTCAAGTCAATCTTCTCTGAATCATCGGCAGGGAACTCTTCTGCATCTACCTGCAACGCCAAAGCCAATTCAATCTTTGCAACACGTAGTTTACGTGCCAATTCATGTCTTGTCCTTACCCATTCAGCCGGATTCAAACCTTCTCCTGGATTCAAAGAGTCTCTGGATTTTACTGCAAGGTCATTATGCTTGTTGATTTCACCTTGAATGCGAAGAACTTTCAATTTACAATCCTGTACGAAACGTTCCTCCTCAATCTTAGCTAAGTCATACAAGTTCTGTGCTCTTGCATCCAGTACACTTTTACCACTCTTACTTAGTTTCTCTTTAAAACTGCTCATTCATTTTACATTTAGCATGTTCATTAATAAGCATCTCTCTGTGTTAATTTATAATCTAACGTCAGTTATCAAGAACTGACATCGAGCCGCTTAACGGAGTCGAACCGATAACCTGCTGATTACAAATCAGCTGCTCTGCCAATTGAGCTAAAGCGGCAATTACAGAAGGCAATGTTACAATAACATAACTGCTGACGCCTTCTTAGTAAATCAAAGAATATCGCTACTTAGCGGTACATACGGGAATCGAACCCGTACCCCGTGATAGACAGTCACGTATCCTAGCCGTTAGACGAATGTACCATTAAAGCTGGCTTTACCTATTTCAGACCTTACCAATTTGGACTAATTGGGTGGATTTGCAAAGTATTGTCCATTCCCGCCAGCTGAGGTCTTGTCTTAATTGAAACTGGGTGTCCATGTCCAGTCGCAACCAAGACTTGCCATAGGACAAGGCAATGATTAGTGGATGCTAGCCGTTTCTATTCCACCATTGCGTACTACAGTGCTAGCTACCGTTCAAGACTCCATCCTCCTCACATCGTCTGAAATTCACTGGATTATTATTGCCTAATTTAATTGCTTAAATTGGGAGGGTTCAGTGCAAGGTACAGCCAACGGGGCTCGAACCCGTATTTTATGCTTGAGAGGCATATTACCTAACCAGTTAGTAGATGGCTGCATTTAATAGTCGTGAATAGTAATTGTAAACTATGTCTATAACAATGAACAAGGCGAGGGCCAGCCTATTGCTATCTAAGGCAAAGTCAAAGTTTGGATTGTATAACTTCGCAATAGACTGTCAGGGGTTCAATTTATATGTTAATAGATGTCAGCAATGCACACGAAGTGGGCACCGCTAATTATCGTACCATAGAGGAACGATTAAAGTCTTGGTTACAATATACTATTCACGTAAAGTAAGGTTAGAATCGAATTTGATTCAAGTCCTTAACACCTACTTGTCTTCCTTCGGATTAGCTACCTTATCAATTACTTGATAGATGGCTGCCAATTCCTTAGGAATGACTATCTTTAGTTTTAATAAAGCCTTACGTTGTTCGTCTTTATAAACTGTCAGTTCAGAATTGAGTACATCAATCTGATTCCTGTAGCTAGTAAGAGCTTCACTGAACTTAGCATTTACAGCTGCATTGTGACTGTCAACTGATGCCTTAATATTGAACTTAATCTTGTTAAGACGTGCTGACAATGAACGATGTTTGTTCTGCAAGTCAAAGAATGTCTGCTCAACTAAGTCGCTATTAGCAGATGGAGCATATCTATAAACTATAGTATTAACTCCTTCTCCGGTTAAAGATGTAGGATTAGCTACTCTCTTCATAAGCTCCTCTCTTGCAATAGCATATGATTGACGAGGATGAATGTACTTACCAATTGCAGCAGCTTCTGCTTCCAATTTGTAATACTCCATTCTTTCAGCCACATTCATTTGGGCAAGAGCATCTTCTTCAGTCCATAAGTCATCTCTATCTGGACGAATTGGGAACTCCTTATTAACTAGCTTACAATAGTCTTCAATATCAAGACGTTCAATGTCAGCTAGTTCACTTTCTCTAGCCTTAATAGCTTCACGCATCCAAGCACAGAAAGCATTCATATCACCAATCTCACTAAGGAGAACTGGTACATTAGTCAAGAATCCATCTGGCTTACCAGTTTTAACAGTTGCCACATTACCTCCACTTAGTAAAGATGCAGTAATTGTTATAAAGCCCACAGAATCCAATACTTGCTTATTAGATTCCACCATTTCCTTAGCTATATTAGCTAAGTGATTGGCAGATGTAGAAGTGATTCCACTATCGCCAAAGAATACTTTGTTACATTCCTTCATGTATTAATTCATTTAATTAAATTACTAAGCATTGGGTAGGGGATTCGAACCCCTGTACTATGATAGAAAGTCATAGGTCCTGGACCACTAGACGAACCCAACATCCTATTAAGCTTTCCAGAAGGTGAATTTACCACCCTCATGGTTACGCGTGTACGTTACTTTGAATCCATTTTCTCGATATAGAGGTTCCACATCAAGCCAATGGTTCTTAATTACCTCTTCTTCAGTTAAACCTTCAGATGCTACATAGGCAATTACATCTCTCTGGTTAAACTCTGCCATCATTCCACTCCAATTCCTCACTATAAGGGTATTAAATGCTAAGATGATAGCATCGGGTATAGACTTTAAATCTATACTCCTCAATTCTCTTGAATTTAACACCTTCACCATAATCTTACTAATTAGGTTAATAATAATTTCACAACTCTTATTAATCAGCGCGGAGGGTGCAGGATTCGAACCTGCGAGACCCTTACGGGCCCGCGTCCTTAGCAGTTTGTGGAAGGCATCAGAATCGAACTGAATACCTGTTACAGTACGAAACAGATTAGCAATCTGCCCCTATCACCATCAAGGTTTACCTTCCAAATAATCTTCAGTACTAATTCCTATAGTGTCATGAAGGTAATGATACTCTCTATGACAATTGGCGCACAAAACTTCACATTTCTCAATCTCTGGAAGAAGGTTCTCATAAGTCTTCCTAGTATGATGACTTATTATAAATTCCTTTTCGTCCGGATTTCGATGATGAAAATCTAGTAGATAGAATCTCTTCTCTCCACAATTTGCACAACCCCTATCTTCCTTGTACTTGTTAATCTTAATCATTAATGTGTCTCTCTTCTCCTTCATGTATTCGAGTGTACACACTCTACACATAGAAGTTAGTCCAGATGACCTATTCTTCCTTTGATAGAATTCAGATTCATCCTTCTCCTGTTTACATCGAGAACATACTTTCATTAAGTTTTATTATAAACTGCTAGGGACGTGGTTTCAGCCACTCACCCAACCCTCCATTCCACAGAAGACATTTGTATGCTGTATCTTGCTGATGTCTTCTTAAAGAAATCTATACTGTAAAGAATTTACTTCACAGCTTCAAACCCATCCTTATTGGCTTTGTCAGTTTCAGGAGCCTTACCTGTGAAGATTTGCTTCAACGAACTTGCAATAGGCAAGTTACGAGCAATCTCCAATGCCGGAGCCAGTTGATTAGCAGTTTCAGCCATGAACTTACCAGCTGTGTCATGTCCACCATAAACGGTAACATTACCAAGCTGAATATGTTCAAATACTTTAGCGTTAGCTTCTGCAACTTCCTTCCATTTGTCAGTCATTGCATATTGAACGATGAACTCTGGAGTCATTCCACTCTCAATCATCTTCTCAACTGCCATTGCCGGAGCCATCTCCATAGCTTGCTTCTGTTTGGCTTCTGCCATCAATGATGCTTCTTTACCTTCTGCTTCTGCAAGTAACTTCTTGCGAGTACCTTCTGCTTCTGCTTCTAGTTGCATCTTAGTGGCATTAGCTTTAGCTTCTGCTTCCTTCATGATTTCAGCTGCCTTAGCTTCAGCTTCCAAGATAGCTTTAGCCTTAATAGCTTCTGCTTCAATGGTTACTTTCTGCTTTTGGGTTTCTGCCGGCACAATGATTTCAGCTTTCAACTTAGCTTCTTCAGCTTTAGCGGCAGCTTCATTTACCTCAACTTGACGCTCTTGCTTAGTTTTAGCAACTGCCATTTCAGCTTCAACCTTAGAAGTACCAGCTACCTTCTCTGCTTCCGCAGCAGCTTTAGCGGCATTTCCTTTGGCTTTAGAAACTTCAATAGTAGCAGTATGTTCTGCTACACCTGCTGCCTTCTCTGCTTCAGCTGCTCTTTGACGAGCGTCTGATTCATATTCAGCAGTTTTAGCTTCCTTCTCTTGAGTAGCCTTAATGGTTTCAGCTTCCTGTTCTTGCTTAGCTTTAGCAATGCGAATTTGCTTTTGAGCTTCAGCTTCTGCCTTCTTAGAGTCAGCTTCTGCTTCAGATTTAGCCACATTAGCAGCTGCTTCTGCGGCAGCGGCAGCTCTCTTAGAATCGGCTTCAGCCTGTGCCTTAGCTAGAGCAGCAACCTTTAATGCTTCTTGCTCTGCAACTTTGGATTGTTCTTCCGTCTGCGCCACAGCGACACCTACTTCCTTCTCCTTACGTTGTTCAGCAATAGCAATCTCTTGCTCCTTAATCTGCTCTGCCAATTGGACTTGTTGTTCTTTAGTAGCCTTAGCAATACTAACCGATTTGTCCTTCTCGGTCTCTGCCAGTTTAACTGCCTTCTCCTTATTGGTTTCAGCAATTGTAGTCTCCTGGTCTTTAAGAGTAGTTGCAATTGCAATCTTCTGCTCTCTTGTAGTTTCGGCTACTTTGGTCTCACGCTCTTTGGTAGTAGTTGCAATTTGAATTGCTCCCTTCTTCTCCTCTTCAGCGATTGCAGCTTCAGCTTGCGCTTTAGCTTTAGTGGTTTCCTTCTGACCAAGATTCTCAATATAGTTGGCAGCATCTCTGATGTCACTGATATTGATATTGATTAGATATAGACCAAGCTTGTTTAACTCTGTATTGATGTTGTCTCTGGCTTGAGTTAAGAACTTGTCTCTGTTAGAGTTAAGTTCCTCAATCTCCATAGAAGCTACAATAAGCCTCATTTGACCATAGACAATGTCCGAGATTAGGTTCTCTTTGTCCTTATCATCAACACCTAATAATCTGTTTGCAGCATTCTGCATGATGATTGGGTCTTGGCTGATAGCGACAGTTACAGTAGTAGGAACAGTTACACGAATATTCTGTGCTGACAATGCATCTTTAAGAGTCAGATTCAATTGAATCGGACGCATTGACATTACTTCATAACCCTGAATGATAGGCCAAACGAAAGCTGCACCACCATGATATACTCTGGCAGTTTTGATTTCTACTTCCCTAGTAACAGGGTTGCCTTTAGGGTCTAGTTCCTGTACTGACTCCTTATGAGAACCAGTTTTACCATAAACTACCAACAATTCGTCAGATTTACATTTACGGTAACGAGATAAGATGCCTACAACGGTGATGATAGCTACTAATACTACTACACCAACAATGATTAATGTTGTTAATTCCATTAGTTTATAATTTAATCTATGTACAATTTATTGTCTTCATACTTACGAATAGTTACTGGTTGGTTGACAGTATATACTCTCTTACTAAGAGATACCACTTCTACTTCTCTCATTGAGCCACTTATGTCAACAGTTGCTAAATAGCGTCCATCCCCTAGGTGTACATAGATTGAAGCAGTCCTGCCTACTAAATTAGTAGCTGGTTCGTCAGTAGGAAGATTCTGTAGTTTCATACAGAACTTATATAAATGATACAGCATAAACACAAACACAAGACCAATGAAGAACCCTATTAACCAATCAATCCAAGTTACTTCATAACCTAGCAATTGTTTAGTAGAAGTCCATCCTCCAAATCCCATAAAGAAGTGGATTAGTCCTTTAAATGAAACAACATCACCAACATCAAAGTCGGCATCACCATCAAAATCAACATCTACATCGAACTCACCTGCAACCCATGAAATCACAAATTGCAAGATGAAGATACCATAGGCTATACCACCTATGATGTAATACAAGTCACTCATCTTAGTAATATTTAATCTGTTATTAATATAGTGGGGCAGGATGGAGTCGAACCATCATCTCTAGATTTTCAGTCTAGCGCGAACTGACCACCTGCGCTACTACCCCATATCGCCTACACATACGTCTTCACTGGATTTTATGCTTTATTACGCCAGCTGCTTTGTACGAACTTGAATCCTTCGGTGCTGTACAGCTAAGGCGCCATAATGACTGCCATCGCACCTACTCCCATCATTGTCGTCCCGCATCGTATCCTCATCCACCTCTAGGAACTTCCCCTAGACCACATCCTCGGCATTCGTTTCAGGTAAATATAAAAAGCCTTATTAATTAATCATAAACAGGAAGTTAATTATAAACTGACCTATTAACAAGACTTTTGGGTGTTGTGTGGGATTCGAACCCACGCGTTTCTTATGTACTTGAACCACAATCAAGCGGCATCGACCACTAGCCGAACAACACCATATTCTCCCTCTAATAGGGAGATTCAGCAGATATTAGTTGCCAATTAGAATCATCTTTCATATGCAAGAATGGAAACAGTAAATACATTCCACTCGGTATGCCCATATACACCTCGTCATCGACAGTGTTATATAAGTACATAGGACTAGCATTAGCATTGTCATCTGTACGTAAACATAACTGTCCCCAAGTGTGTGAATCGTATTCATCAGTATACCCACGGAAGTATGTTAAGAAGAAGAAATCTAACTGGTCGTTCCTTAAATCTTTTAGCAATCGTGGGCAATTAGGTGAATCAAAACTAGTAACCTCTATTAGACCACTTGTTAGCATATCAAACGTTTCGCAAACTGTTGGTAATGCATTGTCTTGTTTAGTTGACATTTTAAAAAAGTGTAAGTGTGAAGGACAGTAAGCCCCCCCCCCACTTAGGAGCATTAATCTAAATGTTTGCTTCCTTGCTCTAAAGTCCTGTAGTAATCTCCCCTTGCAAGATGAAGCTCTACTAATTTACAACCTATAGGTTCAGCCAATTCTTCAATAGCAGAGTCCTTATCCTCTTCTACTTTATCGTCAAATTGAACCAATAAGTCACGTAGTTCTATTAAAACAGCTATTAGTCTACTATATGACTTATTAAGCATCTTAGTAGTCTTCCACCTTCTGTAATACTTAATAAATCCCTGGCCAACATGAGCAGCAACACCAACTACAACCATATCACATGCTAACCTTAGAAATGTGTATGGACCGTCTTTATATATTACATGGTAATACGTTGATGACAGACTCATAATCATTAATATATTCTGTAATATAAATAGTCCTAACACGGTTAGTAGCTGTGTCTTAGTTAGTTTTAGTAATGAATCTACTTCAGACCTAGCTGCTTCAAGCATGTTTAGTTCTGATTCAACTGTTTCAATAGATACTTCAATCTCTTGTACTTCTTCGTTCATAATCTTTGTAGTTAAATTAATAATCCGTGGACCTGATGAGACTCGAACTCACAACCCTCTGCGTTTATACGTTTCCTTTTTGTTTCCTGTAAACCCTACTACTTGTTGTATTAAGATTCCCATACGTCTCAGTTAATGAATGACAATTTGGACATAGTAATTCCAAGTTATCCTCATTGTTGTTAAGACAATCACCATCAATGTGGTGAATTTGTAAGGGAACCAACTTAGTAACTGGATTCACTTCTCCCCAGTGACATCTTTGACATTTAGATTGATTCTTGGTAAAGAGGTACTTGCGTATGTGATTGGAAACTCCATACTTACCTGTAATTCCAGACTCTTCTCCTTTCTTCCACCGCTCTATGTATGAAGAGTATTCATACTCTGATTGGCAAACATTAGAACAGTACTTCTTAGCACTGTAATCTAGTTCTTTACCACAATTCAAGCAATGTCTAACTTCCTTAGAAGTATCTTTGTTAAATGTCTCACAAGGGTTAATCTTCCTTCTTGAAGGTAATTTTATACCTAATCTAGTAGCTGCCTTCTTAATGGCATTACCAGTAACTCCATACAGCCTTCCGATAGCTTCGTATGATAAGTTCTGGTTAAGTATCAAATTCTCTAGTTCTTCTTTACTATACTTGCTCATAACGTTCGCACATTTTTACATGTGCAAATTTACGAACATTCTAGTTCGAATCAAATAAAATTCAACACTTTCTCAAATACTAGACCTGGTGGAGGCACCGAGAATCGAACTCGGGTCTTTAGCGTGCAAAGCTAACATAATTGCCACTATACTATGCCCCCAACGTTATAATTTATGCAGATGCTCTAGCCATCTGAGCTACAGGCCCATATTTAGCCACACTATCGTAGGGCTATCAGCTCCCAACGTCCGACTGATTACGGAAGGTTGCTTCCGGATTAACAACCTATTAATTTAGCAATGTCTTCAAACGAATTATTAAGAAACACTCTATCCATGTCAGCATCAGTAACTATGCCTTTAGGTCTAGGATAGATAAGAGTAGGTGAATGTCCACACTCATGTAATCCATACACTACTTCCTTCTTACCCTTAATAAGACGAAGGTCAATGTGTTCTGACATTGAAGAATAGAACCCAATATTGCTATCAGGGACATATGTTGAGCCCTTCTTAGTCATTTGCTTCCTGTAAGGCTTATAACCTTTACTAATTAGATATTCTACAAATCCTATCATACTACCAGTATTAATAGTACTCCGTGATGGATTCAAACCATCGACCCACGCCTTAGAAGGGCGTTGCTCTATTCACTGAGCTAACGGAGCATCCTACAGAAGCCATACTAAAATCATATAACATGACACATTGCTGTGTGGCTTCTTATTTGCGATATTAGTAATTCATCATAAATGCCATATCCAATTCGCGCTTAGTTTCTTCTTTGTATTGTAGTCTGTTGTAATGTTCACCACTACACATTGGACAGCTACAAGGCGTTGAAGTAGTTTTATAGGCAAAGGTATACTTCTCATTATATAATTCAGTCCAGTGTCTACCTTTAGCAGTTCTGTCTGGATTATACCAATAAGCAGCATGTTGCTTAATCCTAGTAATATACTTCTGGTCTTTCTTTTGGTTCCGTGACCACTTGTTGCGTTTGACCCTTGAGTCCTTCAGTTTCTCCATTTCTAGTTCTTCCATCGTCTCTACCATTAGTGTTAGTAATGTGTGACTTTGGATGGTATCCTGTACCTACGAACTTCTTCATGTCTAATCCTTTTAAATCAATTCCTTTCATACGACAATCTATTAAATACAATATGTTCTCTTAACCACTCCTCATAGAGCTTGTTATCATAGTTACCTGAATACTCCCAACAATGTCTGTCAAGTGACTTATACAAGAATTTCATTACTGAATGTTTGTCGGATTGCTTTAGTATCCAACGTATGTAAAATCCTTCTCGTTTAAAATCGTAGTATCCTCTCATTAGCACTAAGCGGTCACATTTAATAGCCGCTTCAAGTTTGGAGTTGTCCTTGCTATACTCATTGGAGACCCAGAATTTATAACTCATCTCTCATAAGTAGCAAGATAGACACAATAGCATAAGCATTGTGTGTTACGGACAGTTTACGTTTAAGCCTAAGTTTAGTCTTACGAGGCATCTTAGGATAATCACGTTCCATCAATCTAGACACTTCTTCACTCTCCTTAGTAAAGGTGTCAACAAGGTTATCAGCTTCTTCGTCTGTATAGTCTTCAGCAAGTAGTCTTACTAAGGTAGGATGTTTAAATGCTTCCTTCATACCAGTAGTGTAAATCCTGCTACATTGCTTCATACTTAGTTTAACGAATGGTTTCGATTTAATCTTGAATTTCATAATCTCTTTAATTTTAGAATTGAGGAAGGACTGGGATTCGAACCCAGGGGACGCTGTTACACGCCCGACAGTTTTCAAGACTGCTGCATTCAACCAACTCTGCCACCCTTCCAGATGTTAAAAGGATTCCCCACTTTCGCAACTCCTACTAAGAGGAATCCTTCAGTACCTTATAGCAATCTCAACGACTGCTAATTGTACTGGACGTTTCGACATACATCCACACTGTTTAATAGTAGGCTGTCGACACCTACACTTATCAGTAGCACGCCCTGCACGACTCGAACATGCAACTCACCCAGTTTTGGAGACAAGGGCTCTACCATTGAGCTAAGGACGTAATTAAAATGTGGAATCTTTAATACAATATCCAATCCACACGATTGCGATGATAGCAATTAAATACATTAACGGACTGTGCATAATCTCTTTAATTTAAAAGTTAATACTGCGGGGAGGGCGGGACTCGAACCCGCTATCTTCGGCTTAACAGGCCGCAGCTATATACCACTTAAGCTTCCTCCCCAATTAATTACGATTCTAGTAGTAATCTGAACAATCCCATTCCAACTAAACAAGCTGCTAGTAAACAGAATAACGCACTTGCTGGGTCTGGTAATTCTAGAATTAAAGCGAAGTATCCAATTAATACTCCAATTACTACTAAGATGATAGAATTAATAAATTCTTGCATATCTTTATAGTTGTTATATTAACCTTCCCCGAATGTCGGAGTTAATCCCTATGGTAAGGAACAACTCCTGTTGGTGTCCAAGCATAGCTATTAGCTGCTAAATTGAAGTACCAACGAACTGCTTTCTTAATTAACTGTAATAGTTTCATAATAATTCAGTTTAGGTTAATAAGTTGTTAATCTCTTAATTAAACCACACTATCCATCTCGAACCGTGTGGTTAACAAATCTTTGTAATTCTAAAGACTTAAAACTAGTGATTCCGCAGGGACTTGAACCCTGTTCTATAGATTAAAAGTCTATAGCATATCCATACATGCTCCGGAATCATCCTACAGAAGGCATAGTAATCAAAACATTTTACTTATGGATATAAAAGTGCTGATGCCTTCTTATGTTTCACTAAATACGAGAGTGGGCTGGCGGAATCGAACCGCCCTAACTGGTATTTAATGAGATTAGCTTAGAGTATGGAGAGGGATTCGAACCCTCGGTAAAACGCTTTTGCAGAGCGTCCCTTTAGACCACTCAGGCATCCATACATCTTGTAATGTTCTTACTTCCATAATTGTCTGTCTGTGAATGACAATTAGGGCATAGAACTTGTAGATTCTCTAATCTATTGTCTGTTCTAACACCGTTAATGTGATGTAGTTGCAATGAGATTGGATTACCCAACCACTCACTGATGCCACAAATCTCACATTTACATTCCTTGAATCCCTCCTTAATAAGTCTTCGTCTTAAACTATTGGTATTAGCATAAGTCGAGTTCTCTACTAAAATTTCGCTCATAGGTCTGTTCTGTGTTACACCTTTAGCATGAGAATGTCTCCTACTAAAGTGCGATACATCTAAATTGTATTCGTCAATCTTACGGTGTACAGTTTTAATGTTTCCAGAGTGCGGGTTTAAACCTAACTCTCGACACACATCTGAGTATGTAAATACTCTCTGTACGATTGGTTCTAATAACTCTTTAGAGTATTCCAATTACAATAGATTAAGTAAATAAAAAGCTAATCTCATCTCACACCAGCTCCTAACCTCTCGGACAAGCCCACATGTCAATAGGACTTGAAGGCTGTGTGAAACTGTGTCAATTAATGGACATTAATTGAAGATTTAGTGAAACTGATTCTAATTTATATAAATTATGAAACAAAGAAAGAAATCTAAATAGGTAGCCACTCCCACCTTCACAGGCACTAGTGGCTTAAATCGGAAATATCAGTTTTATAGCGTATGGGTAGGGAGACTCGAACTCCCGACATCTAGGTCCCAAACCTAGCATTCTACCTACTGAATTACACCCATAGCATCAGAAGCCTACTATTTTAGTTTATTATGAATAGAATTGTACAGGTTGCTGTAAGGCTTCTTATATCTTTTACTAAATTGTTGTTTGTGGGTGTACCAGGACTTGAACCTGGGACCTCATCCTTATCAGGGATGTGCTCTAACCAGCTGAGCTATACACCCATTATATAAACCAAGCTATCTTCACAGACTGCTTGGTTTGGACGAATTTAATTTTGACTCGAACTATAAGTGAGTTGGAACTATGGGGCTCGAACCCATGACCTACTGATTAAGAGTCAGTAGCTCTACCAACTGAGCTAAGTTCCAATCAACAGAAGACTTCATTTACTCTTATGCAACATTACTATTCGATATGCTGACGTCTTCTTAATTTCAAAGCTATTGAATTATAACTATAACAGAATATTGTAGTTGCGGAGATGGAAACTACTGTTCGTATTCCCATCTGTACCCGTAAGCGCGTTTGGTCTTATGTTTAGCAACATCAGCGATATGACTTCTAACTCCTCCATTATATGTCTTAGCCAAGCCATTGTCTACACACCAGTGTGCTGCATCAGCAATACTGTTAAATGTTTGTATGTATTCATCCTCTTTATATTGCAGAACCTTTACTGAAGACTTACAAGAACCTGAAATTCTAGGTTCTCTCTTTATATCTTTAACTGCTCTTGATACTATATCAACACAGCAGCCAATGACTTCAGCAGTTTCCTTCATAGTTAGACCAGATTTATACGCCTTACGTATCTCCTCATAATCATACAATATAGACCCATCACCACCTACAGTTGCGTTGTATCCATGTTTGTATGTATTGAGCTTCTCTACCCAATAGACCTCTCTATTACTACATTCCTTTGCATCACATTCCTCAAGCTCTTCTACACTAAAAGAATCCACTCCATATTTAATCATAGCTCTATACAAAGGTCTATCTTCACATCTTGACTTCTTATAATCTCTACAGTGTTCCTTCCATCTCTTACTTACAGAAGTAGTAGTCTTGCCTACATACTTCTTACCGTTTTCATGGTTAGTTATGCAGTAAATATAAGGCATCAATATACTGTTGAATTAGCGTTACCCGAATCTCGCCACGTGGAGGCTTCAACATGAGATTCTTGCGGAGATGGGAGTCGAACCCAATATAACTAGCTTATGAGACTAGTATGATTTATATATCCGTTTCATTCCTCCGCAAAGTGCCCCATGCAGGATTCAAACCTGCGACACATAGGTTTAGAAGCTACTGTTCTATCGCTGAACTAATGGGGCGAATGAGGGTTTTACCGGTTTACCCACAACCTATCTCAAGAAACACTATTCAATGATTTGATTCCATTGCTCAAGTGTTAGCTCTTTAACTACTATGCCATTAAGCTCGCATGGTTTATATTGGTTTCCATTCTCTTCCACCATTATTAACCATTCATAGCCATGTTGCTGTCCGTAGTTCTTATTAATCTCCTTAATGGTTTCAATACCAAACGGAGTCAGAATCCTATCTCCTTCTTTGTAGGTATAGCGGATAGTAACATTGTTAATGTCCTTACTAACTACTTCAAAAGGAGTGTTTGCATTCTTAGTAATGACTACGTGTTCAGCATTAATACTGACGTAGTAATCTCGTTTATAACTCATTCTCGTACTAATTTAAGTTTCTTAAACATACGACCTTCATCTTGTAATGCAATAGCAGTTAATTTACCGCCTAAATCAGGTTCATGGAATTGAGAGTAGTCCTTATTAACTAAGTCCAATCTAGTCTTCCATCTGTCCAAATCAGCGTATAAGTATATCAAATAGCTATTGTTCCATTCTTGATTAGGATGTTCTAATAACCATTGTGCTACTGCATGTCCGCCTTGAACACAACCATATACTGCATCAAGCTTCTGGTCTATCAATACGTAAAGTCTCTTCATCAGAGTACATATCAATTAAGGAGTTCACTCTGTTAATGAAATACTTCCAGGTGTATTTAGATTCACTACCACCTCCGTATCCACACCAACCATGTATCTCTAAGTCTTTCCATTCTGTTTTAACTTGATTAAGATACTCTGTAGCATCTATAACCTTATGCTTCAGAATGTAATAGGCTACATACATTGCATGTAACTTACCTCTATTGTCATACACTGAATATTGAGCATTAACACTCTTAGCTGCCTTCTGGTCTTTAACCAGCTTAGCGATTTCTTGTTTGAATTGATTTAAAGTTGCCATAATAATTTAAAAGTTTTAATAGTTAATAGTTAGTAATGCTAGTTTATAACTACTCACTTATGGCGGCTTATAAACCTACGTAAATCCTTTCATAATACATTAATTTTAATTTGGTAATACGCATACGCCTCCTTCTGCACTTTCAAATACTTTATAAGTACCTTTCGGAGTCTTCACTTCATAGATGTTAGCTCCATAAATAAGACTCTTATAGCATCTGGAAACGTCATAGCCACTCGCATTAATCTCCTCAACTTTAGGCGGTTTAGATGATGTTAGTGTAAATAGTACAAAGAACGTAAGTAGTCCTGCTAATCCACCAACTACACCAGCCTTAGCATAAATTTCATTCATATCTTATAATCTAAATTGTGTGAGCGGGCGAAGAGACTCGAACTCTCAACTTTCAGCTTGGAAGGCTGACGCTCTAACCAATTGAGTTACACCCGCAGTTAACTTCTACTATTCTCCCGAACCATAGAAGGGTTTGTTGAGCATTACTACTCAACAGACATTGTATTTAATTATCGCAGTGTGAGTGGGCACGGGAGGATTCGAACCTCCGAAGGCCTAAGCCGGCAGATTTACAGTCTGCTGCGTTTAACCACTTCGCTACGTACCCATAGCACACATCCCATATCAACTGGAATTGTGAGTGCAAAGATAGTAAATCTTAATCACATATAAAAGTTAATATGTATTAAATACAATGTAGAAGTTAGCTTTTAGAAACCAAGCCAGACATCTTCACAGACAGCTAGCTTGGTCAACTGTTCCAACAGTTGCAGACACTTTAAACTCGTAATAATATATTAAGAGTCGAAATTGGAAATGACTCTGCACTGATAGACAGTCTTCGGGGATTATAAACTACATATAGTAGGAGAAGTCGGACTCGAACCAACGTACTGGCAACTAAGTAGTTACTTGTTCTACCAACTGAACTATTCTCCTCCAGCGTAATTAAGGAATCATTCAATACCATCCCATCTTAACTAGTAAGAGTATATACAAGGACTGCTATAAATACTTAATAAGCTCTTCTCTTATATATAAGGAATGGTATCTTCTATCCTATTAACACAAAGTTAATGGGGCACTCATTTACATGAGCTATTTGTCTACAGTATTCACCTTCACAGGCTTCTTCTGCACGCTTGCATTCATTCTAGTGGGTTCCTTCTCGTAAACAAGCATGTTGAGAAGCTCTTGATTCATAGCATTCTCAAATACTTCTTTAGGAGTGTGGGGAGTCTGAAATCTCTTCTCGCCAGTTATAAATGCAGCAGTGGCATTGCCAATACCATTTACAAAGTAGCAATTAGATACTCCAGGCAGTATCTCTGTTCTAGCTTTAATAACTTTACCTCCAGCAGGGTTAGGAATTTGCCATACGATGATTTTGAATGCTCTTACAAACTCCTTACTAAATCCAGCTTGGAGTAATCTTTGTTTAAATTCAGCGAATGGTTCACTCTTACCTCTGATATTGGTAAATGCATTATTACTAACAATGAGACATCCCTTTGGGAACTCTCCTTCATCTACACCAGTGTTCTTCTTAATGTCACATAGTAAATCTGCTACACTAACAATAGAAGGTTTCTGACATAGATGTTCTTCGGTGTCATTCCTCCATTTAATACACGGAGTTTGACCTATGAACTTACGTAATTCCATCTTACTTTCCAGGACTCCATAAGAACCTTTGAAGATAGTTGGAAGTAGTTCGGAATGATAAAGCGCATATGCTTTACCAATACTATACGGAGAACAATCGGATTGATTGGATTCAGCATTAGTAGAACGACTAATGTCTCGTACTACTAACAAAGGCATTGCCTTCTTAGCTTTAGCGTGCTCTACAAATGCATTGAAACTCATATCAATAGAAGTTTCCATATATTCAGGAATGGTATCACATATTCTCTCAAGCCCAAGTGGTCTAAACAAATCATGTATGAATCCGCTATTAACGGGCTTCCTACGGGACTTGAGCCAATTCCGATACCTATCCTTAAGGCCTTGGTGTTTAAGGAATTTAGAGCCTGCTAGCAGTGCTAGTGCTCGTCCTGGCACAGTATCAAAGTCAATCTCCAAGAACTTCTTTTGACTTATTAACTGCTGCCATTGATTAGCAGTCCCACTGTTCTTCATCTTCCTATATTTACGATAGGTTGAGAAGTCTCCTTCATCCTTTGGTTTACCATATAAGCCTTCCGCCAAGAATTTGGCAACTATATTACGTGCCTTTGCTTCATCAGTCTTACAAGCAACGTTGGACTGTACACGTGGAAGATACTTCTTTACCAAATCACATGTCTGCCCATTAACAAGACCAGCATAGATAGTCTTCTTAAAGAAGTCCCAATCCAATCTGTGCTTAAATCCATGCCATTGAACATCTAAGGTTAACATAGTAATGAAATCCTTCCAGCATCCCGCGGCTGCAAAGTAAGCGATGTTGTTGTGGAAGTTAGGCTTGTGATACATAGCCAACCACATCATTCGCATTAATCCCTCATGCTTCAAACCTTCTCCACGTTGTGTATCAAGTTGGATTACTCCTTCTGGAGTTACCACTCTGCACTTACGAGTAATTAATCTCGTATATGCAGTAAACTGAATACATTTCAATGGATTAGCTATCCACAATTGTTGCATGTCTCTAGCCACTGGCACGTAAGGACGTGGCTCATGATATTTGGCAAGGTTAGTAAATTGTTCCACAAATACTTTAGTGGGATTGATGTACTTACGCTTGCCCCCATCCCTCTTATAAGAGGCATTAGAGTGAGGTTTAAACCTCTGGGTACCTTTCATTTCCATCTCTTAGTTTGATTTATATATTAAGTGAGAGTCTTATCTTTATTCTAAGAAAGCTAGTAGCATTACGGCAATTGGACCAACGAACTCGTTCGCCACTTACAAGCCGTAACACTAACTAGACCACATAGGAAAGAGGTGTACATGGTGACCTACTCATGTGCTGATTAATAACATGAGTTGTGCAGATTCTCTCTTACACAATACTATAGCGGATTGGCACCGCTGCTTCCCAAACCACCATTTTGGGCGAACTCCTACTATTCGAATAGTATAGGTTTCAACTCTTTATAACGCCTTTAAGTCACAATCAAAGTGTCTAGAATTCGATTGTTGGTTCATCAGACCATCTTTGCGCCTGCCAGCTAAGGTAGGATTTAAGGTATCAGATAGTTGACTTTCAGGTCTACTGATGCGTCATTACCTTCCAATACCACTGTCGTAGATATCAAATCCGGATTGTTGGTTGTGGTCATCATGCTTACAATGTCATTAGGTGACTCTAAGCATAAATAGCCATTACCGTCCCAGGCTGGCACATAACCACCTCGTAAAATGTTACGTGATGGAATACTCTTGTAATAGAAGTCAGCTTGTCTGTAATGTGCAAAGGAGACAGTGATACAATTACCAGTGTGGTTGCCTATGATAAACTCACCCATGATAGTTGCCAAACTAGTCACCTTATTAACATATTCAGACTTACCAACTACATCAAGTTTGATAGTTAGTCCTGGATAGTAAAACTCTCTAACTCTCCGACTGATATCCTTGAGCGTCTGTAATGATTGGTACTCGGCAATATCAATGTGTACCTTGTCAGATTCCTCACTACCAATAGTACAACTTACTGGTATTGGGGTATTCTTCTCGATACATTCATTAATAAGGTCGATGGCACTTGCTGGTATTGGCTCGTTACCTGCTCTCATTCTCTTAGTTCCATACATAACATGAGCTATAATGGTGCTAAGTGGTAACGATAGCTTCTCTTTACCAAAGTTACTATCCAAATCATACAGATATTGGCATATGTACATGCCAAATGGGGTTGTGTCTTTAACTGTGAACTTCATCTTTGATTATACTATTTGTTCTACCATGATTAACTTAGTTACTCTGTAACCTCTAGATTTCAAGAACTTGATAGCTTCCATTTCAGCTTGCGTAATTGGAATCAGGTGCTTGTCTTCATCCATTGCAACCTTGGCTTCCATTTCAGCTTGAGGTTTGGGAGCAGGTGGTGGCGTATAAGTTCCAGCTTTAATAGCCATTCTCTTGGCATAAGCTTCTCTTTGTATTCTAGCCATCTCCTTCCTGCTATGAGCTAGCATTTCAAGTACCAAAGTCTTGTACAATGGACCATGTTCCTTCCACATGAAACCTTTAGTATAAATAGCACCATCTGGTACAATTACACCATGTTTACGTAGAACTGCCATGAAGTTCTCTGGTCTTGGAAACTTCTCTTGCTTTAAATCCTTGACTACATCTGCAATCTTAAAAGGCCCTGGATTCTGTGCCTTGACGATGTTGAATATTCTAACTAAATCGTCATCTGTTAATAGGTTCCTCTTTCCCATAATTCAATAGATTTTAAGTGAAACAATTAGTCTTTATAAATACGTATAGTTCTATACCTACCATACGTTCTTCGCATTTGCCTTACTTGCGACAGTATCCATTCCCGTCTGCATTTGTGCAACCGTTTAACTATAGATTCATCAAAGATTAATGAATCTCCAGTGTAATAAGTACCACTGACGTAAGTGTGAACTCTAGGCTTGTGTGGTTGAGTTGGATTGTCAGTAACAATGTACTGATAGTCCAAATTCCTTATTAGCTGTAACTTCTTAGATTCCTTGCGCAGTTTCTTTAGTAATTTAACTTTCATAATACACCAATTAAAGTGGACCTGGAGGGAGTCGAACCCTCGTCCAAACAACTCTCAATATCAAGATTACGTGTGTCTCTATTTTATTACATCAGCTGTCGAGTTCAGCATGTAGATAGTTTTACTAAGAGGCCGAGTGTCAATTCACCAATTATGTCTCCACCGCGAGGAAACGACTTAGTCTACAAACTACCAAACTATAGGCTGACTGATGTCAGTGCTCCACCACTTCATTTACGTTGAAGAACGTCTATTTGTAACCCATAGATAGGTAATGAAAGGTCTCGGCTCTACTAACCTTTGGCGTTCAAGTTAAGTGGGCTGCTTTAAAATGCTTCTTCCCACACCTCTTCTGTTTATAGGTTCCTTCCGTAACCCGACTTAATTAGATGAAACTAATAAGCCAGCAGCTTAGGCTGCCATTCTGTAAGTAGTGTTTCCACTTAAAGTTGTGCATCATTATTAAAGAGTTGGTGCCAACTCTACACGTCTTAATACCTCGTAATCGCCTGTCAAATCCAAGCAGGCCCGTGATGGCATGATTATACTCTCATGCCGGGAGTCGCTTCTATTATTGAAAAGTGAGTTCCCAGTATCCTCCTGTACCTCGTTGCGGGGTCTACCCATTACGGACTTAAGAACTAAAACTATGAAAACACACACAACGTGCTATACGTGTATGTGCTGGTAAAAGAAAGATACTAGCCAAATAGGTAAGAACGAATTAAAGATTCTTGTTCATTAACGAATTTGGTTCTAGCTCTCCATGTGTTAAATGTTAATAGGTGATAATCATACGTAGTATTACTAAGAATGATATCATTCCTATTCCTAGTTATACATAGTTTGAGTGAGCATTCATCCCAATTAGGAATCCAACCTCCATTGTATTTAGGAAGTAATTGCTCAATGCGCTTTACAGCTTCAGAACGAGTCATGCTGTATTAATTAAAATGGTGTTGTCCTTTCATTCTTCATCCAACTATATACAGCAATATCACATTCGAACTCCTTAATAAGTTCTACACAACTGTCAAAGCTCATATCAGTTATACCAATAGGAGGATAGTCATTGTCTATCCATTCTCTAATAACATCCTTCATCGGTATGTGTTCATCAAGTGACCATTTAAGGTCCTTCTCTAAATCAGAGCGCACTTGAGATAGTTCTACCTTCTCATGTCCATATATGTTATATAATAAGAAGTTCAATAAGTGCTTATTAAACTGGTCTACATCACATATCAATATATGTCGCTTGCTCTTCTTAAGTTGATTTACTGCGGTAATGTACATAGATTTACAATTAAGAGTGGCGTGTTTCACAACATGACCACTTACTACTTACTAAATTTATATCATGGTTTGAGGAGAGGGTGAGAGATTCGAACTCCCGCTGCTGGTACGTAGCCAGTCTTCTACCATTAAAGTAACCCTCTTGGGCAGCTTAATTCATGCTCTTCATGAAATCTTTATAAGACTTCACAATGCCTTCTGCTATTTCACGCGGGCAGTGCAGACGAGACATGGTAACGAGTGTTAATGCTTCGTCACGAGCTTTGTCCACAGCCTTGTCAATGTCAAAATCAGAACCCTCTGATGCTTGTCTGATTGCATTCTTCAAGTCTTCCAAGTCGCTAAGTCTGCCGATTCCCACTTTAGCGCCAGTAGCTCCTTCGATAGCTTCAGCAAGTTGCCTGATGAACTCTGGAACATCATCGTCATCACCCGCTGCATCTTCAGTCATTGGATTGTTCTTGAGAGCTTCTTGGAAGTCACGTAACACCTTAGCATCTTGCTCGTTACATACGATAGCGTTGCGATTACCAAGTTGCACGCGTACAGTTGACTTACCAAATTCAACAAGCAGTTTAGTCTCCCCGTCATAGCGGATTGCCATGATAGACTTGCCTGAACCGGACTTACCACCATTGGCTTCGATGTGGTCTACGCCTTTTGGTCCAGGTTTACCTTCCATGATGTCAATACATGCATTGATAACCTGTTCCACCTCATTCATGTAGGCTTCATAATCAGCACCTTTACCAAACTGGATTCCTTTCTGCAAGCGTTCTTCTAAATTCTTCATTTCTTCTAAAGTTTAAGAGTTAATTATTAATTTGATTCATTGCCCTTGTTAGTCTTAACTAAGGCAAATCCTATGGCCGTTATTATACCAAGTGCTGATACCATTAAAGATGTGTCAGATTGGTCTAGCACTACATTAGCAATAGAATAGAATCCTAATACTAGTATAATGCATATCTTATCCATGATTCTCATAATTGTAATGTTTAGTAATTAATAAGAGTGACTCCACCACTTGCCAACAGTAGTGAAGTTTCGTCGTAATTTTCAACGACTCATCAGACTCTCTTTAGATGGGAATGGGTTAGTCTATTACATAGTCATCCACTTTGTTGTTTGTAGCTTCACGTATGACTCCCCAATCAATTCCTTCCTTCTCACACAACTGTTTGCATGATGTTACAAAGTCAATTGCCAGATTCTTAGTTGTGTGAGTTCTGGATTTATTAGCAATTGTGACTGTCTCTGCACAAGCATATGCAATCATTCCCGGAAGGAGTGCTTTGTTATTATTAATAGCGTTATTTATAACTGGTATCTCTGTTACTTGCATGATATAGTTGTTAAGTTACTAATGATGGACATGTCAACTGCTATTGATAGTAAGCCTTGAGTCTCATAAACTTTATAAGGCACTTGATACTTATCAATGATGTGTTGAGCTTCTTCCATTTGAGGTTTGTTAGTTCCAAAACCCAGCAGGACTTTACCTTCCCGCTGTGTTATAGATTGACAGTTTATATGGCATGGAACTGGTTGCCGTCTAAACTCTATTCTAGTTAATAACATAATTACTGCGATATTAAGTTGGACAATCCCTTCCAGAAGTATCTTGGGAAGTTACCAGTAAGTTGTACATGACTAACACCATTGATTCTTTTATGAATGGCTGTAATTGGATGTCCGTCAATTGTCATGTTGATTACTCCATTAGTAACTGTTACATCACTGTCGGATAGGTCATATAAGTCTCCCATATCTTGCAGTGGAATCCACTTAGATGTAGTTGACTTGTCATAGCTATTAAGGCGAGACTGACACTTAGCATCAGTCTGTTTGCCTGTTCGCATATCAATAGCTACACCATCGCGCTGTGCGATGATAAAGCATTGTGTATAGTTAAAGTATAGTTTCATCTTTAATGTTATCTCTAATGGATTTACAATAGTGAGGTAGACATTCCAAGATACGTACATACTCTTCCATTTCCAATCTTCTCAAATGATAGTCGTTAGTAATAGATGTATGCAATGTATATATGGTTGTGTCTCCAATGACTGTTTTGAATGTGACATCGCTCTCATCGAATGTTACTATAACTTCGGCTTGCAATACCTTTCTCAAATACACTCTGATATATTCGTTCATATCATGGTCAGCCCCGAAATACACCTTTACTAAGTCAGAAGCTCTCTTAGATGCTCTGGCATACTCTACCATATCATCCATACCTGCCTGTGATTGAGGTAATGCTTGCACCATTTCCAATACATATTCTTGGAATGCATTTATAGAGTTACGAACCAATCTGGCACTACATTTAGAGGTTTTAGCAATCTCTGTAGCAGGTTTGCCTTCAAAGTAAGCTAATAGCTCCTCTTCTTCCCAGTAACCATGATGATTGTCTTTACAGATGTTCTTTACTAATGATTTGAATACCGTCTCTTTGAACTTGTTTATACTTAGCATAAGTTTAGTGGCAGTTGACCTATTCACTGCCAGGTTTTGGTTTCAAGATTTACTCAAAGATTTTAATAGCCGTAATGTTTACTCTTACTGATTCTTTGTTGGCTCTGTACTTGTCCCACATGTCAGTAATGACCTTCTGTTTGTCTTGACCACGCACATTTAGCAATCTACCTCTACCACTAGTGTAAAGAGGAAGTGCACTGGTAAGAGCTCTATTCCAGAATTCGTCTATATAGTCTAAGGTGTATGCCTTATCAATGTAAAGGTACGATGACATTCCACCGAGCATTGATGTAGGAACAAGACCCTTAGAATACTTACTGTACTTAGCACACATACTGATAATTTCATCAAACTTGTCTTGAAATTCCAAGTACTTGTTCAGTAAGTCTTCTCTGGTGATGTCAGTACATCTAAGTCTATGTAAGGAGCCAGATTTGACTCTAGACTCCTCAAGGTGAATTACTCACATTCCTTTACATAGCGCAGCCAGTCTTCCATATCAACTGTGATGGTATTGTAATCATCGGAAGAGCCGAGTTTGCCACGTACTTTGAAACTACTGGATTCGTAGCATTGTGCATCCTTCTCGTTGTCTCTGTCTTCTTCAGTCTTGTACCATGAGTATCGTCTGTAAGCGTAACGGATGCTAACTTGAGAGCACATTCCGGTTGGCTGTACAGATTCAATTCTACTGATTTGTTCCAATTCACGCTTGTCCTTCTTCATTATAAGGGCAATGATAGCGTCCGCGTTTGGTTTGGGCAGTGAATATTCATCATAGATTTTGACATCACCAGTGGCAATTGCAAGGACTTGTTCAAGAGTTCTTGGGTCTAGCATTGACAGCGCTGTTACTAATAAGTCATTGTCACAATTAGCCATGATGATTTTAATCATATTCTTCTTCATATCGCAAATTAGTAGTTGACCTGCACTACAAGGTTAAGTGGTTAATAATGATTGCCAGTCTTTACAGCTCTGGCTCTCTGTTATAAAGAACTTCCTGCACTTTGATTTGTCTTATTAAGCCATTGTCATTTGGATTACGTTCCAATTGACGTTTAAGACCTTTAATGTATTCAAATCTTTCATATGCAGTCAGTTTAAATCCATTCCAATTGCTAAGACACCAAGTAATATAGGTTGGATTGTAATAGCAAATCTTCTTCACTTGTACATGCTTGTACTTACCAACGTTGAAGAATCTCCATACACTCATGCCAATGGCACAAGTGTATACATTGTCTACTTTATGATAGTCGCTAGCTTTAGTTCTCATACCTGCATCCAACAATTAGCTTTCCATACAAATTCAGCGTCACCAATGTTCATTCTCCATTCGCTACCATCGTCAGTTGAATACTCGTACATCTTGCGATATGCTTCTTCGCTTGCTATTGTTGATACGTGGCCATCTAGCCAAATGATTCTGTCTGTTCCCATTGTTGTAATACACTTAACCTTCAGTGCTAGGTTTTAGGGTTGTAATTGTAATTATGTTGGTTTTAGCGATGGTACACATAGGTTTGCCATCTGGTTTGAGAGGTTGTACAAATCGTTCATCCTCACGATACTCATTACAGTATACTCGGTCTTTACCATAACGGTAATTAAATTCTATTTTATACTTCATATTTACCTCCTCTGTTATAGTAGTTAATAATCCTCGATTGATTAGTTTCATCCTCAATTGGACTACTTACAACACCGCCAACGTGAAGGCTCAATCATGGTGTCAAACCTAGTCGCTACTAGGTCAATATGAATACAAAATTTACTAGAGCCAGGTCTCCTGTGCCACGCTACTTTGCCTTATCATCACGATAAGACATCTCTCCAGTATTAAGGATTATACTGTTTGATGTAAGAGATGCTCTGCATTAGTCTCCGGGCGTACCCATTATACCTGGTATTAAAGTTGTAAACACAGTATTGTATATTAAAACAATGCAATCTCTGTCTCGTTACAGATTGCTTCAATTAAAGCATCTGTGAAATCGTCTTCTACATATTCCATGTTATTATATATATTAATTGTCGTTTCAAATCAAAGATGCACATATTCTCACGAACTTGTGCATCTGGTTGTTTACTACTTCAAACTACATACTTTAGGACTTTATATCTTACACAATTTAAACATCTCACTTGTTCAAGCAAGTAATAGCCTTTGGCTTCTTCAAAGAGTGGAGAAGTCAATTTATATAATATGCCATTATGTGCATGAATTGACGAACCACGGTTGGTTCCGTAGACAGTTCTAAGTTTAGATTTCAAGTCGTTCATTCCACTATTCAGGTTGCTACATACTAATTAATTGGAAATTAGAGCCTGTTAAAAGAGAAGCACACGTATGTTGCCACACGTGTGCGAATCTGTAAAGAAACATCACCTATTCAAGTATCCAACCATTGACGAGAACGCGCATAGGGCTGCCATCCCTAGCGACACCCTCAAACGCTTCTTGCGCCTTGAGTGTTGCCTTCTTGCCCTGTAATTCATTCAGAGCTTCGCCAATAGTTTTACCCTCAAACATAGTGTAAAGTGCTTTCGGTTTGTCTTCCTCTGCAATGATGTTTAAAGGCGTTACGGTTGTGTTAGTTTCGTTGTCAACGAAACGACGGGTTAACGCCCCGATTGATAGGTTGATAGCATCGTTTCCGTTACGTGTAACGGCAACACTAAAGAACGTGTTACCATTAACAACGCCTTTTACAAATGTACCGTTAACGGCGTTAATCTCCGCCGGAAACTCTACCACATCACCTACTTTAACCGCCTCTGTTGGTAGTGCAAGACGATTCAAAAACATAGTTAGTTCGTCTTTGCCCGCTTTAGGTGCTTTCTTGTTAATCTCTTGTAATTTACTAATTTCCATAACAATTTTAATTTAGTGAAACAATATAGTTAATAGAAAGGGTACAAATGTACCCTAAATTCATTCCATTTGTCCTAACATCTCTTTGTATTCCGATACCGTAATAATAGAGCCGTTAAACAGTTGAACAAGTCCGTTCCCTATAAATGTAGCCATAACGTAGTAATTTAGTAGTTTAACAATAAGTAAGAAGCAAAACGAAAGGTTTTAAAGTCTTTCATTTTCTCCAACGATTGGTGAGGGGTGTTAGGGGTAACACGACTGTCCTTTACGGGACATATATCACAATTACCGGTAATTACGACTGTCGTTCATGAATCATATACCCAATTCTGAATCTAGCGTATCCAATCTCCGAGTTGGCAATATAAATTAAATTACTCTAGTAGCATATAAATGGTAATATATAATGTTGACCCCACCCCGGGAGTGGGAGGGGTGTGATTTTAAGTACCCGTACTTTCGAGTCGGCAATATAAATTAAAACTCTAATTCTGAAATGGCATATTAATTAACTATCTATCATTCTTATTAATTGCAAGCAAGCCCCGCAGGGGCGCAGGTTGCCACAACGCTTCCTGCAATTCCGAGTTGGCAATTAACTAAATGGTAATTACTAATTTGAGTTGGCAATATATAATATATATTAAATATTAATAGTTTATTATGTAATTATATAATATATAACTAACTTTGTAACATCAAATTAAATAGTAATATAATTGCGAACTCAAATCGCAGTTTAACGTAATAATCAAATTTATAACAAATGGCTAAAGAAGTTAAAGACATTGAAGCAGGAATTAATAATTCTGAAGTTAAATTGGCAGCTTCCAAGAGTGAAGCTAAATACAAATCAGAAGATGCAGTATCTAATTGCGATTGTGCATGTGAGACTAAGGCACGACCCGCTAATTGGCAAATGTTAGATGACAAAGCAACTGAAGTGAAACTTAGCATTCTTACTAAGTTGCAAGAAGGATTAGAAGGTAGGGCTAATATGGAATACCTATTCCAACTATCGTCAGTATATAATAATATACGCTAATGAGACACATTGATAGAATTAATAAGAAGTTTGAGAAGAAGGAAGTAGAGCTATTGTATGATAAGGCTGTAGCTCTAATGAGCCTTCTTAGTGATGAGGAGTATGAATCAATCATTACTAGTAATGCAGATATATTCTCAATAGCTTCTCATCCAGAGAAGGGAGAGTTCTACCTGCAAGACAAGAGTAATTTAATAAGAATTAATGAGATATTTACTAACTTCATTGTTAGTAAGGGCTTATCAAGAGATGAATTTAACTCTATGACTCCAGATGAAATTAAAGAGTACATCTTAGATGTAGTTAGCTCTTTAAATGAATATAAGCCAGATGAGCTATTCCAGCTTATTAAGAACTTAGAGAAGTTAGCATGAAACTAGAAGACATCCCAGGAACTTATGACAATGAATATGAAGAAGCTATTAGTATATTAAGGGCGAGTAATCCTGATGTAGCAGAAGCTATAGAAGACTACGTTAAAGAGCTATTAGCTAATGTACACATGAGAGATTCTTATATAAGACATCTTAAATCGGACTTAAGCCAGTATGCATTAGTAGTACGTGCTTACGTAGATGCAAATGGAATCCCACAAATGACTATGAAAGACCTCAATGCAGCTATTGATGAAACACCAGTTCCTTGGGAGATGTCGACAGATTCACGTATTAATAGGGAGTATATTAATAGAGCTAGACATAATCAATGAGAACTTACATGCAAGAAGCAGAATTGACTGAAGAAGCATTACATAGGAATGCTTACATATACGAGGGCTGGATATATTACTTACCTTATATTAAAACTATATATCTATGAAAGGTAAAGAGATTATAGTAACATTCTCGGAACCTTGGTATGGAGACCAAATGGATTTAATATACCATCCTCTTACTAAGGAACTATTCACTAAAGTAAGTAAACAGATTTACGCACCTAAAGAACCAATAATTACTAATACTGCATTCGATGAAGCAGTTATGGAAGAGTTTCGTAAATTAATATCAGATGATAACAATTTAATTAACATTACAGAATTATACAAGAACCATGAGTAAAATAGCAACAGAATTAGAAGCTAAGACTATGGGGGGGGGACTCTCTCGGTAATTGATAATAAGTGCTGTACTAAAGCCAGGGCACTTGAATTAGGATGTCAGATTAAAAGTGGATTTAGTTATACCGATAATCAGTTAGTGGAGTTAGAAGGTATAGAGGCAGCTATAACTGCTCCAAATGTAATCCTTCATTATGGTTGGCAGGATATGCCAATTAATAATATACAGCGATTTAGAGTACGTTTCTCATTTGTTAATCAGAGTTCGGTGAATGGAGAACCATTTAAGTATTCTGATAATGTTACTTACTTTACAATTACTCCAAGATTAGAGCAAGGAGAACAAACGTACACTAAGACTTTAGCAAACCCTCTTAAATATTACTTAGAGAAACTAGCACTTCCTAACCAAGACCCATATAATACACCTGTTTGGATACGTTTTGAGGGATACATGATGCTTAGGCAAGTGTCTCAAATTACATTAGCAGTAGATTCTCAATCTGAGAATTGGGCAGAAGGAGTAACATTCCCTTCATCTGGAGGGTGGGTCAAAATGAATAATTCTGGTAGAGTATTTAGATTTACTGGTGGGGAAATAGACCTAAACATAGAACTGTATACAGCGTCAGCGCAATGATTAAAGTAACTGACAACAAAGAAGTTAAAGAGACAGTCTTAGCAGGACTGAAACGTAATAAAGATAAGTATGGCAAGAAGTACTGCCCATGCTCCTTAATAAGAACAGATGACACAGTATGTATGTGTAAAGAGTTCAAGGAGATGGAAGAAGGAACTTGTCACTGTCAATTATACATTAAAACTAAGGATTAATATGAAAGAACTAGGAGTACAAATCGCTAAATACTTATGCAGTCAGATTCACAATGCATCTATTGATTTAATTGAATTAGTAGAATCTGATGATATGATTAATGAACAATGGTATAAAGATTGGAAGGAAGAGATGAGAATCTTGTTGCAAGATAAGTAATTCAAATGATAGTAATTAATGTAGGAGCTTCCTCTATAACACACAGAGGAGTGATATTAGAGGAAGCTGATTTTGATGATATAAGTAGAGTTAGGCTGGAAGATTGGGATGCAGGTATTTATATACTATTCATCCCTCTTACTAAGAAGGATACTTACCTTAATTCTGACTTATTTAAACATAAGATTAGAGACTTACTATGTGGGCTAACTCCAGTTGTATTCTATGAAGGCGGTACACTACTAACTCCGGCTTATGAGAATGGTGAGGTGGTTGGTGTAGATACTTATGAAACTAAAACAATCTTTAGATATATGTTATGATAATACACGATAGGGTTCCAGTAACCATTATAATAGAACCAAAGGACTTTAAAACTCCAGTACATTGTGCAAGAATGGCTAGAGGAACTCACGCTCACAATCTATTTGTTCCTCTGGCTTATAAGGACACATTTGAAGATACAGGACTATACAAACTACTAGCACCTAACCTTACGATAGATGGCGTGGTGTTTAGTAATATATATTATTATGAGTAATGATAGACGTTAGAAAGACTTTAGAGAACCTACATCAAATACTACCAGACCTGTCATTAGAGGATTTGTTTAGAGTATTAGACAATATAGTAGAGATTCCTCAATTTAATATAGGTAACTATAGGACTATTGATTCAAGTCCTTTAAATCCATATAACAGAGATACTTACATATCCTATGCAACATCAACAACTAATGAAGGAATTAGTAAACAACTGGAACGATAAGCATCCTGAATATACATTAGTACATGGAGTATACTCTTACATGGACAATGGTCAATCTAAGGATATGCATATGCTTACAGTCTTTAATAAGGATAATGAATGTGTATGTGAATACAAAGGAGATGATTTCATTAAACTATATAACACATTAGAAGAGTGGGAAGAATAGTAACACAATCTAAACTTAATGAATTAGTAGGAGGTACTGTAGACCTTGGCAAGGGGGGGGGTATTGTCCTACTTATAAAGAGATAGTAGACAATTGGCAGAAGGCTGCTAGTAAGATAGTTGCAACATTGTCTAATGTAAGATTCTATTATGATGGTTATGCTGATGATTCGTATGTAGAATGTACCATAACACTATCAGAGCCTGCTCCAACTGATTTGGAAGTTGAAGTAAACTTTGGTAGTACTCCAGGAGCTATGAATGAGAGAGTGTATGTCTACCTAAATGAGGGCGAAACAACGATAACTTATAAGGAAGGTGGATTCTACCTAAATGAGGGCTATGCGACTATAGCTGCAATCCTAGATTGGGAAGGATATACCACTGATGTAGAACCTGACGGTAAAACTTTTAGAGTTGGTAAGTATGAAAAGGATTATAATACTGGAATACCATATGTAGACAGTTCATTACAGCCTAAAGTGACATTTAAATATCCGGTTAAATCTGACGTTTCAGTAACTATTACTTGGCAAGAAGAAGATAGCTATGGTAGTATTCTGTGCAATAACTATACAACAGTAGTTGTTAAAACAGGTCAGACTACAGCACAAGGAACTGCTGGATGGAACTGTGGTGGAGTAGGAGTAGGAAGCCCAGAGATTACATGTATACCTCATGAGGATGATTATTTTATATATGAATGATGGAACAGTTTACAATTAATGGTACTTACAAAGACAATCAATTGGTTAAGGTCGAAGACATACAAATTGAAGGCATTCCTGCCAAATTCTATTCTAATAGAAGCTATCAAATCTCTAGTCCAGGCAATTTTGAAATTGAATTTGCAGACAAGACTATTCCATTCATACAGTCATTTACTTGGGAGAATGAAGAGACACTATTTACTGCTAGTAAGGCATTTGCTAATACTACATTCATGCAATACCCCCGTAAATTATACAATGTATATTTAAGATGGAATGGTACGGGTTCAGTAGACATTACTCACATCAAGTTAGTGTCCACATACTTTAGATTTGGAGATACTTATGATACTAATAGTACAGAGTTCTTGCTGTCTGAATTTGGAGACAGACTATATCCTAATAGAGTATATGAGCTGAAACTATGGTTAACACAACCATCTGACTTCTCATTTCTAAGATTGGGAATGGATTTAACATACTACTAACATTAAAGCCCAGCCTAGCAATTAAGCTAAGTTGGGCTTTATTAATTTATTAACTAAGAAACATAATGATTACTAAGCAGGCAAAGCAGAAACCCGGAAGCGTCGGGGATAGTGAATTTGAAGCTTCACCAGTCATTGCTTCAGTTGAGAATTGACCACTTACACCTTCTGGAACAGGGAATATGTAATATGTAAATTCCCTATTAGTTTCAAATGACATATTGAAAGTAGTGAATGAGGTTAAGTCACCTCTACTTCCTACATTTAAGCATACTGAAGTATGAGGATTCTGCATATCATAATGGGTACTATATCCTTCTGAATCTAATGAAACTTGTCCAATTACATCTGGACCAGTAGTGAAGTCGATAACTAAGGCAGTTACACCACTCTCCATCATATTCTCTAATGCTACTGTAGGAATCTCCTGCTCGTTTACACTACCTATCATAGCATTCATCTCATCTACTGTAATACACTTATTACCAGGTAATGTTGACGTCTTACCAGTAGCTGCTATTGCATCATTAACTGTTGCTAATCTATTATTAACTGCTTGGAGAGCTATAACCCCCCCCACTAGGTAGGTTGTCATTAAACTGTTGTTTAGTTATACATCTGTTATTCGCAACTCCGTCTAAGCTTAAGCCTTCTACTCTTGCTTCTGCTGCTGTTACTAATTCGTTTGTACTTTCCATATTTACTTAATTATACGTCTTTTAATTGTTACTCCATTCTTAGCCATTAATGTATTACTCTTCTTATTGAGAGTGTTACTAGCGAATGTATTATGGTATGTTGCTATCTGGTCGTCTGTAAGAGTCTTAAATCCTGTTGGAATTGTAGCTCCCTTAGTTCTCATCTCTTGTATGTCTGTGCCTTTTAGTTGCCTATTAGGGTCTATATAGTAATTACCATTAGCATCTTTCATATTAACATTAGCTCCTCTAAATCCCCATGTATCAGCATGTCTCTCATTAGGAGCTTCACTATATGTTTGAGATGAGTAATCTCCTGCTTCTGGATTTACTTTATTACCATATCTAGGTGCAACTTTAAGTATCTGTGGATTAGTATCTCCTACTATATGTCCAACTCCTTCATGCCATGCAGTATCTGCAAATCTCCTAGACCAAGGTGCACTTGGGTTGTGAGTATATGTGCCCTTATTAGGATTAGCAGCACCTGCTATACCTTGTCTTTGTGCTACTTGATATAAACTATTAGGATTGCCTCCATTAGCTATAAACTTCTCAATCTCTTTAGAATTGGCATGTGAACTTGGGTCAGCATAGAACTCCATTGGACTTTGATATTTAGCATTACTAATTCTACCTTGAATTTGAGCTAAATTACCTTGATTGACTTGGCTTTGATACTTAGGCTGTTTAGCCCTTTCACTATACCAGTAATTAGCAAATTCCTTCATTCCTTGCTGTTGTATATTAGTCCTATCTGGATTGTTAGTAATCTCTTTAGGATTAGGTCTAGCTACTAATCCGTCTTGTCCTTTTAATATACTATTGGTTCTTATCTTCATCCTTACTAGATTTAACATTATACTTCTTCCATATAGAAGTTACAGAATCTATGCCAAGCAATCCCATACAACATAGTAATACTGTATCTATCATAAGAGGTGCTTGGATTACGTTTACTGCACAATATATTAACACTCCCAAGCAGACGAACCACCCTACTACTCCACAGAGTCTCTTAGATGATACACCAGAGTGGGATGTAAATACTTGCTTTAAGAATGTTATGAATTTCATTATTGTATTAATTTAATTACTATCTTTGTTGCCAGAGCGGCTATCCTCGTCTCGTTAGAGAATTAAGAGCCGCTTCATGGCAGATTAGTTATTTAATAACTCTTAATTGGAGGACAAGTTATGAAGAATAACTATTCTTTAGGTAAGACTGTCTTTGTCCGCGACTACTGGCGATTCCGCTATGGAAAGTGGGAACACGTCAGGGCTCACTGGCGTAGACCGCCCAGACGTAGGCGAAGAGGTACTTACCTTAGGCACTGTGCCTGATTGCTTTGGTGATAAGCCTGTCTTAGTAAGGGCTTACACTCGTACTAGATTTGGCGACAGGAGCATGTAAGGGCGTACTGTCGCACTTTACCTAAGTAAAGATTCACCAAAGGAGCCCGATTCTCACCACAGAATTAGGCTCCTTTTACTGATGTAAAGTTACTCATTATTAATCAATTAGTCTAATGGAGATGTGTTAAGTATTGTTACTTACTTCTTCGTCTGGTTCTCCTGTTAAATCATCACAGTCCTCTATCAGAGGTTCCAATCTTACTAATGGCTTACCACTGTTAATATGGGCTTCAATGCAAGCCTTAGTATTAGCTTCCATTCGTTTCCACATATCTTCTAGTTCCTGCCACTCTTCTTCTGAAAAGCCTTCTGGTCTTATTACTGGATATTTTACTTCATCATTCATTGTCATAATTATTAATAGTAGTCGCAGTAGGAACTCCAACTGCTGTACCAAATCCATACTTATTAAATCTTCTCATAAACTCGTTCTTGTCCTTAATTATATAATTAAATAGAAGTCTTAGATTCCTAAGTCCATTCTTCTCACCAGTTCCAACATAGGGATTGTTATTAATAAGTCTGTCAATCTCATCAACACTCTTGAAGTTAGGAACTCCAGACTTACCTGCTCTTTGTTCAAACTCTACTAAAGGATGCAGTTGGGAATTGAACTCTGTAGGCTTAGTAAGATACCTATATTTGTTCCTAACCTTCACTTCATTATAGTCTGGATGCTTCCTCATTATTCTTTTAACAAACTCATCCTCCGATACTATATTGTCCTTCATCAACGCCTGTAATCTAGGACTTTCATTACTCATAAACCGCGTGTATTCTTCTACGGTCATATCACCTTTCATTAAAGCTGCATTGACAGTCTCAATTCCATGTTTAGCCTCATGCCCTGGTACATGGGCAAGGTCATTCTTTAAGATGTCAAAATAGATGTCATTGTAGCTACCTGACTGTAGGAAATCTTCTGTTGGTGATGTTTGAGAATTCTTTATAACATCTCCAAACACATCTAATTCTCCTTTAGTACGAGGGGTAATCTTAAGTTCACCAGCTTTATACTTCCTAACAAACTCAGATACGGCTTCGCCATACTTAGTTCCCAACTCTGCGTCTATGCTAGCAATTCTTTGTTGTGTCTCTGGATTTAGTAAGTAATCTACGAAGTTCTGCATGTTCTTATTAATGTCTAAGTCGCCATTCATAGAAGTTCCTGTGTCGATGAACTGACTCTTCTCTAACGGCTGAGTTCCTTTCTTAAACATCTTACCATTCTTTAAATCAGTTCTGTAACTAAATATCACTTGATTATGACCATAGCCATTATCATAGACATTGTTAAAGATTACTCCGTCACCTCCCATAGTGTCAGCTGCCTTTTGAATCTGTGCTCTGTTAGGTACATCACCTACAGTTACTAATGGCTTATTAAGTTCTAAATCGCCCTCAACTCTTACTGGTCTTTTAGCAAATAAGTTCCTAGCGTTAGAAGCCTTCTCAACCTTATTAGCAATAGATGTATTAGTAGCATCTCTAGGTGTTCCTAGTTTACCCTGAAACCATACACCAGCTTTTGGTGCACCTTCGTTAATTGCATCCCACCTATCTGGATGATATAGTTTAAGCATGTCTACATTATCTTTATCATGTATAGCACCTTTAATTGTCTGTCTAGGACCCCAGCCTACATTATTAGGCAATGGTTTGACTAAAGGAGTTTCTTTGTCTATAGCCTTACTAATTACTCTGGCTCTAGCCCATTTATTACCACCAACAGCCATATCTTTTACTGGCTTTAACTTAGGTCCAAAGTTACGCATTCCGAATCCACCTGCCAAATTACCTATGTTAAAGAACTCTGCAAGTACTGGATTCATACCTGTAGTCTTGGACATCATATCTGACCAATCATTATACTTACCATTACTAACTACATTGGTAATCTTATTAACTGCTTCATTACCTGCATATCCACCTGCTACTGATAGTGGACTAAATATTGCACCTGTTAATAATGTACTAACATAAGGTGCAGCTTCCCTTCTTCCTCTATCTACAGCACCAGCTAGGTTAATATTCTTAGTAGTAACTGTAACTTCTGGTAGAGTTACGTTGTTCATGCCATTCTCATTAGTAACTGGTAATACCATATTACCTCTCTTGTCATAACCTCCCATATATTTAATAGGTTGAGCTGGATTCTGATACTTAATAATCATACCATTCTCACCTTTAGGAATACCATTATAAACCCCAGTAAGTACCTTAGCATAATTACTAGCTTCTGCATATCTTCTCTTACCTCTATTACTACCAGTAAGCTTAGCTACAAACTTATTAATATCATCATTCTCATCAAAGTCATATAGTCTCTTTAAGAACTGTATCTTATCTGCTGCATACTCATCCATAGAATTATAAGACCTAAACTTCTGCT